CGGTGAATACACCTGCTGCAACACCAATTGTACATGAACCTTGATTCGGTGTAAATGTGGCTGTGTAAACGGTTGAGCTGACAGCTGTAAAAGAAGCGACATCTAATGAACCATTAGTAACACTAATGTCTTCTACCCCAAAATTATTTGTTGCTTCAGATGAAGTAAAAGTTAATATAATCGGTGAATTGTTGGTTATTGAATTACTTGCAAGATTGGAACCACCAGCGGTTGCGGATATAGTCATGGTAGGTTTATTGGAATCATAAGTAAAATTAAATGTCGTTGCTGCAGTATTGGTATTTTGAGCAGAATCGGTGAATACACCTGCTGCAACACCAATTGTACATGAACCTTGATTCGGAGTAAATGTGGCTGTGTAAACAGTTGAGCTGACAGCTGTAAAAGAAGCGACATCTATTGAACCATTAGTAACACTAATATCCGCTACAGCAAAAGTAGTCGTTGCTTCAGATGAAGTAAACGTTAATGTAATAGGTGAAATGTTGGTTATTGAATTACTTGCAAGGTTGGAACCACCAGCGGTTGCGGATATAGTCATGGTAGGTGCAGTATTATCAAAAGTCCAATCAAATGTGTTTGAAGGAATAGTATTATAATTTTCAGCAGCATCGGAGAATGTACCAGCTGCAACTAAAATTGAACAAACAGTTTTACCAGTTGCATCATTTGGATTGGGAGTAAATGTTGCGGTATAAACAGTTGAGCTGACAGCTGTAAAAGAAGCGACATCTAATGAACCATTAGTAACACTAATATCCCCTACCGAAAAATTAGGGGTTGCTTCAGTAGAAGTGAATGTTAATGCTATGGATGCATTTTTGGTTCTTGAATTATTGGCAAGGTTGGAACCACCAGCGGTTGCGGATATGGTCATGGTAGGTGCAGTATTATCAAAAATCCAAGTAAATGTGTTTGAAGGAATAGTATTACTAATTGTTGCAGTATCGATGAATTTATTTGCTGCAACTAAAATTGAACAATCAGTTTTACCAGTTGCATCATTTGGATTGGGAGTAAATGTTGCGGTATAAACAGCACCACTTCCAGCAAAATTAGTTAATGAACCATTAGTAACACTAATATCCCCTACGAGAAAATCAGTTATTGGTTCAGATGAAGTGAATATTAATTCTATGGATGCATTTTTGGTCCTTGAACCACTGGCAAGGTTAGAACCACCAGCGGTTGCGGATATAATCATGGTAGGTGGAATATTATTTATAGTAATTGTAATATTATTTGAACTCACTGAACCACTAATAGAAGCAGTTACAGTAATTGTAATATTATTTGATGCAGAAACGTTATAGTTAAATATACTATTTGTTTTTAATACAGCACCTACAATACTAAACCTGGTATCACTAATCGAATACACAATATTAGCATTATCTGGGTTATCACATGTTAGATTACCGATAACTGTTCCAACTGGTTGAAGTTCATTAACCGTATTATTACTTATTACAATATTTGTAGGAGGAGGAGGGGGGTCTTTAAATCTATCCGCGGCAACCATTGCACCGCTAGTTGTAGTAAATTTGCTTTGATGAGTACTTAAAAAAGTGGTTCGTTGAGCCGAAGTTAGTGCTTGTGCAAATATTATCTCTGGATTTGAACCCATCAATTTAAATGAATTGTTATTTATAGTCAGTGTTTTATGTCCAGGAAAACCACGAATTAATTGAAGTTTTGGGTTAGTGTTAAATGTAAAACCGGCACCAGTGCCTATAGTTGTAATTAGTGAATTATCTGCAAAAATAACTTCTGTTAATTCTGGCATATTATAGAAGACCGCTTGAGGCAGTGTAACAACACCTGCCGGAACTGTCACTGATGTCATTTTACAGCCTTCGAAATGATTCGTGCCGACAAACGTTGTAAATCCGGATGGAAGAATACAGTTTGTTAATTTTCTACTTATCATAAATGCATCTCCGTTTATAGTTTTTAATCCACTATTTGTACCAAATGTCACACTTTCTAAATTTGCCATATTTTTGAAGCATCTAGCACCAATTGTCGTTATAGAATCTGGAATGCTAACAGATACTATGTCTGTTTTATTCACGAACAAATCGTTATTCAAAGTAGTTATAGTAGTCCCATTCACTGTAGTTGGCACTACAACACTTGATATATAACCGCTAACCGCAGTTATTGTATTACCTGAAGCAGTCCAGGTAACTCCATTTATTGTTTGGGACATTCGATTATGCTATTTATTACTTGTTATAATATATTTACACAAGATAATTTCATTATTCACTTCCATATTTTACAACTTTTAACATTTCAAACGTTAAAACATGTAACTACCATTACATCATAAATCCCAATAAGGTTCTCTATTATTTAAGCAGATTAGTGTTTGATATAATTCTATTCATAATACTACAGTACTGACTGGTTATAATATACATATATGTATTACGTTTGGCGTAAAATTGAAATCGACCAGCATTGCTAATAACTATCATATTATTCATTGACTATGTCATCTTTAAAAGTAGTTCCATCAAAGAAAGTTGCCTCGCAGATGTCTGCTACACCGGAGTCTGCCGCTTTGGCTCAACAGTATCAACAAAAAACCGATAAACAACATATTTTGGACAATCCTGATACCTATATCGGGTCCGTCGAAAATGTGGATGCGTCTTTGTGGGTATATGACGAAACTGAAAACAAAATTGTCTTTCGCGATATTGAATACATCCCGGGATTGTATAAATTGTTCGATGAAGGAATCGTAAATTGTAGAGACCATGTGATTCGTATGATTCAATCGACCATGTTAGAAAAACGGTTTGTTACGTATATTGAAACATCCATCGATACAGACGGCACAATCACCATGTCAAACGATGGAAATGGTATTGATATTGCTAAACATCCTGAGAACAATCTCTGGATTCCGGAGATGGTATTTGGACATTTACGCACATCTACAAACTACAATAAAGATGAAAAACGTATTGTCGGTGGGAAGAACGGTTTTGGATTCAAACTTGTTCTTATTTGGTCTACATATGGTCGCATTGAAACTGTCGATCATATTCGTGGCCTAAAGTACGTTCAAGAATTTCACGACAATCTAGATCGTATTGACCCTCCTAAAATAACTAAAGTCGCAACCACGTCCAAGTCGTATACCAAGGTGTCGTTTAAGCCTGATTACAAGCGCTTTGGTATCAACGGAATCACACCTGATATGTTGGCTCTTCTAAAAAAGCGAATCTATGATATTGGAGCAATCACTGACCATTCTATTAAAAAAATTAAAGTGGTATGCAATGGTACCACAATACCGGTTAAAAATTTCCAACAATACATCGACTTGTATGTCGGCAATAAAGAACAAACAAAGCGGGTGTATGAGCAACCAGATGAGCGATGGGAATATGCAGTTGCACTATCGCCGAATCACGAATTTATGCAGGTATCGTTTGTTAACGGAATCTGTACATTCAAGGGAGGTAAACATGTTGATTATATTACAGGTCAGCTTGTAAGGAAATTGTGCGATTATATCGAAAAGAAAAAGAAAATAAAAGTGAATGCAGCGGCAATTAAAGAACAGATTATACTATTTTTGAGATGTGACATTGAAAACCCGTCATTTGACAGTCAAACCAAAGATTATATGAATACGCCTGCAAATAAATTTGGTTCGGCATGTGTGGTCAGCGATGCGTTTGTTGAAAAGATTGCTAAGATGGGTGTCATGGACATGGCATGTTCGTTGGTCGAAGCCAAAGAAAACAAGTTGGCGAAGAAGACGGACGGTGCAAAGACGAAGACGATTCGCGGAATTGCCAACTTCATCGATGCTAATTACAGTGGCACTGCGAATTCCAAAGATTGTATATTGATTTTGTGCGAAGGATTATCAGCTTTATCGGGTATTGTTTCTGGATTATCGAGTGATGACCGAAATACAATTGGCATTTATCCGTTAAAAGGAAAGCTGCTGAATGTCCGCGGTGAACAAATTAAAAAAATCAGCGAAAACAAAGAAATTAGCGATATCAAAAAAATATTGGGTCTGGAAACAGGTCGTTCATATGACAATATGGCGGATGTACATAAGCATCTTCGTTATGGTAAAATAATGTATATGACGGACCAAGATTTGGATGGGTCTCATATCAAGGGATTGTGTTTAAATTTGTTTCACAGTGAATGGGGGTCTCTCACTCGTATTCCTGGATTCTTATCGTTTATGAATACGCCCATTTTGCGTGCAAAAAAAGGAGCACAAACTCTTCTGTTTTACAACGACGGTGAATACAATACGTGGAAAAATAGTTTCGGCGATGCAGGTCCATCGGGTTGGACAATCAAATATTTCAAAGGTTTAGGTACATCAACATCTGCCGAATTCAAGGAATATTTTGCAAATAAAAAGGTAGTTGACTTTATGTATTCCGGAGAAGTTTGCGATGATACGATTGACAAGATTTTCAATAAAAAACGAACAGATGACAGAAAAATGTGGTTAGAACAATATAATAAAAATGCCTATTTGGATACAAGCCATGCATCGGTAAAATACGAACAATTTATCAATCATGAAATGATTCATTTCAGCACATACGATTGTGCACGTTCTATCCCGAACATGGTAGATGGCCTGAAGATTTCGCTGCGAAAAATATTGTATTCCGCGTTCAAGCGAAAGCTTACTACCGAAATCAAAGTTGCCCAGTTTTCAGGATATGTATCAGAACATAGTGCGTATCATCATGGTGAGGCAAGTTTAAACGGCGCCATTGTAAACATGGCACAAAACTATGTAGGTTCAAACAACATAAATCTGTTAGAACCCAATGGACAATTTGGCACGCGGTTACATGGTGGCGATGACAGTGCATCTGAAAGATATATCTTTACACAGCTTAATACATTGACACGCAGTATATTCCCCGAGGCAGATGATGCAGTGTTAAGTTATTTAAATGACGATGGAACTGTTGTAGAACCCGAATATTATGTACCGATTATTCCATTTGCACTGATGAATGGAATTTCGGGTATTGGTACAGGATTCTCGTGTAGTATTCCGTCATACAATCCATTGACTGTCATTGAATATTTACAAAATCGGTTGGCAAATAAATCAAATACACATATCGAGTTCGTGCCATATTATGAAGGATTTACTGGAAAGGTAACTCGTATTGCAGACAAAAAGTTTCTGGTGAAGGGCGTTTATGAAAAAGTCGGTGACGATAAGATTCGCATCACCGATTTGCCCATCGGCACATGGACAATGCCTTACATTACCTTTTTAGAAACATTAATGGATGGTGCTCTAAACGCAAAGACTGGTAAACGTAGTTCACCATCGATCAAAGATTTCACATCAGTTTGTACCGAAGTCGCAGTCGATATTACAGTCGTCTTCCAGCGTGATGTGTTGGGTGAGTTGGAAGCAGATATCGATGATAATGGCTGCAATGGGGTCGAGAAATTGTTGAAACTGATGACAACCATCAGCACTACCAATATGCATATGTTTAATCAAGATTGTCGATTACATAAATATGAGAATGTGGAAGAAATTATCGATGAATTTTACGGGGTTAGAATGAAGATGTATGAAAAGAGAAAGGCGTATTTAGTGAAAAATATGGAACATCGTCTGGTCCGGTTGTCAAACCGTGCACGTTACATTCAAGAAACATTAAAAGGGTCGGTCGATTTACGTCGTAAGACTGCGGTCCAAGTAAACGAACTGATGACAACAATGAACTTCACAAAAATCGAGGGAGACTATAAATATTTGATAAAGATGCCAATGGATTCGGTGACAGACGAAAATGTGTCATCGATTATGAAAGAAAAAGCAGATACTGAACATGAGTTGTCTGTGTTGAGAAACACGACGCTCGAACAAATCTGGACTGGTGAATTGAGCACGTTGAGAGGTCATTACAGTGTGTATAAGCAAAAGCGCGAAAAGATTCAAATGGGTCAAAATAAAGAAAATCAAACAAAAAAGGTAACTAAGGCATTGAAACTAAAGAAGTAAATGCATATCCGGTAAGAGCTGTGTATAATTGTATATTTTTTTACACCCATTGCTTCAACTCCAGTTGTTTGTATTCGCGGTCGCTCTGTCTCGGCAGTTCAAGTGGAACGACCAATGTACTCTGGTCTTCACAATATTTCATGTAACCAACTGCTTCGTTATATACAGACGGCACTGCATAGTCGAGGACCAACTTATTTAAGCGAGCCACTTCATTTTTAATGTTATTCATATCATATTCGGCATATTGCAGAAAAATACTGCGCATAATAACCTTTAATGTATCTATATTCTGCGGAGCAATGACATACTTGTCACTTGACATTTTATACACACCTGCACGTAGTCCATTTTGAACAATTTGAATGTTTTCTGCAGAAAAATAGACAGTTGCCAACATGTTCGACTCAAGTTCACCAGCAAGCGCGTCTCTGTATTCACTCGTTTTATTTTTCACGGCGATGCGTTCTTGCATTTTGAACTGTACTTCGGGGGACGGAGCTTCCACTATATTGACTCTGCCATTAAAGGTGGATTGATTTAATATTTGATTATTTTGATAAATGTCCACACTCGTCAAATTCATGTTGTTTGTATAATCTGTAATAAGAAATAAATATGCAAACTACTAAATATTTAGTAATATGAATCACCTGGTATTGAATATTTTATAACAGTAGTGTATAATGGAGTGGTTCTATTTTATTGTTATTGTTGTAGCAATTATTTTACTTATAATCATGCTGGCTTATATTGGTACTCGCATGGTAAGCAACAAAAAAACTGGACAGGGCTCATCAGTGTTTCCACCTGTAAAAAATAATTGTCCCGATTTATGGAAATCAAAAGCAGTTGGCAACACCGTGTATTGTACTATACCGGCATCAACCGAGAGTAATGTGGGGGACTTATATACTAACGGAAAGAAAGATAGTGTGAACTTTAATATCGGCACTATATTAAACACAGGTGAAGATAAGGCGGTTGCATTCTCTGTCGATAATGCAAATACATCGGGTATGAGCGGGGATTGCGCCAAGAAGAAATGGGCAAACATGCATGGTATTTCATGGGATGGTATTTCTAACTATAATCAATGTTAGGTTACATGTGTAGATACTATTAAACATAATGTAAATGAAATTGTCGGTAGAATGTGTATAAAAAACATTTGTATGTAAGTTGTGATATAGTATACGTGATTCGGTGTCATTTCATTCTCGGTCACATGCATCGCTGGTTCCATCGTAACAATTAATTCGTTCATGGAACTTGCAACACATGTTATACCTAAATTTGTAACCCATACATATTTACATACTTCTGGGAATTCTGTAAATATAATATAACTCTTTGCGCTTAATGCAGCAATTGTCATGCATTTATCTATTTGTCGAATACTTTGATTATTATATCCAGATTTGCAAAGTGTATACGTTCCGGATAACCCGATAAGTAACATTGTTGTGAATGCATAATCATGCATCATCGATATATAGGCAGATTGCATTGTCCATATGAATGAATAGTATACAATTTTTGAAATATACGGCGGACAAACTGGGCGGTCGTCGAACTGCATTGTAATGACATGTACTGTTATTACAATTCTTATCACTATATTATTTTACAAATTTGATTACATTGGGAGGCTCGGCAATAGAATATTCCAATTTCGATAAGAGACATGGGAGTTGAACTAAGATGTGTTCATATATTCCGCGGTCTCCTTTGGTTTTTATGTCGAGTTGGCAATTCTTGTCGAGAACAACCATTGTATTTTCATTTTCTATTTTCGGTTCTCGCTTATCCATCTCCATTACCTGGTATTTTAACATACGTAGATTTCTTGCTTCCGCATTTATTTGTTCGGCTTGTACACGAACCGCCTGTGACAATAATTCATGGTTATTCGACTTTTTATATTCTGCCAACAGTGCGTGTACGGACTCGGTTAATTTAAATATGACTTCATTTTTCTTCGTGATAAAATCGTCTTTTACCGGATTGTTATAGATTTCATTGTAACTACTTGCCAGCTCATCATATACACCGCTATTAACATTGTATTCATCGAGGTCTTTTTTGAACTCCGTAATGGATTGTTCCTCGCTAATATAGCTGAAGAGGACATCGAGTTTATCGCATATTATTTTTTGTTTCGCCACTTCAATTTCGGTTTTAAATTCTGCAATGGATTCCTGATATCTCGAGAACATTCCATTATAAATTTGAATATCCAGATTGCACGGGTTGCGTGTGTCGCCACAAATCGCCACATATTTTTTGTTTTTTATTAGAAATTGTGTTCCCACTGGCCGTTTGCATTTTACACACGGAACTTTGATTGCTTTCACTGAATTGCGTCCCATTTTTTTAGTAGGAGCCTTTTCGTATACGGTTCGTTTTGCCTTGTTCAAATCTTTTTCGTATGTTGCTTTCATCTTAAAGTATTCATTCAGCGCATCTACATAAGTCTTGTTGCGTTTCTGGTCTTCATCGTCGGCATTTCGGCGCGCGGTCGGGTTCCCAGCTGCATTGCGGAACTCAATACTCGGTGTATTTTCCATGATAAAATCGCTTACTCCTTCCGGAAAATCGTATATGATATGAACATTTGTATTCGATATATGGAGAACCGACAAATTTTTCACATTTCCCAAATATAATGTATCCAATAATGTATTGTTTTCACAGTGTATTTCCTGAATCGATTCCGGTAAATCGGCCAATTTCGCGAGTCTGTTTGATGAACAGTGGAGAACCTGTAGATTTTTTAAATAGTCTATTTGTATTACCTCAATATAGTTGTTATTTACATTCAAATATTCTAACGATTCTGGTAGGTTCTCCAATGCGATCAATAAGTTGTTGTTGCATGTGAGTTTTTTTATTCCTGCAGGTAGGTTTGTTATACTGGTAACGTCTCCTTCCTTAATAACAATCTCGCGCAGCAATCCAAACCCGAGTTCTTTGACAATAGTGAAATCTAAATCGCCATGTAAAGATTCCTTAAACTCAAGAATCTCAATGCGTTTGTTTGTCTTTTCGAGAACATTACGTATTTGAATATTTCCTGTATTATTTTGGGTCAAAACATGTTCCCTTTGTTCGCGAATAATATTCATATGATGGACCTATATATAGTATAATAATAATATATATATTATCGTTGAATAAACGGTAAATCTGTTATATATGACGAGTTCTGTTCTCGCTTTTGTTTGGTTTCTTCTTGATAATATCGAATCTTTGAGACCACATACTCCTGGTCCTTCAACATTTTTTGGTGTCGTTCATAATCATTTGGTTTGTTTTTATAACAATAATACAATGTATACCCGACGATTAATGCAAACGCCAAGAGAACCGATATATTGAGAACGTAATAATAGAAATTAACCCTGGTTTCATGGCATCTTTGTAAGGTTTGTTGTAAATAATAACTGGCACTGTTCTCAATTAATTGAGGAAAGCTCATGTCTTCGTTCACTTGATTATCTATATAATATATTTGTACGATTATATTATCACATATACGCTAAATAATACAGAACCGAATAATAACAAAAGATGGCCAACAATAAAATAACTAACCATATGGGGAACACCGTCTTATGTAAATACCCAACGCCGAATTCACGGAACCCGCCATCTTCCGTATACAACATGGTTGGTTGATTGTAATGAATTGCAAATGCAAGAAACACAAACATTAAAACGGCTATATTGACCTTATTGTTATGTACAAATGCCTTCATAGTATCCATATTTGTCCTTATTTATAATATAATACCGTAATATTATATTATCGTGAAATTATCTATGCAAATTACTCATATGTTTCTTCCCGGTCTTCTTCATAATAAACACCATCCGCATAGTCATCCCCGAGACCATTTATATCCATCGCTTCCATATCTTCTACATTATTTGCGTCTGCTTCGTCTTCTTTTTCTATATCATAAATTTCTCGTCGCATTTCGTTAACTACATCATGTACGTTTCCTGCAACATCCTCAGTTAATTGAGCTAACATTTCACCACGTTCTCGTGTATAAGTCTCTTTGTCATAATAAACTAAACCGCGTTGTTGTCCAACGTTCCACTTACCAAGACGATATTTCTTCATCAAATCTTCCGCCTTGCGGTTCTCAATGCTCATTTTACCCAAATAATCAATGAATCCCTTCTTCTCGCGTTCTTTTGCCATATTCACCTTCTTCATCACATCCGTATAAGAATAGTTGGTCTCCTTTTTATTATTCATCTCAACCTGTAAATATGCATGCAATAGAGAGGCTACTTTTGTTTTCAAATCTATGTTCTCATTATCTGTATAAATTTGTACTTCTGTCAAAACGTTCGAATCATCATCTGCTTGTGTAGATGCAATTGCGCTCATATTTGCAGGAACATCCATGACCGCGGTATTATGTTCTCTACGTTTCATTTTCGCTTCTTGGTTCTCTGCACGAATAATATTTGGTTCATCACTTATGTTAATATACTCACATAGTAATGTATACAAACAATGCGTAAATAGCAAATACAATGTTTCTTTACCAAATAAAGAATAAAATGAAATCACCTGCTTCTCGCCTTTTTCATTGACAATTTCTCGCTGAATATCTGTTTGAACGGGAATGGATTTTATGAACAAATTCATATCAACCAACTGAGCCGACACTTCTTGCAATATGCGAATAATGGTGACGTCACCACGGAAGGTCTCAATCTTGCTATGATATTTATTTAAAAATGTCTCAATATCGGTAATGTGGTCATCGGCCAGACCCCAGTGTTGAGGTATGTATTTATACGCAGACGCATTGTTGATTAGCAGTTCCGGATATACTTTCGAAAACATGACAATCAAATTCTGTATATATTGTGTAACAATATACAATCCATTATCGTAAGTATTTTCCTTTTCTGAACGCCGATTGTCGGCTGCCCAGAGAGAAACGTTTGCCAAAAAGTCGCGCAGATGAGCATATTCAGCATTCGACATATTTCCATAATCGTCGAAGAATTGCATTATTTTTCGGTACATACGCTGATTGCATGTTATTAAATAATCCGTCAAATTGTCGTGTGCTACGGACGCCGTATCGTGCATTTGTTTGGGATTATATTCGTTCACTACTGAACGTAGATGTGTGCGCAACCGTTCGTCGAATACAGTAGAATCAACGCGGTCTAAATGCTCAATAAATTCTTGCAGACCATGTACTACATTAACCGGATGGTCATATTCCAAAGGAACAATATTGCGCTGATTGATAATCGTCATGAGTTGATTCAATGTATCTACATTGTATTGCTTTCCACTACGCTTCATAAACTCCATTTTCTCCAAAATCGACCACGTGGATTTATATTGCGGTGGTTTTTCACTGCATATGGAGGTTAAATCTTCCGGAATAGGTAGTTTTCTATCGAAATTGCAATAATAAATAATCGCAGCGTAAATATTTTCTTCCAATCTGCCAGTTGGAATATCTGGGTGAATTAATCGAGTAGAGACGTTATGAAAGAAAGAGGGGCAATACGTTATTTCGCGGACCGATTGTTTAAAGTTAACCATGGCGCGCACTTTTTGTAACAAAACCTTGATATTATTATCTTGTTCATTAAAATAAACCATGGGCTTTGTTAAATCAATCGAGTCATTGCAGCACGCATTTTCTAAAAATGGCACTTGGCTCGATGTTTGTAACAACATGTCTTTATCTTTCACGATTTTATTTACGAGTTCGACCACTCCGTAACCAAATGCATTAATTCGACTGGTTAAAAGAGATATCATATCATTTTGTGATGCATTTCCCTTCTTTATTGTCTCCAATAGTTCTGTTTTAAAGTCGCCTGATATAGGTCGCAATGTATTCACAACCGAGTACGGGGTTACTGGAGGCATAAAATGGTGCCATTTCGAAATATTATGTTCTTCTGGTACGGCAATGTCCGGGTTCAAAACCAAAAACTGGCGTTTGGTTGTATACATTTCCTCAATATCGCTTCTTTTCATAATATAGTTCTCAATCACATCCTTCATACGGGCATGAATCTTATCCACAGTTAACTTCTGTAACGAGTCCCATGGTTTGATGGAACTTTTCACTTTATTCACAACACAAGACATGTATTGAATTCCAGTAACGTCTTCGATGCCACTCATGGGATAACCAGAAAACGACTTTACACACCCGGGGAAAACGCGTGAAACGGAGAACGACGGAATCACAGTCTGTATACCAATAAATACAACTGAACTAACAATGATAATGATAGTTTCATTTCGATAGTTTGCATATGGACCCAGCTTCTTACCTGATTTTTTAACCATGGCTTCGGACCGGCGCGCATACGCCGACTCGGTTAACATATATTTATCAATCAACTCATTTGACACACGTAATATAAATGGCTCCATATTGTCAATTGGCACGTTAACTCGTGTAGTTAATGTAGATGCAATATTGTGAATCATTTCGGTAAGCTCATTATCATACACCGGCTGTGTCTTTTTCACGATGAGTGTTTCACCGAGGTCCTTTTCTAAAATTGCATGTGACGTAATTCGATAACCTGATTCATCAAAACCTTCTTCCTCGCTAAAATCAATCTTGCGAATTACATATCCACTTTCTTTGTCCACAATGGAATCTCCATCATCACTCATCACGCCCAATTTCGCGCAAATTTCGTCTTGTTTCTTACGGTAATTACCCCCGGAAACGAAGGTAGTGGCCAGTTCGTAAATCGACATGGGGAACAATTTCACATTCGTATTTACACAGTAAAACCAATGTGGGGATTCGTTCAACTGTTCTACCATGGGAGCTCGTCCATATTGCTTCACAAATTGACAAATATCCGTTTGTTTTTTGATGAAATCGTCTTGGCCCAGGATGAGTTCTCTTAATTCTACATGAGGTGATCTTATTATTTCTTCTTTTTTTATTAGCTTACCCAGTTCATGAGCCAAATTATTTGGCTTAAGTGCCCGTATTTCGCGTAACATATTGTTACGTTTTAATATTTTAATATGATAGGCCAACTTAGTTTTTAATTCTTTTTCGAATTCATCTACCGTCATTTGGTAACGTTTATCGAATTCGTTTTTCATTTCGTTTTGTGTAGTCATTTTCATGCGAATACGTGCGTTTTCGGGCGTATCACATATTTTATTTTTGCTATTGTAATAGCAATCTTTACTTATATTGCAAAACAATGAGCGAGTATCTATAAAAGACGATTGTTGTACGTCAGTATCAACGACCCAATTGTTTTTTAACCGACGATAATATTGTACTTTTTTACGTATGTCGGCTTCAGCTTTTATTGATTCTAGCTCGGTTTCCGTTAATTTTGACTCATCAATGCCTTCTTTTAGATGCGGTTTTATTTCCAATATTGCATAGTTGCCGTCCACGACCTCCCTCTTCTTGGCAATGATGGTTTTGGCCAGTGCAGGTGCTTGTTCTTTTGCCGAGCCATGGCGTTGAATCAAATTTTCGGTCAAAAATTCCACAAATACGTCAGGAGATAATTTCTGTTGTTCGCCCTTGTATTTTTCTAAAATTTCATAGGGTGTATCATCGAATTCTTTATCGACATAAATAGAATCGGCGTTGTTGTCTTTTTGCAAATCTTTTACAGTGGTGTATTTCTTTGCCAAAAAACGAGTCATACAGTCAACGGATTTAACTCGTTCTGCATCTGTCATCTCATCTATAACGGGTTCATTTATGATATCCATAAGAGAGCTCGGTGTAATCAGTGAAATTAATATAGATGTAATTGCATCCATGTATAAAGTTCCATTATCCATGTTTATCATGCGAACTAACATTTCATGTGGTGATAATGATGCCATATTTTTGCTTTCAGGTTTGATTAAATCATACACTTGGAAAAACGAATCGGCAATGTCCTTCTTTTCCGCCAAAAGTCGCAAAATGATATTAGGATTAGATACTACATTATATTTCATGTTTTTTATCTTATCAAATTGTACGGACTGCTGATTCAATTGTATTTTCAATTGCTTGATTTGTTCTTTTATGAAAAAACGGATTTCCTTGTATTGGGCATACGTAACATCCTCTGTATGAATCATAAATGGTTCCAACTGTTGAACAACACTCATAAATGACAGCTTATTCTTGATATATTTGCGAAAAATCTTGATTACCATGCGGGTTTGAGGTATGAAACTCTCCAAAAATTTCTCAAATCGTTCGGGCTTTTCCATATGTTCGGCATCCCCCAATATAAATTCGTGAAATCCATCCAACAAATTCTTTTTGGTGTCTGCTGCCATTTTTTCATAATCCAGTTCCTTCTCAAAATCATTAATAATATGCGGAATCATATCCGTATTCTTACGTAGTGTTCGAAATAACAGAAAATAATGATGATGTAAAGCGGCTCTATCTAATATCGAAGTGGATGGCAGTTGAAGCGCAGAGAACCGAACAACGGGCGCAGGCAATGTGACAAATGACTTGACACAAACTGTATCATTTGGTGTCATCGCGGACCGTGTGTAAACGGTTTTACCACTTTTTAATAATTGATTATCCAGTTTACTTAACCCCAGATTGTATCGCTGTATTACATATTGGCGCTTTGACGCGCCGGATTTTGTATATACAGTGCTATTGAAATCGTCCAAGTTATCTACAACCGCATCAATGTCGGCCATCACCTGTGTATTATAAATACAGTCGTCTAACTGCGATTCGATGGGATTCATTAGTTCATGTATTCGCTTCTGCATTAGTGAATAGTCATTTGCAGCGTCATCGGCATTACGTACATAATAATTCGTTTGTATAGTTTGAATTTGATTGAGCGATTCGACTGAACGTTCGCTTACAATATCCGCGATTTCAGCACTATTATTAATGTCGTATATTTTGCGACGAAGTTTTACTACAGGGAGAAGCCATTTCAATCGCATATCCATCTTCATAATATGTTGAACGAGTGGTTTATAAAAAGGCCCATTCTTTTTAACATCATATATGTTTTGGTTTGCGTCAAAATGTGAGAACTGTTGTCGAAGATATTTATATTTTTCGATTAAATTGTGAATATTGTCCATGACTCGCTTTGTTCTATCTTGGTTGGGTACAGTAGAGAGCAACTCGTCCATCATATCATTGACCTGTATATCAATACCATATCGTTGTTCGCGCTCAGATACTTCAACCACCTGGGCAATTTCTCCCAAATCTTCTCCGTCCGCGGCGATCGTATCTGCATCGACATATAAGTCATGTAATATTTCGCGAATCCCCTGCTCAAGTTGTTTACCTTCTGGAATACGAATGACGGATTCGCCACTATCCGTAAACTCAATCGATGCAAATTCTTCGTCCGGGAATTCGTATTCCTCTCCTTCTTCAAGACCCTGTTTTAGTCTAGATAGAGAACCCACCGACTTCAACGATGCGGGTTTTTCGCGGATGAGAATCTTTTCAATTGGTATATCAAGCGGGATCCCCTGATATTTAAAATCAACATAAATCGTCTTTAACTCCGGATAAGTAATTAACTCAATCATATCTTCCTCTAGATTTGTGATTTCGCCGGTAATTGCAGTGGGTATTTCTCCGCCAACATGAATCGTAATCCACGTTTTGGGCAATAAATGATTTTGGCGTGCATATCCCTTGTCGTCGCTTCGGCTCAACAGATTGATTTGTATAATAGATTCGTCTGTTAATTTACCAGCTTCATCTATATTCAACTGCACTTCTTTTAAAGTTGCAACGTTTATCAATCGAATATGCTGATTATCAATGTATTTGATATACAATGAATTTTCATGCAAGGCATCATTGGCGGGCGAAATCACCTCAATGATATCACCCAATTCCAAAGTGATAGATGTCTTTAATTCATTGGGCATTTCATTTTTATCCGCGATTGACATATCCATATTGGAATAGTAAAATATATATTATGTATCTAAATTATATTTGCGCGAAAGGACATTTGTATATCATCAACATGGGTAAATCAAAATAAGTTAAAGATAACTCTTACGTATTTCTATTACGCAACTACCAACTATAAAAAATGCGAACGATGTTTCATATTTCTACAAATGTTCAGTCCGACAAAATACAACAACAAATATCTGTTTATAATGGGAAAGTATATAATACGTTGTCTTACGACGAAGACGTGTTGTGTACCGATGATATGGATACCGGAATGTACCGGTCCACCATTGTAGCCATCCCGGAACGTAAACTGTTGGCGTTTGCTCCTCCAAAAACAATCTCAATAACCAAATTTAAAACATTATATCCCACGTTAGATAACATAGTCATGCACGAATATATCGACGGTAGAATGTTGCAACTCTATTATGACAAACGAATATTATCATGGAGACTAACACCGCTGGTATCAAAGAATGAATATGTCATACCGCACATAGACGAACATGCATTTATTATTGCCATGCAGGGAAATATGCTGGAACCTTTAAACAATCTTGCCGTTTTAGAAATGTTGCCTAAAAACTATTGCTATACATTCACAATAAGAACACAAAGCACGTTTCAATCATCGTTGTATTTACTGGCAGTATATCAAATACAGGAATCAAATTTGATTTTACCGATACCGCAAAATGAGTATCAATCGTGGCCAGTATTCGCAGACGTAAATGGGGTAATCTGTTTCCCTAAACCGTGTATTATCGGCAATTCATATGCGGACTTCGCTGAAGATGTGCTTTATACATTTGTGCCGAAGAAATGGGTGCTGACCAATAATCAAACTGGGTTGCAGACGACGATTTCAACAAATGAATATAAATTAATGAAACGAAGCGCGGAATTAAATGAACAAACCAAATATCAATATTTATGTTTACAGCGAATCGGCAAGCAAGACGATTATTTAAAACACATGTCGTCACGTAAACGGGAATTTTACGAAATAAAACATTTATATGATTGGTTTATTCGAAGCGTACATGAATTATATATTGCTTATTATATCACAAAAACCGCGGACAAATTACCCATGAAATATAAAACACACATTGAACAAATACACCAATTATATTATATCAATTCGTTAAATCGTAAAACCCCGACATTAATAACAAAGCATATTGTGAAAAAGTATTTTGACAAGAAGGACCCGCATGAACTAAAATATTTATTAAATAACTATGAATATATCTCGACAGAAAGCGCGTAAAAACCATATCAAGAAAGTCATATGTATCTGTGTGATACATATGAAAAACAAAGGCACTGAAAACTCAAAAGTGATCAGGGTTAGATTACATGGAGTTATACATTTCAGATAACTTGCTCAACTTTAAAACATATTCTGCGCAATGGCCGCGGTTCGTATCGTCCATGGAACGAATGGGTGCGCGAACCTTGTCAATCATTTTCATCAACTCCTTGCCATTCGGCACATTCTGCAAATCCGTACTGTAATCCTTGTCGAAGAAGAATGAGACGTCTCCCGCATCGATGACATTTGAATATGGCATATAAACCATTTTATACCACGACTTAATCAAAAGTGATGGATTCATTTGCTTGAAAGACATCATGGACGTCTTTGCGGTTGCAATGTCCTCTTGTTCCGGGAAAATAGTGATAATATCATCCAAAAAACTGAATAAAAGGGTATTAAATGCCTTATTGATAGAACTTTTGTCCGCCATATTTGTATTTTATTTTGTAATTTTGTTTTTATATATATTTATATTATTTAATATATCGAAATTCAGCACATGTTATTATCCAATATGGGTATATTTATGCAGGACCTCGAAAACCAGTTTGTAAAATTAGAGTAATCGTTGTTTACCTCGTCTGCCCAATCTCGTCCATGCGCTTTTGTTGCAATTTATCTAATGTAACATCGGTTGATACCTTATCTGGACGATAATTATCTGGTGGAGTATTAATGAGATGCATATCATCTTTGACCGAGATGTAATTGTACAGTTGTCTCGAGCCGCCGTTTCCTTTTGCACTTAATTCGTCAGGAGTCATAGAATAACTCGTAAATTTTTCTGATATAATATTTGTACCACCAGCAGATGCTGCTAAAAAATACCCGCTTGGTTCGACCTGAACACTTTGCTTAGATGTCATTGTATTTTTCATTTCAGGATGCAAATGTTTTAATATATCGTCCCCCATAATTACTCGATATTGCTGTTTTACTAATAACAAAGACGGAACACTATGTACATTTGGAGGCATGATCACCTTCCCTCCATTCTCTAAAGTAACATAAACCTGACCATTCGTGGGGTCGCGAGTACGTTTATCAATACAAATACAGCTTATTTTATTTGTCAAGTTACTTTTGACTAAAGTTTGTATAATGTTCTGGGAGTGTTTGCAATAGTTGCTATAATATAAAATATCCATGAATGATTTTATATTATATGGAAAAAAAGGTTTTCGCAAATAAACGGATTTAGTTCATTGTCCCGACACACATGGAATGTAATAGTCTATTCTGGAAATAGAAGATAGCATATCCTAAAGCAATAGAAATGGATTGCATGTAGAAATCAACTCCCTTGCGTTTGGTAATACCAACCAAAAGAGAAGACACCAACAAGATGGCCAATAGCACAAAGCCGAAAATGGACAAAATGTAAAAGTAGTCGCAGTACTTGCGGTCAAGCGGACCAAAGAGAGTATTCATCATGTCAGCCATATTTGGTGATTATAGTATATACCAAGAAAAAATATCATTTACAAATATTATTTACTAAATATTCGTTCGTTCATCATATTTACACGAGTTACACCATATTAAACAAAATTACAATTGTGATTCACATAGTTCTCAACGCGGATATACAATCTACATGAAATAACATAAAAATATATAGTATAATTTATATACGACGGACATATGGATAATACTACCGTATGGAAAGTGATAGACAAATATTTTGAAGACAATCCACAATCTTTAGTAAGACACCACATTGAGTCTTACAATGACTTTTTTAAGCAGGGTATATTCCAAATATTCAATGAAAAAAATCCGGTAAAGATACAAACGCGTTATGATGAACGCATCGATGACTATCGTTCACAGTGCATCATGTATTTTGGCGGGAAAGACGGCAGCAAAATATATTTCGGCAAACCTGTGATATATGATGACAATAATGCGCATTATATGTATCCAAATGAAGCTCGTCTACGAAATATGACATATGGTATAACGATTCATTATGACGTGGAAGTTGAATTCATCGATATATTGGAAGAAGGAGAAATGCCGACTGTGGTGGGTACCGAAGACATGATTCGCGAAGAAACCGAAGAAGAAGTGGGCGATGAAAACAAAACCGAAGGCGGTTTTGGAAAAGGCCCGCTTCGCCGAAAACAGGCAAAGCGCACGGCGGTCGAACTTACTCCCGCGGAGATGGCATTGTTTAAAGAGGCCACCGCCAAATCGATGGAATCGTCGAATCGCCAAAAACGAACACTCATTTTAGAAAAAATATTCTTTGGTCGATTCCCTATCATGGTTCAATCAAACCACTGCATTTTGTCTGGATTACCGAGGGAAGTTCGGCATACGATGGGCGAATGTTTAAATGATGTGGGCGGATATTTTATTATTGACGGAAAAGAGAAAACGGTCGTTTCTCAAGAAAAGTTTGGTGACAATATGTTGTATATTCGCGATGTGAATGATGACACATATTTGTATTCTGCCGAAATCCGGTCCGTATCGGAGAACGTATCCAAACCGGTTCGAACATTGTCGGTCAAAATTATGGCGCCAACCAGCAAATTCACATTCAAAAACATTGTTGTGAATATACCGAATGTCCGTAAACCTGTTCCGCTGTTTATCGTGTTTCGCGCACTTGGTGTAATCAGCGACAAACAAATCATAACCACCTGCTTACTTGATTTGGATAAACATCCTGACATGATTGATTTATTTATACCGTCCGTCCACGATGCGGGTGGTATATTGAATCAGGTAAATGCATTAAAGTATATTGCGACATTGACAAAGGGTAAGACTGTTCCCCATGCTCTCGAGATTTTAGCCGACTACTTTTTGCCACATGTGGGTGAAATGAATTTTACACAAAAGGCGTATTATTTGGGATACATTGTATTCCGTTTATTGTCTGTATATACGGGCGTAGAGCCACCCACTGACCGCGACAACTTTAAATATAAGCGTATCGAGTTGGTCGGGTCATTAATGTATGATTTGTTTCGCGAATATTATTCGATGCAACAAAAACACATTCACCAGCAATTTGAAAAGAAAATATTCTTCAATCAAACTCTCTATGCCGACAACTTATATGGGTTAATCCAGAAAGAATACAAGGAAGTATTTGGTGAACGAATTGTGGAAAGCGGATTCAAAAAGGCATTCAAGGGAAACTGGGGGTCTCAAGTTCATACGAAACGTATAGGTGTTGTACAAGATTTGAATCGTTTATCCTTCAATTCTGCGCTAAGTCATTTGCGCAAAACAAATCTCCCCTTAGACGCGAGTGTAAAAGTGGTCGGGCCGCGTGTATTACACAATACGCAGTGGGGGTTCTTCGACCCAATCGATACGCCGGACGGTGGAAATATTGGGTTGCACAAGCACTTATCTATTACAACCTATATAAGTCAGGGATATTCGCGCGAGCTCATTATAAAATGGTTACGCGAAAAGGTGAGCATGAAGTTGTTGGAAGAATGTACGCCGAATTTATTGGCATCGTTGACAAAGGTTTTTGTGAATGGATATTGGACGGGGGCTGTTTATGAGCCAGTCGACGCGGTGCAAAAAATAAAGTTATTCCGTCGCAATGGGTTACTCCCCATTTACACGAGTGTTTCATTCGACATCAAGATGAACACCATTTTCATATACACCGACGCGGGTCGTGTATGTCGTCCCATATTTTACCGCGATGACGAAACCCACAAAATGTCTTATGATACACCGAAAATCAAGCAATATTTGGCAGACGATAAGTTTACATGGAATGATTTGATTACCGGGTTTAATCGTAAAAAGGTACAAGGATTTAACCCGAACAGTTACACGATGTACGAATTACACGAACTGTATGAAAACATTGATGCCGAGTCGAACCCTGCAAAGTTGGCGCGATTTTTACAAGAAAAAGCCATTATTGACTATATTGATACAAGTGAGACAGAGGGTTCGTTGATTGCTATGAATGCTGCTGAATTAGTAAAAGATAAAGAAAAACTACATACTCATGTAGAAATACATGAGTCCCTCATATTCGGCACCATGTGTAATTTGATTAACTTTCCTGAAAATAATCCGGCGACCCGTAATTCATTTTCATGTGGACAAAGCAAACAGGCGGTATCGATGTATCACACCAATCACCATGTTCGTATGGATAAAACAGCGGTTGTATTAGTTTCAGGTCAGGTCCCATTGGTTAAGTCTCGATATTTGAAGCATATTAACAATGAAGAGAATTCATATGGTGAAAATGCGATTGTGGCGGTGATGTGTTATACTGGTTATAACGTGGAAGATGCCATTTTAGTAAACGAAGGGGCATTAAAACGCGGATTGTTCCGCACAACATATTACAGTACCTATGAAATGCACGAAGAGAAGAGCAAAACTAGCGATGCCACTGTCGAAAACACATTCATGAATATCGAAATGCAGCACAATGTTATCGGTACAAAACCTGGATATGATTACAGTAAGTTGGATAAGCACGGAATGATTAAAGAAAATACTGAATTAAACGACAAAACAATATTGATTGGAATGGCCACATCGAATTCTGGTGCAAGCGACGTGAAAGTGGACGCGTCGAAAACTCCCAAAAAAGGACAGCTCGGTATTGTAGATAAAACGTTTATTACCGAAGGCGAAGAGGGAACTCGTATTGCAAAGATAAGAGTTCGCGAAGAGCGTATACCAAATATCGGCGATAAAATGGCGTCGCGTGCTGGACAAAAAGGCACCATCGGTTTAGTGGTGCCCGAACGTGACATGCCATTTGCAGCAAACGGTATTCGCCCTGATTTGATTATTAACCCACATGCGATTCCATCCCGTATGACCATCGGCCAATTTGTTGAAACCATTACAGGAAAGGCGAGTGCCATGTACGGTGCGTTTGGCGATTGCACGGCGTTTAACAACGACGGTTCCAAAATAGGGGTCTTTGGCGATTTATTATGTAAATCTGGTTACCATTCGAGTGGAAACGAAGTGTTATATAATGGAATGACTGGCGAACAGTTAGAAGTAGAAATATTCATGGGTCCTAACTATTATATGCGCCTGAAACACATGGTGAAAGACAAGATTAATTATCGTGCATTGGGTCCGCGAACAGCACTCACACGACAACCGGTGAGTGGTCGTGCAAATGATGGTGGGTTACGTATAGGTGAGATGGAACGTGATGGTGTCATATCACACGGCGCAAGTGCATTTTTACAGGAGTCTATGATGGAACGCGGCGACAAGTACAAAATCGCTATATGCAATACAACTGGTATGATTGCTATTTACAATCCGGCGAAGAACTTATTCATGAGTCCAATGGCCGACGGACCTATCCGTTTCACTGACAATGTGGATAGTAGTAAAATGAATATTGAAACCGTCAGCAAATTCGGTCGTAGTTTCAGTGTGATTGAAGTACCGTATTCATTTAAGTTGTTGGTCCAGGAATTGCAGGCCATCAACGTTCAAATGCGTATTATTACAGAAGACAATATTGACCAAATCGAAAATATGAGCTTCTCGAACAATTTGAATGCACTTACGAAAAACAAAGCCGACACCCCGAACTCACTTGTAGTGCAAATCAAACAAATATTGAGCAAAGGCTATGCCGGAAATCGACTTGGAACACCAGAAAGTATTAACTCTTTACCTGGGTCACCTGATTCAATTCCATTTGCACCGGACTCTCCAGATTCTATTCCATTTGCACCCAAGTCACCTGACTCTATTCCATTTGCACCTGGCTCTCCAGTAAACATGGATAATGTATACCAACCCACCGATGCGGAATATCAACATTTGATGGAATCCGTAAACCCTAACTCTCCTGCATATGATCCCAATTCGCCGTATGTTCCTGAAAAACACGGCCAACCTGCATACAATCCCAATTCCGCCGTGTATAATCCTAATACACCGATTAATTCACCACCGGGGTCCATTGTATTCCCAGCTTCACCTGATTATCCACCACCAGATAAGACCCCACCCTTAGTATTTCCGGGTTCACCCGATTATCCTCCGCCCGGTCGGGGTGCAGAGTTTTATGTGGGCGAATCAGTTATATTTAGAGGCGATTCAAAACCGGGCAGAATATGGGCAATTAAGAACATTGGTGATAAATTTATTACCATTGAAACCCGCGATGTTGCTGGATTAGACATGAGTGATACGATTAAGGTAGTCACTCAGCTGGATATATACAGACCTGGCGATTTTGCATACAGCAGCCCGTCAGTTCAGCCATTATATGACGAACCAGTACAACAAGCAAATGCAAATAAACCAGCAGAGCCTACAAATATGCCGGCGATTAATATTAAAATTGTAAATGGCAATGATATGACAGAACCCTCTAATACGACACAATTCCAGGTAGATACAACGAATTCAACCACAAATGTCGGTTCTGCGCCCGCTGCGGGTCAATCTCTTATTAAAATGAAACCACAAACACCAGGCGACGTCCCTGAGCCAGCTGCTGCCGACAATTCCCTCGATTTTAGTAAGGGAATGATTATAAAGAAAGTATAATGCGAAGGTCGCGGTGAAAAATTGATAGTTTGTAAAAAATATAAAGTATCAATTATTAGTATATTACACAATGAGTGCTTCCAGTAATAAAATCCTATCTGTATATAATTCCAGAAATACGTTGGTGGAAATATTGACAGAAAAAGGATACAAAACCGATGATTACAGTAACTTTAGTATTAATGAAGTAGATGCGATGTATAAAAATACACAGCTGGACATGCTATTAACCCATAGTAAAAATGGTAGAAAAGTGTATATTAAATATTATTTGAAAGCGAAACAGATAAAGAAGCCAGATTTAGATGACATTATCGAAGACCTCTATTTCATAGAAAACGTATTAACCAAGGAAGACTGTCTTATTATTGTAACCGAAGATGAACCAAATGACACGATTGTTGCCAAAATCAATTATTTGTACGAGCATGACGGCATTTTCATTGTAATCCATAATATTAAGCGTCTGCAATATAACATTTTGAAACATACGTTGGTTCCCAAAGCAAAGATTTTATCCACTGCCGAAGTGGAGGCACTAAAACAAAGATTTAACTTGATGTCTGTGAAACAATTGCCCGAAGTGTCACGATTTGACCCACAATCATTGGCGATTTGTTTACGTCCCGGGGAAGTATGTAAATATGATAGAAAAAGCGCGACTGCGCTGAGCACTGAATATTATAGAGTCTGCGTATAAGTATTTGACAACTCATAAACAAACCATAAATTATTGCGGATTTTTGTATTTTTTTGATAACAACAGATAAAACATTGTTATCAAACGTATTATTGTGCAGATTTATCCAATATATAGGCCATATTTCACAACAAAATCTACCATATTCTCTGTACCCATCGAATGGTTACATGCGAAACAAATGGGTCTTAAATTATTAATTTCATGGGTTCCGCCATTTTTCTCACTAATAACATGTCCCACTTCAAAACTGGTGTTCGATATAGTAACCTTTTTACAACATAAACACTTATGCTTAATAATATCCTCACTTATGTAGTGATTCCATATAATAACCCTTACGTTCTTTGGGATGCTTTGCTTTTTCTTTTTAGTCTCTTTCTTATCTTCTTCCTCCTTTATTTTCGCAGCATCTTCATCCTCTTTTGCTTTTTTGTCTTTGGCTTCTTGTACACGTTTTTCTTCTTGTACACGTTTTTCTTCTTGTACACGTTTTTCTTCTTGCAATCTGGTTTCTTCTTCCTTTAGTCTCTGCTCGATCTCCAATTTTTGTTTTTCCAATTGTTCGATTATACTTAATGGTACGGGTTCGGTCTTTCCCGCTGTATCCGGTTCAACGTCTGGCGCAATATCCACTGTAAACTTTAGCGATGCAGAACAATGTAATAATATGTGATATATAAGTAGATCTTTTTTTGACCCAGCAATTCCTTTGATACCATATTGTTTGCAAATGTTTTTCAATTCGTTTAACTTTTTATCCTTTAAAACCGGCAATAGTTTCAAAAACGTGGTTTCGAACAATTGAATGATTTCTGGTTTTTTTAACTTTGAAAGGACAGGCATCCCCATGTCTTTTGCCTTTTCTTTCAAACTATCCGCATTTAATTTATTCAATTCGGCATTCAACTTCAGTACTATTTCGTCTATTTTATCTTCAATAACAAACGATGTAGCTGTATTCGTATCATTCATGTCGGTTAAATCCGACAATACAGTTTGGTTATCCGAATATATCGGGAGATTAGAGGTTTCCATCATTATTCACACCTTTGTATATTTACCTGTTATAATTCTAAGTTGTTTCTCAAATACACATCTTCATGCTGGGGGTCAAACATTTTAACTTTTACATATTTGAACATTTAAGGGTGTAATTTTTCAAGGATTTAAATCTGCATAAATATATAATGGGGTCTGTTGAATATAGTGCATATCCTTTTTCTTATCAACCAACTAACACGGATAAAACGGAAAAAAATGATAAAAAAGAGACACCTGTAATAGAAGGTATTGCAAATTTTTGTGCATTAAACCGTTCGTATGAAAATCAAAATAGGCAGGGTTGGAATAATTTAAATAATGCAATTAATAATAAAAACAATCAGTCGTCCAGTTCAAACGACGCCAAAAAAACGAACACACTGCTAAAAACGAGTACTGGTACAATCGTATCAACTAACCTTTATACATATACATGTGGTGGCATTTATGGAAAAATATTTAAACAAGATGGAACTACTATTTCTCCAAATGGTACCGTTTATGCGTATTCGACCGATTTGAAAATACAGCGTGGTAGCGCATCGGTAAACGCAACCGGCAAATTTAATGGCTTAGATGTAAAATTAATAAACTCTACTGAGAAATTTGTATTCGCGTATGAAGACACTGCCGGAATGTTCTGGTCGGTTGACATAATATCTGGAAGCAGCGCGGCTTCTGGAGCATCATGTAGTGCGAATAATAAAAATTATGTGCTTAAAATCGCAACCCGTAAACGTTTCGGTGACGCAAGTCAATCAAGGGACCCAAATGGAAAACTAATTAATACCGAACTAAAGAATTCTGGTGCAGAATTACGTTACAATAGTATGAAAGCTATATATGCAGAAACTATTGCTAATACCATGAATTTAGGTATTGGTGTGTTGGTGGCTGTTGCATTTATTGCAAAAGCCCAATAATTATAATATGAAGTTGGTATATATTATAATTACAAATGCGACCAACGGATGTTGATGCAAAAAATCAAGCGAATAATCACGGCACAAACATGAAACATCTCGAAAATACCGAGTACTTTTATAGCCGTTCACTACTCGCAGCAGTTAACTTAAGTGCCGGTATATTAATCACCGCAATTATGATATTTAGATTGAAAAACCCGAGTGTATAATCCGTATTCAAATCTATGAACAGTGTATATGGGAGTTTTAGCAGGCGACAGTTTGATAACATACAAACAAAAAAAAGAAGAATATTCGGCAGATTCGCAGCGAAGCGTCTATCAACAACACCAAACCAATGACATATATCTGGTTAATCTTTTCTTATTTTTTATTTACTATGCGTTTTTGATATATTTTACATACTACACATACGGGACGTTTAGGTATAGCACACTATATTTCAAGAAGATGTTTATGTTGATACTATTATTTGCATACCCATTTATCGTTTATCCGGTTCAATATGGTGTATATAACTTTGGAAAGTTTATAGTAAATTTAGCATATAACAATGTATATGATACGAACTCGTGGTAAAAAATATACACATATTATAATATACTACCGAACCAATTATGCAACAGTGCAATATATGTTCATCGAATCCCAAGAATAAACTATATAATTATCAAATGTTTGAACCGGACGAACTTGTGAAACCGACTCACTCTACTGGATTTATAATTGAAGGGTTGACATCAAACGTTAAATCAACTGCTGTTACCGAGTCTACTACAAAATTTGATCAAACAACGGCAAATCATATAGAATGTAATTTAGCGAATAAAAAGTTGTGCGATGAACTGAATAACAAATATATAGCTCAATCACGAAAAGTTAATGGGTTGGAGAAGGGGTATATCTCAGCCCAAACCGAATACAATACGTGTAATAATCATAAAAATAGATGCATGGGTATCGATGAAACTATTAAAAGTACTCAAAGAAATATAACCGAATATGATAAAAAAATTAAAGAAAAAACGAAATTATTGAAGACATGTGACCCACATAAAGTTCGTTGCGACGAACTACTGCAGAAAATAAAAGATAAGGAAAAGCAAATTGCAGATTTAAAAGGTTATATTGCAAGAAACGAAGACCTACAAAAAAAGAATATGTGTAATGCCTGATTTAGTAATTTACACGGATTTTATTCTATCTAATATATAGAATAAACAATAAAAATGTCTGAATTTGATAAAACTTTGACTACTGCACAGTTTAATGCATATTATACCCCCAAAAAGGCAGAATTGTCAGGATATGATGCCAAATATAATGCAGAATTAAACAATGTTAAACAAAAAGAGCCGCCTGTAGTTATGAATATAAATAAAAGAACAAATGAATTAAATGCAGCCAAAAATAATATTAATAATCTTAACCGGGAAAAAAGCAGTTTAGAACAAGCACGAGGAAGGGCTGAACAACAGCGTAACACTGCAGCAAGTCGAGCAAATAGTGGTAATTTTTTTACGCGTATGTTCAATAAAAGGACTTTCGGTCCATTGGTAAGTAGATTCCAAAATGAAGTAAATAATATTAATTCTCGAATACCACCAATACAAAACAAGATAAATACATTAAGTGCAACTATACCAGCATTAAATGCAAACCTGCAAACCGCAAATACGGCTAAGTCCAACCTCGAGACTGAAGCAAACAACATTCGTAATAAAATCAATCCAGTCAAAGCCGCACAGGTTACATTAATAACACAAAAGGAATATTACGATAATCGTGAAAAGGCATGTAGAGATGGAAAGGAAGTAATAGAAAGCCAAAAGAACAAATTGACACAATACGAGGCTGAATTGATTCGATTAAAGAAACAACATAATACGTGTATTCGAAATTATGACCGCAAATGTTCTACAAAACAACATGATAAACTTAAACAACTTATCATCGGCCGTGAGAATGAGGAAGATATGTTAGATGAAAAACAAACCGAATACAATAATGATTGCAAGGACAAAATACAGGACTGTGCCCCATTGTTTTCAGTGTTTCAAGAAAAAAAGGCCATATATGATGATGAAACCAATAAAAAGAATAAGTTAGATAATGAATATAAAATCTGTATAGACCAGACGAAAAACGATTGTAAAGATATTTACAAAGACGCCAATTATCAAAAGTCGGTGACAAACACGAATATTGACATGATTAAACCATCGAGTAGTAAATCGAGTGAAGGGTTTACCCAATATAGCAGCACCGATAATGCAGATGCAACTCATGCGAAAATTGTCGCAAACTACAAATCGGTACAAAATGATTATGCCAAATTAACACAACATACACGAGAATTAAATAACGCAAATAATAATGATATCGGTAAAACGTCCAGATATGCGACAAAGAAGCAATTATACGATAATGCCATATACACAAATATATTATTGACTGCGCTCGCTACTTCTATGGTATTCTATATCTTCATCGACATTTAGTAACAATATTATATCACAATAGCATATAATATTATTTAGTAATGCCATATATTCCTTATACGCGCGATACACAACTTGCATTGAATGCTCTAACGTTAACAGAAGGTTTTGATGTTAATACTGCAGTGTCGCAGATAGATACCATTAAAACGAACATTACTTCATTACAAAATGGACGAAACCAGGCAATTATCAATTCATACGATATTTCTAGTGAGTTAGACAATAATAAAAAATTACAAAATAACCCAAAATATAAAAAATACATTCCAACCAACGGCAAGGTCAGGCCAAGTGCAGCGGATGAAATGATTCGTGATTCTGTGTTATTAAATGATGCAAATAACCAAGTCTATATTCTCGGTTCTATCGCGGTTGCATCTTTAGTCGTATTATCGATGTATATGTAGAAAAATATGGTACTATATATATAATGTCAACCACCGCCCCCGACCAAACCAGTATCCAGTCTATATTAGCAACTATACAATCTATCTTATCGTCACTTGGTAAAAATACATCGAATATCGACACAGCCTCTGTTACAGCGGGTTTAAATTCGATTCAAAGAATTACTAATAATGCGGATGAAAAAAACAAAAAATTATTGTTAAACCAGAAAGAGATGAAAGCCCTTGTCGAAACTGAAAACGCGCGCATACAATCCAACATTCAACGGGTTGAAGACAATTTAACAACTAAAAAACGGATGGTAGATTTAAGTGAGAACACAAGACTACGTACAGAGCAATACAATCAAATACTGTATACATTTGTTTTTGCAGCGGTTGTGATAATAGCGATTGTCATCGGGTCTCGTTTATTACCATTTCTACCTGAGTTTATATCACAGGTTTTGATCGTGATAGTTGGGGCAGCGGCAGCTATTAAAATATTTATGATTTATTCAGTTATGCGTGAGAGATCTCCTCTTAATTATAATGAATTAAATTTAGATAAACCAGTCGTTGATACCCCCGAACAAATTCAACAAAAACTGGAAGCAGCAGCAAAAAAAGGAGATTTGTTAGGCAGTATTGATATAGGAAGAGGCAGTATTGATATAGGAGGGTGTATGGGCGCGGAATGTTGCGATCCGTCTAACAATATTGTATGGAACGCAACCTCTCGCAAGTGCACATACCAGGCGCCGTTTGGTAATATGAATGGATTTGTAATTGAACGATTGAAATATAACAAAAATGTTGTATCTCCAAACACACCAAGTGAAATAAATACATACAGTAAAGTATAACTCTATTATATAGAATGCAACCGAGTATTGAAGACCGAGAACTCTTGTTTCAACAAAAATATATTTATCAAATACAAACGGTAAACACTTTAACTGGATTAAATACCTTCCTGTTTTTTGCCTATTATATTTGCATCATATTTGCGGTGTACTTCTTGTTTACTAAATATGAACTCAATCTCTATGTAAAACTTGGATTTAGTTTATTATTAATTGCATATCCGTTTGTCATTTATTATATTGAAACAGTTTTATATAACCTTGGCCATTATGCAGGTGCGATGATTACAGGAACTGCTGCCGACAGAAACGAATAAGCTTACGACTGACGATTCAACCTGAATAAATTTAGCCACTTCTACATTTGTCGACAAAAAAGTTCGGGTTGTTATGTTTACGTAGATGCATTGTATCCAATTGCATCGTAAATATTGGCTTACCAGTACGATAAAAAATGTCCAATTGTTTTTGGCGCCATTTTTCTTGATTTTCTAATTGTTTTTTATGCTCTTCATTTGCAACAAAGTGCTTATATTTCCACATGATGATACAATATATACTATTGTATCATTTTCTTTTTGTATTGTTGTATCGCATTATAAATTCTCTACATCAATCCCATCATCCGTGTCTTCTGCCTCGTCGCTCGCATTGTCTGTCATGGCTGCAGGCAATTCATCGCGTTCATACTTAATACGAACACCAGACCAGGTTTGTTGGCGCTTACGTCCAAACTCCTTGTCCATATATTCGTGTAATTCCTTTGGACTTGGCCCGCGACCGCCATAGTTCGACATATACCATATCGAAAATTCGTTGTTCAATTCCATTTGTTTGATTCGGCCATTCGCGTCTCTTGTAATACGATCACGAATAAACTCGGATATGTAATCCTGACTCTGGCGATATTCATTGCTCTTTGACATAACAATATCACAATCGTTCACCACACCACCCGTTTTGAATGCAATGTCTACCAACATCGCAGCAAATACTTCTTTCCATTCATCAAACTTTTCCTCAATATTTTTGTCCAACATAAACTGATGCGGCTTATCCGGGTCGTCATCGACCGGTGTTTCTGTGAATAATGACTTGAACGGAACTACACGAATACGTCTCCATGTACCGTGGTCATTTGCCTTGACACCCATCAGTGCATTACATGCAACTGCCAACTTAAATTGCGGAATAAATGAAATGGTTTTGGGCATATACGGTGCTCTACCCTGAATCGGGTCCTTACCACTTGTTAATTGCTTCATCATACCTTCATTAATAACATCCCCTTTACTTGGCTCTTGCATTACCGCATACCGTATACCTTTCAATTGCACGATTTCCGGCGCAAGACCACCCACTTTACCACGTTTTTCCGTGACCAATGTGGTGGGAACATCGCCCTTATATTGACCCAATACCTTTTCCATCAAGTTCATTAACACGGATTTTCCGTTCGACCCAACACCAATATACATGTTAAATGTTTGATTTGCCGATGTACCAATTAGCGTAGACGCCAAATGTTCCCACATATATTTACACAGTGCCTTGTCGGGGAATAACTTATTCATGAAATCGTGAATTTCATCCATTAATTTCTTATGCTTCGACGGATTCAATGGAACATAGTCAATATTGGTACATAATGAAATGATATCTTCAGGTTGTCCTTTACGGAAACATTTGTCCTTGAAATCAATTACACCATTGTTAAAGCATAATAAGTACGGATTCGTGTCCATTTTCTCTAAAAATGACCCATCATAAAACAACTCTTTCGCTTCTGTCATTATGTTTTTCTTATCATTCGTATTCGCCAATCGATTACTAATCGCCAATATTTTAAGCGACCGATTTTTCTCAAAATCCGCATCTTTCTCTAAATCAATCGCCTTATCCACCGGAATAGCTGCTACATCTGCCATGCTGGTTGATCCCTTTTGATTATACAACGTGCGCAACGATTTCGATATCGCAAGTCGCAGTGTGGTACCAGAATCGATCTCTTCCCAACGATTGTTTTTATACCGAAACCACATGTTTTTTGTAACACTCACACATACATATTCGTGCTTATACATTTGGTATAATACGTTTGCCAAATCGAAGTCTGGTACCCGCTCTTTGGCATTAAAGCCGGTGATTGTGTGTTCAATATAATAATCGAGCGTGCCGTGCAAAACCTTCTCATAGGCTTCGGGCGCATCCGTTTTTGCCCAATGAATCAGCGACAATTTGGTCAATCCGCCATGCAATCGCAAATCGAACTTTCTCCATGTATCGCACAACTCCGGTATGCCGCTGTATGAAAACGTACTGGATTTTGCACTAAACGCAATCCACACAATCAACAGTTTAGTACTGGTATTCCGTAACACCCACCCTACTCGTTTCCATCTGTCATATGACCCCTGTCCATAATACTTTTCGGGTAATATCATGGTGTAATCATACACCGTCTTCAAATGATAATCATTGACGGAGCCTTCCGTTACTTCAATAAAATTGTTTACCATGACTTCCAATTCATCTTTATTGCGGATAGACGCAATCGTACTAATGTCGTCCAATATATCCGCACGATGTTGGATTTCCGCTGCAGCAGCAACCGTATTAGAAGTTTGTGGACGGTTTACATTACGTGTAGACGCATCCGTAAATTGTTTATACTCACTTACAAAATCGTTTCGCATAAATAGCACCGTGTTGGATTTGTATCGAACGGATAACTTATGGATTTCGGTTTCCATATTTATTTTCGATACCGGGAAATCACGATTGATAATCTCATTGTCTGCCGGGTCAACTGTGATATTACAAACACGCGTCAACCGATAACGTTCATTTCCTGGCTTCCGTGAACCGTAAAGTTGCCAATTCGTGGTGCCTTTGCTGATTCCTTCATCAAACACGTCCTGCCAATTGTTAATCAATGGCAATTCCGACCACGCTTCCTTTACTTTTGGCATAACCCGCTTGCGCAGAATCTGCTGGACCGCATGATCGGCCTGTATACTAATCAACATATGAATCCCATCCTTCGTGCAGTTTTTTTCCTGCACTCGGTTCACTGTTGGCTTTTCAAATATATACACGGTAAATGCAGTGCTGTCATCCATCTGGTATATTTGTTTCAGTTCTTCTAAATAAATATCAATAAGATCGTCGACATGCTCCTTTGTATATTGTCGCTCATCCGTGTCATATGTGTGACGCAAATCCAGGTCAACTAATATGGGTCCGTCATTATCTCGTTGTTTTTCGGTCAAATATTCCTTTTTATTTTGGGCGAGTACATCTCGATAGTACAAATCCAAAAACGTAGGATACTCTCCATCCGTGATATTATATGATCCGCCTGATATTCCAGCATTACTGTCTCCAATGCGCGTATTTGTAATAGTTACAGTTGCATTAGAATCTGTTTTCTTTTTAGCAAGATGTCTTGACAAGAAATCAAATACATCTCGATAATCAGTAATGTGCGGTATTATCTTTGAACTGGATAATGGTTCAGTGTTACTTGACTCCATCATTTGATAGGTTATATTAATACCATATTTTTATTTTCATTTCAATAAATCAATTTTTCGTGCGTCACCGATCAACGCAAATTACGTGTATTTTACGCAATCTACAACGTTGCATTATCGAAAAATTGATATTCGTTTAGCATCGTTATGCAAAATAATCTTCCTATTATATATAGAGTTAAAAATGAAGTTTTGCGAACAATGCGATAACATGTATTATATTAGTGTGAATGTAGATGACCCGAATAAGCTCGAACATTATTGTCGCAATTGCAAACACGTGGATGCAACAATTGCGCAAGATGGTGGGTGCATTTTGGATGTTCAGTCGAATAACACCGAACAACATTTGTCGCGAATTGTAAACAAATACACGAAACACGACCCAACATTGCCTCGAAGTTTCAACATGAAATGCCCCAGTGATAAATGCAAGTCGAACGTTACCGAACCGCATGTGAATCCCGAAATTGTGTATATCCGGTACGATGACGCAAACATGAAATATTTATATATTTGCACGGTTTGCGATACAACGTGGAAAACGAATCAACATAAATAAACAGATTGCAGTGTTATATTTGCTATAGATGAAAAATTGATTTAATTATTTAGAAAATAAGATATGTATATATTATAACCTTATCGAAAATGGACGCGACCGATGATACTGAACCTACCCGCCCAACCGTCGCGAATTCGATGGATAGCGATGATGAGAATTTTGTCCCTCCGCCTCCAGTCGATGCCGCCGAAGATACGGAAGATGAAAACGATGATGACAGCGATGACGATGTTCGACCCCCGCCTCCACCAGGCGCAGCGGATAGTGACGATGACGATGCAGTCGATACCGAAGACGATAATGCAGACGATAGTGACGATGAAGATGCTGCTCCGGATAGTGACGATGAAGACGGTGTACCCATGGGGATTGCCACCCAATCAACAGTTGGTCTGCAAAACAAACAAATAAATATAGTAGATTATGATAGCGAACCGGAAGATGACACAGATGACGACGAAAACTATTTACAAAAATTCGATGAATCATTGCATACACAAGTCATTGCAGATTACCATCCCGAAATGAAATCACACAATTACGACGAGATTACAAATATGGCAAAAGTGACCCGAAATGAATCCGGCGCAATTATTGACCCGCTACATAAGTCAGTGCCGTTTATAACCAGATATGAAAAAGCAAAACTCATAGGCGAGCGCGCGGCGCAGCTAGGCGCTGGCGCAAAACCACTCGTCGAAGTTGATGAAAACATAATCGACGACTATGTAATTGCATCCAAAGAATTTAACGAAAAAAAAATACCCTTTATCATCAAACGACCCATGCCAAATGGAGGATGCGAATATTGGCGTATGGAAGATTTGGAGATACTGATCTAATGCAGCCGATAATTATTTATTTGTATATATTTTTTATCACATTGTTTCTGTTGCAGAAACCATGTTATTACGATTTCCAGTTTTTACCACAATCCAAACAGGTTACAAATATAGTTGCCGGTTCATCCGCACTACGCGTTTGCAGTTCATAGTACGTGCAACGCTTAGATTTGCATTTACGGCATGTAAACATATCGGTCGATGCTTGGATATTTGTAGTATATTTGTTTGCATCGCGCTTTATTTTTTGTTCGATCAACTCCTTCCATCGCATTTGATTCATTTCTTGGTGTGTCATAAATGCAAGTGTTTGGGGAGTTACATCGCCCGTCTTGAGTTGTTCCAATAATTCGACGTTTTTCAAATTGATATAAATGCTTCGTAACCGGTCCAAATATAATTGTACAAAATGCGGGTTATCCCACTTCTTGATTATTTTTTTACTGGTTCCTTCCTTAATCGCATAGTTAAATACACCCTTTTCAAGATTTATACTTAATGTTTCATCACTAATAACGAGCGCCAACTTTGCGCAAATATTGTTACGAAACTGCGTGGGATTTTCTACAGTGTGCATATTGTTTGTGTAACGCGATTTACCTTTATTTTGATTCAGATAAATAAGTGTTTATATGAATCAATTTTACAGCGGGCCAGTATTCGGGACACGTATTATGCGTCTTCGCTTGATTTCTGTGGAAACAGCGATTTCATTATTTCTGTTTTGAGTGGGTCAGTTATCTTATGCGCGTCCAAGCGTTTCTCTACAAATTTCATTTGGTAACTTAATAATGTAGCGTTTAGAAGCCCTGGTTGTCTCGACCGTACCAATCCTAATGTAAGTGCTAATAATGCTTTCGCAAATTTTTCCCGATAAAATCTGCAGTTATCCAGGTTAATTGTTTCATATCCTTCTTCTATTATTTTTTCACCAGCTTCTAATAATAATTTAAATCTCGTATATTTTGCGTACAAATATATCTTTTCATCGATAAGTGAACCTATATTTGGGCAAATAAATAACACATCGGTTTGTAGTCCTTCTATATGAAAGGGGTATTTGTGTGTTTTTTCGAAATATGATGATACCTCTGCTGGTGTTTCTTTGAAATCTATGTCGGCGAATGCTTTACAAATTCGTGTTGCTACTTTATTGTAACTTATTTTTACTATATTTGGGTTAGATTTGGCGGTTGAATCACATATAGTATTATCCTGAACATCAGGCAATGCAAGTGCTATAGTAAGTGAAACTGGTTTTGTGTCATCTTTCAACACTTCAGTCGGCAAATCAATGTACGTTAAGAACCATTTGATGAGATAACCAATATGTGACGCCAAATTTTTAGCCACATCTCTGTTGTATGCTATTCCCGGTGCAGGTCTTACTAATATATCAATATCTTCACTTATATATTGCGGATTACCCAAGATTTGTCCCAATTCCAATTGTATCGCCTTCCCACCTTTAAAAATGAATTCATAATCTTGTCCCGTCATACGATCAGATAATATGCCAAAAATAATTAAACATGTGCATAATGTCATATTGAATCGTGTGAAATCGATGGGTTTATCCGCATACATTGTATTGCCAACCCAATAGGGGGCATTTTTGGTGGGAACATAATATGTCGGTATCATGGTTTGAACCATTTCACAAATAGACCATATATTTTGTATTTCATTCTTTGCCATGGGTATCATATTATCGTGGGCGAGCGCGTCTCTTATTTTGTCTCTCAAACTAATCAATTCAGTGGGAGTCTTATTGAAAATGGGTGCCCAAAATGCCGGAATTGCGTTTAATGTATAGCCAGCTTGACCCGGCAATTCAAACGGCAATGCCAGCTTTGCCATAACCGGGTTTGGTGTAGGTAGAATAGTTGTTTGTGGCATTGGTGTCTGTTGCATAGATAAGTTTTGTAATTCAACCACTTTTTGGCGTCGTTCCTTTTTTGGTTTAATCGGTTCGTCTACTTGTGGTTGGTCGGTTAAGCTGTTTACGCGTACAAATTCGGGTTGCGCTTCGACAACTGGCTCGACAATTGTCTCGACAACGGGCGGTGTGCGGGCAGCCTCTGCCGCAATTAATTCTTGTAATCGCGCTTGAGAGGCTTCATTCAAATTATTTGTATCCGCACCTATTTGCATTAATTCTTTTATAATATAAATATTTCCAACATCTATTGCTACCGACAGTGCAGTAATATTCCCTTTAATACTCATCAAATTTATATTTCCGGAATTTCGTTTAAACTCTATGAATATACGACGAATATCTTGTAAATTTTTTAAATGACGTATTATTATACACAAAAATGGTACAAACCCTATTAATGGGGTGACACTTTGTTTATATATTTTTTTATTAAGTGGCATATAATCATTCGTAATCGGTATCAATGTATTAATACCGGATCTAAGCCGTTTCATTGAGCGTATCAATTCTTTTACACTTTCTTCGTATTTTGATGGTTCTGGATCGGTTTGCATTTTATAAATAACATGAAATGTATTGTTAAACATACTTCTAAAATCATCTCTATGCTTTACACTTTGTATTTGTTGAGCAATGGGGTCGCCCCCACCATTGTAATATTTATTTTTCCGTGTAATCGTATTTTTGATGTTGGTCACGTTTGTTCCTTTCGCCTTATGTTTTAGTTTTGATTGTGTTTCACGATTTTTTGGCATAATAGTTATATTATGTCAAGATATAAGTATGTCGGTGTTAGTAATTTTCACGTCATTGTCTAAATGTACTCTTCTTCACTCAATTCGCCTGTACATTCTAGAAAGGGTTGTGGCTCTTCCGCGGTTACGAAAACTGTTTGCAGCTTTTGATTTTTCTTTGACGGCTTTACCGACTTTGCTTTTGTCGCTTTCTTCGCTGGCTTACGCTTTGACTTTGGCTTGACTTCTTCTTCCTCCTCCTCATCTTCCTCCTCTTCTTCCTCCTCCTCTTCTTCTTCTTCCTCTTCTTCGTCATCATCTACTACAAAATCGTCCTTCACGTAACCAGACTTAGTACGTGGCAGGTCATCGTCGTCATCATCTTCTTCCTCCTCATCGTCATCGTCATCGTCATCGCCAATATCATCAAACCCGCCATGCAAATAGTCGTAAATCGAATTCCATTCTACCTCACTTAAATTCACATACGCGTCATCTGCACCTTTGGCGAGTAAAATGCAGCTACCAAAGAACAGAACAGTGTCGACGGGCGGTGGGAATTCATATTTGTTCTCGCTGTTAGCGCGCCCGTCGGCCTTACCATACAAGCAAACGTGATATGACTTTCCATTCAAGTCGGGAACAACCCATTCAGTATACATTTTAAATCCGGTCGCAGACTTTAGCCCCGCCTTTTTATATAATTCGGCTTCGTCGAACTTTTTAATTGTTTGCTCGGTTACGGAGCCAGTTTTGTCAATAATTAGAACAGTGAGTGACATGTTTACTCTATATACACATCAAGTTTTATATTGGTTCGTTTTATTATTTTTATGTTTGCGGCTTTCACGTTAAAATCTACATATAGGATTCTGTGAATGATATATACAGGCTCATGCTCGATACACTATTCCACGTTATACTTAATATATTCATATCATTATTCATAATTTACTCTTGTCATAGCGGATGGGAATATTTGAAAAATACATATACGCATAAAAAGACAAAGGATTTAGTAAATACGCAAATTACCAAGTATCAACAAATGATGGAGGAAATGCAACAGTCTATTCAATCTTCGTCTTCCATTAGCAAAAACGACATACAACACATGGACGATGATTTGACCAAATTTATGGAAGAACAAATGTAATGATATTATATAATATTTACTATCATATCGAAAAGTATGCTAACGCCTAATTATGATGATGATGATTCTGGTTACGAAACTGACGCTACGATTCCTGACGAACACTATGATAGTGAAACGGAGAGAGCATTCAAAGCGAAAAATAGAAAACGAAAAATGTCCACGCCATCCACCCCCGAACCAATGAAGCGGGGTCCTGAACCTTCCACTGAAATTTTGAAGAAAACCGGCAGTCCACTATATACACGAATTGAAGGTTATGAAGGTATGGTGCCATATACAAGAAATTCTTCTAAAATTGGACAAATTCCATTAGATAGAAATGGCAACCCAATTGAATTGAAAGAATTACCGCAAAGTATCCAACGCAACTTATTTGAAGTTGAAATTAAAGGTGGTGTGACCAAGTCAAGAAGAAGACGACGCGCAAAAAAATCATCACGCAAAAGGTCTTCGCGTCATAAGCACAAAACTACACATAAACATCGAGCACGGTCTACGCGTTCCACGCATTAGGCGTATTGTTCTATTCCGGGTTTGATTGGCCGTAAATTACATATGTAAAGGGTATAAATGTAACGGTCCAATATTATACATCATCTGGTCCATCATAATATTCGATTATCATGGAACTTACTTCAAATCAAATGTATCACTTGGTTGAACGAATGCCAGACTTTGACCATTCGTACGAAACCATATCGCAAAAGGGCTATTCTGCCGACTACAATGTTGCTTTGGCCATACCCGTGGGCAAAAAAAACTATGCGTGGTTTACATTTTATCGTGACAGTGACGTTTGTTATATATTCGATTTAAACAAAGAGCGGAAAATCGTGAAATCAACCCGTATTATGAAAGAAGACCATAATACTCTCGGCAAAGGGACGATTTTATATGGAACCACCATTTTAGACGAAGCCACCCAATTATCGTATTTTGTTATCGAAGATATGTATTATTACAAGGGTATTCCGCTGACTAAACTGAATTTTTGTGAGAAATTGTTTTATATGAAGGATTTTCTCGATGCTGTTCAGGCGACTAATATTACAGTGTGTTTTAAGCTGCCGGTCATGTGGATGAATACATACAATGCGATTATATCTTCTGTTATTCCTGCGAATATTGTAGATACAATTGGATACCAGACACATCACATTCAGTATCGCACTGCAAATACAATTATGCCGAGTATCAATGTGGTGTTGAATATGAAAATTGTGCCGGTTGTGGAAACCAATAAACAGGTTAGCAAAGATAAACTCGAGTCCGCGCATATGACGAAATACATTGCCGATTTATTTAAACCGCAATATCGTCAAAGTACTGTTTTTAAAGTGATGGCGGACGTTCAATATGATATTTACCATTTATATGCGTATGGAAAGGAGAATTCACTCGAATATTATGGCATTGCATACATACAAGATTATAAAACCAGTGTTTTCATGAATCGCCTATTTCGCAACATCCGTGAAAATGAAAATCTGGACTACATTGAAGAAAGCGACGATGACGAAGATTTCCAGAATATCGAGCAAGATAAATATGTGGACCTTAAACGTACCCTTACTATGGAGTGCATATTCAACTCGAAGTTTAAGCGGTGGATACCGTCGAGAATTGCTCCCCATAACAGTAAAATTATTCATATTTCCCGCCTAGTAAAGAATTATGTGTATTGACATAAATCAAAGTTTTTGGCGTAATAAAAATATAGACTGTGGTTTCTGTGAACGGGATAATTATTATATTTAAGCATTATATACACGGAGAATGTCATTTTTAATGCGAAGAAAAAAAGGAGCAGGCGTAGGACGCGTTTTTGCGTTTGCATCAATTGCGAATCAGCCGCATGCATTGGAAAACAAGTATGTACCTGGGTCGGGCGTGGGTGCATCATCAATCTCAACTCGACGTGCCCTTAGTCGACGGGCGACAATTGTCAGGTCACCATCATTTACTGTTGGAAACCGTGTTACAAAAGATATGAGAAATCGTGATTATGATGATGAATTTGATCCGAACAATTTCCCCCTATTGTTCCCAGACATGGAACCTTTTATTCCAGACAACATAGTAGCGGGTGATAAAGGGGAAGACCGGTTGTTGGCTTCTCAATGGCGTGACCTTGGCGATGACGTGTTTGACGATTGGGGATTTTTTTATTTATATGATGTGAATTCGGGCAAATATTACTTTCCCCTAATAAATCCACAAAATGGTGATGATGGCGTAATTTACACCCAAATATTTAACGCATTTGAGCGAACTTTCACAATAAAACATGGTTGGGCAGCGCAGGGTATTTTTAAATTTGATATTTCAGTTGCTGACAGTTTGCCTTTCAGGTTTGGTGCTTATGGAAATATTGACAACGACTACGTTGCAGAGAGTTTGACGCACAACTATTCAATTGGTGGTCAAAACAAGACATTGTACTATTATGATTATAATGTTCCAAATGAAGACCCCGGCGAACGATTCTATTTTTATTGGATTCCCAAGACAACTTCGGAGAATTCTGCACAGACATACGATGTTTATTATGATGGAGATGACATGAGTATGCGTTCAAAAGTAATCACAACCGGACTAATTGTATATTTTGCCAAAACGAATGATGTCAAAGATTGGGTCATTAATGACCTTGGCAGTTTACTAAGTTAAGTTATATTGGCAAAGATTGCTGACAACAACAGTATAATTATTCATATATATTGCTGATGATAATTGATAATACATAAACCGATATTTTATGTATTATGCTAAGTTGGATTCCCGTTTGTTCATTTTATGACGGATTTGTCCAGTTTTATTTCCGGTAATACCTTCTTGTATATTTTCTTGTTTAATTTATCATGGTCTTCGTAGTTGCCGAGTGCATGCACACATGCTTTTGCGTAGAAATTGTATTCCGGGGTGTCCAGTTCTCTTGCTGCCGGGGTTGTTTGTACATAATGTTTTACAACGGCATAATGTTTGTTTTCAATGGTGTTAATCAACCCGTTCATCAGTGGTTCGTCTGCGGTGCTTTTATTCCAGGTTTCATTGTTTTTAATGTAGACAGTTTCTCGTTTCAGGTCGGTACAATGCAGCGGCCTTTCTGTAATTGCCATATTATTGAGTGCCTTGATGAGAATATTGCTCACGCTATCCACGTAGCCATCCCTGGAGATGGTTCGTAAATGATCCATGCCGATTTCGATTCTTTTGACAAATTCTTGGATACTTAACGCGTCTTTGCATTCATTTTCGAGGTATAATTGGACATTAAATGTTGTATTATTGCTGTTGATGTTAGAAGTGTTGTTGTTCCCGAGATGTGGAATCATTTCCTTCATAGTATTTTGAAGTTCCGCCAATTGTTTATCTTTTGCGTTCAATTGCAAAATGAGTTCTTTTACTAATACAATTAATTCACCCGAACCTGGCTCCGTGGTAGGTTGCGGTTTCTCTTCTGGTGTATGTATAAACGTATTTTCGAGTGGGGGTGTTGATGTGTATGTACATTTCTTTTTGTGTCTCCATAAACCAGTTCGGTCTTGATATTCCTTGTCACAAGAATCACACTTATATAGGGATTTTTGAGGACATATTTGTTGCGAATTTGTTGCTACCTGATGTTTACGTGTCAATAAATGCTTATTAAAATCTTTCTTATTGCTGCATAAATAGTCACATAATTCACAGTTAAACGATTTGGTAGGTTTTTTATCCAATTCAGTTGCCATTCGTTGATATAAAATAGCAACAGATATTATCCCTAAACAACCGCCCGCAAAATCCAAAAAAATTAACAGTAACAAATATTTTCATGGAAAATCGGGTTTCGCTGCATTATGCTTTAAAGTGGTTTTTTTATATATTCTGAAAAACTTATTGGGTCACTTTTCAAAAATGGACAAGGTAAAAGCATGTCCAAAAATCAAAAACGAGCCAACAAGTTTTTTTAATGTTTTTATGTGGGACCGGCCAATAGTGGGACATTATCAACTGCCAGTGTAATTGTTAACGTGCACCATCGCATTAAAATACTTGGATTTATCTGGAATTGGAGACGGTGTTATTGTTTCCACAGTTTGTTCTCGTTTTCGCCGTTTTATCGCTACTGCCCTTGTGCATTTTTTATCTTTTTTAACAACAGCCGCATGTTCGGTGCTGTCAAAACTCCATGACCGGCTGTCTATACTATCTCCGCTGGATTTGCGTGGTCGTAAACTCATATACATTATGCATAGAAATTTTTATATTCATATAATGTATAATGTCTGGAATCAGTTTAGCATCATCGCCGTTGACCGGTGGAAACGTATTGCCAAATACACTCACCGTGAATACTGGCGGAAACTCACATTTATATGCGTCCAAACAGGCGGGCGGACAAAAGCAAAAACAACAGCAAAAGCAACAAAAAAAGAAGCAGCAGAGCCGAAAGGCTAAAAAACAGTCTCGCAAATCGTCTAAGAAGTCGAGACAAAGCCGTAAAAACTAATTCCAATACATACGTGTATCCACTATTACTGCATAGTAGATACATAAATCATAAACTAACAATCACTTAGGTTCACCAAACATTTTCTTACTACCGGTGGTTCATCTTCGTCGTCTTCTTCCTCCCCATCTCCGTCTCCAACGCCAACTTCGTCCAGGTTATCGCACTTCGATTTTGTCCCCGGTTTGGGTTCATATATACGTTTCCATGTAGTATCCGTCGTCCAGTCCAGTTGCATATTTTTATATTTGGTCGAATCGATTTGTCTAATACGATAGTTGCATTTTTTGTAAAATCGGCGGCGCTGAAGCCATTGTTTTTGGAAATTGTCATGAGTATCTAAAATATCAACAATAATCGGGTTCTCGTGTTTAACACGCAAAATGCGCCCGACAGATTGAATAATATCAGTCTTCGGCGTCACCATCACCAACGTACTGAGTGTTTTAATGTCCAATGCTTCGGCCGCCATGGCATATGTCGCCAAAACGATTTGTTTGGATTCTGTTTCTTGCAATTTCGCTTGTTTCATACCGCCCACATAATAACCCACCGTCGCCAATTTGCGATGCTCAATCGAGTCATACAAATATGTCAATAGCGACCGATTATGACACAATATCATGATTTGATTGTCGGGGTTTTCCTGCAATAAATCGCCCAATACTTTGACAATGAAATCGCTACGTGGGCCAAACTCACATAATTTCACTATCATGCTGCTATATTTTGTATTTCCGCGGAAATCAACTTCCACTGCATTGAACCCTGGGTCGGCACATACATATTGTATTGCCCTGACACAAACTGGGTCATCGGCCTCGCGTTTTTCTTCATATATTTTATTGCCGATAAACATGTATAATACTCGGGTCAGCTTGTCTTTACGGTCCACCGTCGCAGAAATCCCGAGCATATACGGTGTAATCGTTTTAAACAATGTCCGCGAAAATTGTTCGCTTCCAATGCGATGCACTTCGTCAATAATAGTCAGGCCAAACGACGAAAATGCATTGGTATGATATTCTTTATCGTAGAGAGATTGAATCATTCCAATCACAATGTCTTTGTTTTCAATGTCGAATGTGGGCCCTTGTATTTTACCAACACGTGCGCTCGGCAAGAAGTCGGTAATTCGTTCAATCCACTGGTTCATGAGAAATTCTTTATGAACTAATATGAGTGTTTTTGTAGCCAACAATGAGATGATTTTCAGTGCCATAATCGTATTATGAGTAACTGTAAAATCGCCCAAGACAAAACGACGATTTCCGTCTATTTCAAATCCATAGTAGTCGTCAACGTCCAATTTTTCTATTTTTATTCGGGTATTCAATGCATCTTTTATTTGTTTTCTGGCGTGCGCCTTTTTTCTAGGACACTTTACTGGAATATCTTCCAACCCTTGCCCGGAAATACCTGCGTTGTAATATGTTCCTTCGCGTTTTTCGCCTTTATACATGCACGATTTCTTACATGCAGACTTATACGCAGCAAACCCCAATGAACGCGCTACAAATAAGATGTCGTCGAGTAACGTTTCGTTTTTTTGTATGATTTCATAACAATTGTCATGATAATAACCGTCCGAGTCAATTAACCCGGCGAGGAGTTCCAATTGTACACTGCGATCATTGCATTTATAATTGTGAGGAATGTGTTTGTTATTCACCAGGTTATTCTTTCGCAAGAAATCCATCATAAAATTTTTGTGGTCTTTTGTTAACGAATTAATACGATAATCATATTGAGACCCAGTATATTGTAAATATAGTGATGAGTGTTTATTTTGAAAACAATCTCCGGTTAGGTATTTTAAAACCGACGCCTCCTGGGTAGTAATTCCAGTTCCATTTGAATGCCCGTCGCCTAACCAGTAGCCAAGTAAATAAGGGTCTAGTTCTATCTGCACGTAATTAAATTTTATCGGTACACGATAACCAACGAGAACACCTCCTCGGCCGTGATATGATTTGGGCAAACTCAAATAATCCAACAGTGGTATATCAATGACCGTTCCCTTTGGGGTATGTTTATTCACGGCAGAACTGTATTTCAATGACAATATATGGCTTTCGTTGACTACATACGGGTCGCCTTTTGTTGGTATTACTTTGTACATCATTTCTCTACCCCGTGCCAGAGTTAATACATTCCTGGGCGTAGAATCATCTCCCATGATTGCATCGCCGACTTTTACGTCTTGAACCATTTTGATAGTACCATCATACATCAGTATTGGTGTGTTTAACCCCAAGCATTTACCTCTACCGCACGGAACCTCGAGTATGCCTCCGCCACCAGGACTCGCATTTTCGCTCGATAATGGTTTGGAAACGTGTTTGCAATAAATGTCCACGATATTTTCTTGATAGTCACGCAACGTTTGAACAAATGGCACCTGAATTGAGTCCCCAGTTTGAATCTCACATGCATCGGGTACGCCATAACGTTGAATGCCATAAAAACGCGGTAAATACATCTTGTTCGAATTCTCGCGATACACAGGAAATGCGCTCGATTCGTCGCCAGGATTTCCAAATTGCATGCCAGGAACAATCGGTTTGACAAATAAATCGCGCTTTAAAAACTCTTCTTCTTTTTTAGATATTTCGGTTTTAGGAATGGTGTATCCTTTTTTCCCGATATAGGAGGTTTGCCGAATCCGTTCTTTTTCTTCGGCACTAAGGACATGCGCATCTATTTTTGTTTGTGAATGGGTCGGGAATTTTTTCATATTAATTTTGAATTAGCGATGCATATAGTAATTTAGGACTTTTTATTTCAATTTTCCAAAGCACAAAATATAAATGTATTGTATATAATATAATGAACACGCCCAGCTTCTTGAAAAATATGACCCAAATGGAAATGGCCGTGGCCGCTTTGATGATTGTTTATGTTGTGTTACCCATCGAAGTGCCGAGCATGGTATGTGGAATCGTAGACGGACCTGTGGGTATGATTGCCGTATTTGCAGTGGCGGTTTACTTATTCTTTAACGCAAACCCCTTGCTCGCAGTTCTCTTCTTACTCGCCGGTTACGAGTTGCTTCGCAGATGCAGCAATGTGACTGGAACGCCGGTTATCATGAAGTACACGCCCACACAAGCGAAGAAGGACCAAAATATGAAGAAAATGAACCCGGTCAAGAAGAGCACATTAGAAGAAGAAATAGTTGAGCAAATGGCTCCTGTTGGTAGAAGCGAGCCCGCCCGGTTTATGGCAAGCGGATTTAGTCCCGTAGCTGACAATGTCGGCAGTGCATCCATGTATGTGTAAACAATTAAACCATTGAAGATTGGTATAAATCAAAATATTATGTAATAGCGTTATTAGAAATTACATAATATGGCTACGCCAGCGTATTAAGGTGTAGCAGACAAATAAATAGCAGGGGTTAGTGCGAAAATACTGGCAGGTATTAAACGCTTGAACCACGTAGATGAAACTTGTTCACTTGCATAGCTTGTTAAAAATAGACCCGGTATAGTTACTACCAACGCCCAAATGACAAATATTTTTGCAAATGTCCTTCCGTTATCTTGAGCAAGAGGTTTCAAATACAAATCGAGGAAGAATTGACCAATGTTTCGTAGACCACCGGTACTGGGCATATACTCCGGATCACTTGGATAGCTTGAATCAATATCACCCGTCGTCATAAACGCGGAATGCAATTTATTCATTTGTATCAGTGCAAATGAGACAATTAATACTACGCAGAGTCCAATGCCGTATTGTATCAATGAATAGTGCCCGGTCTTTGCAATGCCTCCCATAAATGCATCGACAATAGATATGATAAAAATTGCAATTAACCACAAGTCAGCAATGTAAATAAATTGCCGACGGGTTTCACTATCGCGACTCTTCTCATATTGTCTATTAATTTTATCAACGACTACATGTTTGTAAAACGGTGGGATGGTGAAATATGTCAATATAGAAATAATTAAAAACACACCAAAATTAATGATCATTTTGAAAAAGTCGATTTGGTTTTTCGAGTCTCCGTATGCACTATTAATCGGGACCGCATACGCTTGTATCGTTTCTGCACTTTCTCCGGTTGGCTGACAGTCAATATATATTTCACCGGTTGCACCTTCTTGTAGCGTAAATCCTTCTTGTGCCTTTTTCTCTTTGTTCATATTAATCACATTATAATTGGTCGGCGGATACACCTTGAATAGTTTGGTATCAACTGATAGTTTATTTCTAAAAACGTCTGCCGCGGCTTTATTCACTTGTAATGGGGTAGTAAATAAAAACACGTGGTTTTCGTCATCCACATAATAAACACAAGTCGTTTGTTTGGGTATGATGGTATTCAATTCAACCGTCATATCCGGATCGGTGCCCTCGCCGGTAATCATTTTCATTAATGTGTCAATTGAGTTATCCGTAGTTTTATCACTCATTTCTTCGACTAAAAAGCAAGTAAATACCTTTTGTGCTTGTTTATTTGCATTTGCATGTTGAATGACAATCTCTCCAATAATGCTGTTATTGGTTTTCGATGTAACGCCGGCAATGTTGCGATGTAATAGTCCGTATAAATACATGGTGTTTGCTACATATGACGAGGGGGTAATGCCTGCAAATGTAAAGTTGGGTTCTCGGTTTACGAAGTTAATTTTGTAGAATGTGTCCTTAAACGGAATTCGCTTTCCTTCGGTTTCTGGCAAATCCGTCTTTTTAATAGAATTAAACTTTTCATCGTTGCTATGTTCGGTAATATCTCGCTTGTTTACAGACGTACCAGTATATATGTATTTTATATTGTCATTACTAATATTTGCGGTGTCGTCTAATTTAAAGAATGACATATTATTGTATAAATAAACTATATATTAAAGATATAGTTTATTTTGCACCAATGTTCTCTAAATAGCTATATGCAGATAACATAATACATCTATAGATTATACTGGAATATATTGGAACATATTATTCTCATACATGGTTACGCGAAATGTATCATTGTAACCTTCCACATAAACAATATCGCCGTTGAAGATATCGTCGCATCCATATTCGCCGGTGCAGCTCTTGCCATTTACGCTAATCGGTAATTTTGTATTTAAATTGCCCGACCCAGATATCGTGTAATATTGCCATTTGTCGCGACCAGACATGTGTTTACGACCCATTAGCGGCAAAATCATTTCTCCTGCAACGTGATTCGAACGGGTTAATATACCGACTTGCTGGTAATCGTTCGATATACCGCGCGTTTGCATATTTACAGGTATTCCGCGTACATCGCCGGAGTTGCGCGGGTATATCACTGCATTACGACCAGGGGGTACATATGGGTCGTTAAATATGTCTTGTCGACTTGCAATAGGAACCATTTGTGGAATATTGGAACTCGTATTCACTAAAACAATCTTTTCGGTGGGTCCGGAACGGAGGGTGGATTCTTTGCGAGTATGGTTGTGCCAAATGTAGACAATCAACATAAGTATCACGGCCAACATAAACAATGTCATGTTCTCAATACATATTAAACCAGGAACGCATTTTTTTCCCATTTATAGTATAGTGGGAAAAAAACCTTTTATCTGATTTCACCGGGTTCTCTAACGTATGTATTGAATATTTCCTCGAATTGACGTTTTCCAATGCGGAATAAGTCACGGCTCTTACCGAAATTCTTTGGTATTTTTTCTTTGAATGTCACGCCTACATCGTTCGCTTTATTCTTGACTGCATCGACCTTTAATCGTTTACATAAATAACATTTCTCTCTTACTGGTTTTGGCCAATGAATAATATGGAATCCAGTAATGGGATATAAAAAATCATTTAATGTTTTTAGACCGTTGTATACACGTTCTTCCACATACGTAAAGTCAATTGAAACTTTCTTGAATGCCCATATTATAATCTTTATTGGTAAATAGATTATGTATAACACTGCATCGACAATATAATAGAATATGCAATCAAAGAAATTTTCGAAAAATTTAAATCCACAACCGACATAAGTGCTGATTAATTCACCTACATACAGTCCCAGAACATTGATACTTGAAACCCCCATCTTAAAGCTTTTACCAATTGCATCAAATTCCGCATTAATTCCGTTAAATATGTTCGCAAACCCGGCATTTATATTACGAATGCGCTTTGGTACAGAGCCTAAGAAACATATGATTCGTTTAAATGTTTGAATCATCATCTTGATTCCATTGATAATATCTGTAATGAACGACATTACACCTGGTTTATACTAATATAGTTCTATACATTTTTTTCAGAGACCACGACTATTGTACTTCATGAGGTTGGCGAGGGACAAGTACCGACATTTCGGCAAATTGATTCTTTGCACGTCTAAATTCTTTATCACCGCCCTCTTCCGTCATAATTTTAGGTATTTTTGTATCAAAAGTACGTTTCCATTCATCTGCGCGTTTAGATACAGCAGAACTTTTCAATCGAACACATGTAAAACAGTCTTTACGAACACTTTCTGGAAAATAAATTATATGAAACCCAAATATAGAATAAACAAACTGGTCAATTGTTATGATACCTTCACCGATTCGTTCAAATTGCGCTTCCATATTCACGCCAAACATGCCGCCGACATACTCGATCGGTTTTAATATGATTATTTTCAATATTCCACCAATCGATTTTAGTATATAAAAAAAGACACATTTATAGAAATTTTGAATAAATTTCATAATGCAACGTACACGGGACCCGGCATATTCGCCACCATATGCAAATAATGTGCCAGTTGATTCAATGCCTGCACTAAATGATTTCCCAATTGCGTCAACTTTTTTTTCAACCCCCAAGAAAATATTGCTGACACCGGCTGTTACATTTCGAGCACGCGTCGGTAATGAATTTAAAAAACAAATGATGCGTTTAAAGTTTTCAATCATGGTCATAATTCCATTCAACGGTACCCTGAACATTTTTTCAATTGCTTTCATGATTGCATCTGCAATCATCTTCGGTATGCGGGCAATTTTTTTAAATAGTTCTGCTATTTTCTTAAAAATAGACATATTGTATTAGTAATTTTTGTATATAACATGTGCATACAAAAATACAACATAAATAAGAGCGAATCTACAATGTTATTTCTTATAGTTTTATCATAAATGCTGCGTTATGGATTATTCAGTTTCCGGAGCATCGCCCCCATTTGCGAGTTTACCATATTGCTCGAATTTTTCAATGAAACTCTCGGCTTTCGCCAGTAACGGGTCAATGTCTTTCATCGTTTTCAATATGGACTCCTGGATTTTTTGAAAATCCTTGAAGTCACCCTGTAAATTATCATATAACATCTTCTTCTTCTCCGCCGTGGTTGGAGCGGTTGCTTTTTCAGCCGAAGCCGCGGATGCGTTTGCAATATCACTTACCGAAGTGGTAGCGGGTTTCGAAGTTCCATCTACGCCTTCCTTCATATTTTCGGCACCTTCGCTAATCGTTCTACCTGGGACATAATTTAATATGTAAGTCGCACATATGGCAACACCCAATACAATAATCATATTTTTGCTAAAGAATGACACTAAAAATCCAATCATTAGAAGCGTAATTATGGAATTAAAGTCTTTCACGTTTCCATACATGACAATTTGCACCAAGGCAATCACGCAGAGTGCGTACAATACACCGCGGTTGTGTAATAATTCCTGTGCAGGAATCGCAGATAATATTTGCTTGCCAAATTTGCTCATATTTATTCTGTTATAATGTATATAACGAAATAAATTCATTCTAAACCAGGTCGATTTTCCCGTCTTCATCTGTAGATGATGTATCATAGCTGACATGATATGTATGCGGTATTTCTCCACCGTATATTTCGAGTACTTCTCTCACAACTTCTTCACGTTGAATATCCTTATTATCAAATTCAACGCTGGTAATACTCGACGACCGTTTCCCTTTAAATTTTTCTAAAAAGTCTTCTAGTCCATTGGCGCCCTCATGTCGGTCTGGCTGATCTAAATCTCCGGTAATTATTAAACGCGTATTTTCGCCCAAACGAGTCAACAACATTTTCATTTGTGATGCAGTTGAATTCTGCATTTCATCCGCAACAATCCAACAATTTTTAAATGTGCGACCTCTCATGAATCCCAGCGGAGAAATCTCAATGGTTTTGTCTTCGATTAGTGCAGTCACTTCTTTGGGAGTAATAAAAGTATATAATATGTCATAAATAGGACGAACCCATGGTGCCATTTTTTCTTCCAATGTGCCCGGCAAGTATCCCAAGTCTTCGTCTACTGTGACAGATGGTCGCGTAAAGATTAATTTATCTACATTGCCCAATAGAAAATTCTTCACCCCGATTTCAGTAGCAAATAATGTTTTACCGGTTCCTGCTGGGCCGGTTGCCACAACAATTTTCTTGGTACGTTGACTTAGTAAATTGTGGTAGTCGCGCTGTGCTCCATTCTTCGGTTTTGTAAATTTTTCTTCTAATCGATTTTTTTCTAACGACGATAAATGCTGTATGTTATCATATAAACGCTTTTGCAATTGTAATGAGGTTTCATTGTCATCGTCGTTTTCATAATTAAAATCGCGCATCAATTCCTTCTCGTGTTGTTTTCTTGCTTTTCCTCTGCGTTTCTTGGGTTCACCAAGCGGTTGAAACTCATTTGTACTCATCGTTAGATATCTACAATATCCAATGATAATAATATCCCTAAAAAATACGCTCATCATAATTATACATTTGTAAATAACAACTTATCTACTGTAGTTCGCAGACAAAAAAAATCTATGTAAAACGATTCTCAGTAAAAATGAAACACCTAAAACCTTCCAAAACGAAATCGCAAATACCGCCGAAATAATAAATGCGACAATTATAGTCATTATAACATCGACAATCGCCACATTTGCAAATCGGTATGAATGCACCCCTTTATTCGGCTTGCCGAGGATATTTTTATATGGACAACCGCCACTTTGCATATTTTTACAAGGACAATTTCTATACGGCTTATTTTTACAAGGACAGTCTTTGCATGGAGGATTTTTACACGGACAACCACTGTACATCATTATGTATTATGGTAATATTTTTATTTCAAATTATTCCGTTTTTCAGCGTACAATTCTATTCGCAATATGCAGTCAAAAATGTACAATAGCATATTAACTATCTACACTGTAATTCAGTAATATATTTTTGTAAAGTAGATAAAAATCTACAGAGTATATTATTTAGAAGGAATATGGCAGAACCCGTCCAAACTGATGCTATTTTAACTCCTGACGACAATCGCTTTGTAATGTTTCCAATTCAGCACGATGACATTTGGAAGATGTATAAACGCCAGGTGGATTGTTTTTGGCGCGCTGAAGAAGTAGATTTGTCGAAGGATATGAACGACTGGAACAAGCTCAATGGCGACGAAAAACAATTCATAAAAATGGTGTTGGCTTTTTTTGCCGCGTCGGATGGGTTGGTTCTAGAAAATTTGGCGGTTCGGTTCATGGGCGATGTACAATTATCTGAGGCCCGCGCATTTTACGGGTTCCAAATTGCCATGGAAAATATCCACTCTGAGATGTACAGTTTGCTCATTGACACATATATTCAGGATGGCGCGGAGAAAAAACGGCTCTTTGAAGCCACACAAAATTATCCATGCATTACCAAAAAGGCGAATTGGGCCAAAAAGTGGTTGGGCGACAATCGCAGTAGTTTTGCGTCCCGCCTTGTTGCATTTGCAGCGATTGAAGGTATTTTCTTTTCCGCGTCGTTTGCTTCTATATATTGGATAAAAAAGCGAGGTCTAATGCCCGGACTTACATTGTCGAATGAATTCATTTCGCGGGACGAAGCCCTACATACAGAATTTGCCATTTTATTGTATTCAAAACTACAAAAGAAATTAAACAAGAAGCGTATTTATGAGATTATTCAAGAAGCAGTTGAAATCGAAAAGGAGTTTATTACAGAAGCCATTCCGTGCCGTATGATTGGAATGAACTCCAAACTCATGATACAATACATTGAATTTGTTGCTGACCGTTTGGCGCTGCAACTCGGCTATGATAAGATATACAATTCGCACAATCCGTTCGATTTTATGGAATTGATTAGTATGGAATCCAAGGTCAACTTTTTCGAACGAACAAACTCGGAATATGCGCTTGCCAACAAAACCGTTGACAACGATGTGTTTGAATTCAAGGCGGATTTTTAGTCGACATTAGTCATTTACATTTACACCTTTGAAGAATTACACAATGATAACATAACAATATTTTATCATTTTTAGAAGATTATATACATATATGTATAATGACTCAACCAAACCCCATTTTGGAAAAAAATATTGATATTGTGAGATTGTTATCGCAGAAAAAGAAACAAGACCCTGAAAAATTTAAACTCTTAAATCCACTTATTGTGCGTGAAGACTTTGGACAACTGATGCAAAGCCCGAAATTAGGGAGAACCAATGACGATATCAGAACTGCCGTGAACCTATGGTGCAAGAATCGCAGTGAAGCCATAGAAAAATATGGAAATATCAGCGACTGGAACGTATCTAATGTAACTGATATGTCGGATTTATTTAGCAATTGTTCCGAATTTAATGACGACATAAGCAGATGGGACGTGTCCAATGTTACCGACATGCACCGTATGTTTGATAATGCAAGAGAATTTAACCAACCGATTGGAAATTGGGACGTGTCCAAAGTTACTGATATGAGTTTGATGTTTGAAAATGCAAAAGCATTCAACCAACCGATTGGAAATTGGGACGTGTCTAATGTCACTTATATGTACAATATGTTTCAAGAAGCAACCGCATTCAACCAACCGATTGAAAATTGGAACGTGTCTAATGTCACTGATATGAATGGGATGTTTAGTCGTGCAACGGCGTTCAATCAACCGATTGGAAATTGGAACGTATCTAATGTTATCTACATGAGTGCCATGTTTGTTAAAGCAAAAGCATTTAACCAATATCTTGGTAAATGGGACGTGTCCAAGGTTACTGACATTCGGTTTAATGATACAAAATCATTCAACGAATATACTTTGAGTCTAGAAGATACAAGCTTGCGCCAGATGTTTGGTGGTGCAATATCAATGGAGAAAAAAAACCTTCCCGGTCGCAGGTTGTGGAAGTTATGGGGCGCGTCAAAACAAACACGCAGGATACAACGCAAGCCCAGCCGAAAACATTCAAGAAAAGGAAAACATTCCAAAAAACGTGGTGACAGAAAAACCCGTAGATCCTAAACGGACTGCTTGTCACAGTGTCATCGTGACAATCAACCGTTCTATTTACCAATTATTTTCAAGACTAAGGAGAACCCGTGCAAAATTGACATATTATTCATGTGTAATAATATATCAAAAAACCATACAACAATGACAACGTGTTTGGACCTTAATGCTTGCCCAAACGATAAAATGTACAATGTAATGTGTAATTTCTCTATTGGAATCAACAATTATGCATGCAATCCCAAAACGACGTGTATACGAGCAGATGGAATATATGATTGTTGTGGAAAGAATATAGTACAATGCGTAGTAGATGCAGCGTCATTGCGCATGCCTACAATTCAGCCGACCATATCGGCGAATGATATACCATGCGATGAACAATGCAAGCCAGAATATAGAATAGATACATGTCATTGGTACGAAAGTAAGCAACTAAACATAATATGTAACGACGAACACGATAATTACTGTTGTTCTCAAGACAGAGAAGAATGTTGCAGAACCAACACGACCGATTTATACATTGTATTTGGTTGTATTGCGGGTATAATGGTATTATTCGCATTTTACAAGTACGTAATTAGAAATAATACTAAAATTATTCCATTAAAACCACATACACCAGCAACAACCGTACCTCCAGAAAAATATCAACTCGCAGTCTTTGTATAATACAGCCCTATGCACCAGGCTCTGCACCAGGAACCGCAGGAACCGTGTCATTTTTTGTTTCGGCTTCAACCTTATTATACAGTGCCAATGTTCTGGCACTCGCATCGGTCGCTTTCACATACTTTGGCATCCAAAAATACGGAACTAACTTACCATGACCGGGGTAGTGCTTCTCAAATATACTACGATACAAGAACTGTTCTGCATTGCCGGGTAATAAATAGTTGTTTGTAGTCGAAATTTTTGTAAATTCGGTCGTATTATTTGCGGTCAATGTAGCATGGGCATGTTCTTGTATAATGGTATACAATGACCTGGACTGTTGAGAAACCCCGTCACTGAATGCTTCTTTTCTACGCCATAATACATTCGTAGGCAATAGTGGTTTACCGTCTATATTTGAAAATCGCGAACCATCAAATGCATCTCGTATTAAATACTTCTCGGGTCGTTTTACACCTGGGTGAAATCGCATACCAAACGGAATAGTCAAATAATATTGTAGCCATTCTCGGTCCAGGAACGGCGTTCGCGGTTCCAGACCGTGAGATGAAATGGATTTGTCAGATCGAAGCACATCAAACATGTATATGTCTCCAATTAGACGTCTGCATTCTCGGTCAAATTCAAGTGCATCTGGTGCGTATGCCATATACAAATATCCGCCAGCAAGTTCGTCAGAGCCGTCCCCATTAAAGATAACCTTTGCCTCGCTGTTTGCCGATATGTATTTTCCCAGCAACCAATTTCCAATACTCGCGCGCACGGAAGTTGTGTCATAGCTTTCAATGTCAACAATCACATCAGGGATTGCCTTTAAGAAGTCCTCCTCTGTCACAATAATCTCGGTATGTTTTGTGCCCAAATAATCTGCTACAATACGTGCGTACTTCAAGTCTTCTGCATTCTCAAGACCAATGCTATACGTTTCCAGCGTAGGCAGACCATTTTTTTTGTGATATTCATTCACCAGCGCAGCAACCAAACTACTATCAAGTCCGCCAGATAACAAACATGCAATAGGACGATCAGTTGTGCAACAACGTTTGTGCACCGCACTCATTAAATACTTTTGAATGTTGGCCATGTAGGTTTCATATGGTTCTTCGACAGAACATGACACAAATCCGGGACGTGTGTAGATTTTATTCAATTTCGATGGCCGCCAAAAAGAAGTTCGCTTAAACGGTAGTTCATAGTGTGAGTAAGTACCGGGTGGAAATTGTTTGACAACATATCCATGAGTTGCAATCGAGTCCATGTTTGTAAGCTGTTCGTCGTTTAATTTGTTACACATATCGGACAATTGTTTCAACTCACTTGCGAAACCAAACACACTACCCTTTTGTAGTTTCGTCGGCGATAAAGTGTAGATTGGTCGCACCCCATATGGGTCACGCGCAATGTACATACATGCGGTTCCACCGAAATTACTGTTATCCATCAAGCAAAATGCAAACTCGCCGTCCAATAACTGCAATGTGTGTTCAATACCATATTTTTTGTATAAATGGATAATCACCTCACAATCTGAGCTGGTTGTGGGTGTCACATTCATTAATTTGTATAATTCCTTGTAATTATATATTTCGCCGTTGCAAATTAACGTGACGTCTTTAATACGAATTGGTTGATTCGATTCACTATTTAGCCCATTTATCGCAAGTCGATGAAATCCAAATGTGGCGTTTACTGTTGCTTCTTGGATAACCGAATGTTCAGGTCCGCGATGCTTGCCCTTTAGAAATTGTTTATGAACATATTCTCGGGTGAAAATATTACAATTATTTAGCAATGCAAAAATTCCACACATATTTGACTGATATTAATGTATCATGAATATTGTCTTTATGCAGTTTGGTTCATCTAATTACATAAATATATATTTGTAATGTATACATTCATTACAAATGAACAAGATTTTTGACATTTTGCCCTCATTAACTACCGAACAAAAAGAAAAGAAAGTGAACGGAGCAAAGGCGATTGATAACTTTACTGTTAAGAAATGCCCGCTCATGGATAATTTCGAAAATATGGACCCCACCACAATGTGGAAGCCGCTGATTGGGGCTCCGGTTCAAATTGTGGCCAATCCAGATAGCGTGAATGCAAAGATTGTTATCGAATCCGGCGGAAAGGAATCAATGTTTGTGTTAACCGATTCATCGAATAACGTGGTTGATTCCTCCAATAATGTCGTAAAACCTGCTCTAAAAAATATGCTTCCCAAAATTCAGGGAATAACGGATGAACCAGACGAAGACAGCGACGATGATGAAGGAGTTATGCAGAATATTACTAAATTAGACACTTTAACAAAGGTTTATACGGGAGCATTGTCGTTGGTGGGACTGTTTGTATTATATCGTGTGGTAAAGAAAACAATTTAAACCATTGAAGATTTAAAATGGGACATTTTAATTCGTCAAGGGTCGGATATCGGTAACGATTTGAAATACGCCCCCTATGGGGCGTGTCCCATTTCAAATCTTCACCGGTATAAAATATGGAAACAATGGAAGAATTAAAATATCATATTTTAATTATTCAAGGGTGTAAACCAACGAAGAATTTAATCTGCAGGTCGGTTTAAATTCTTAGTGGCGAGTGACTGATAAAGAGTTAAATCCTATCCCAGAAGGGGGTCATTTAAATCTTCAATGCTTTAAAGCTGGTAGCGCTTGTACAACTGCAGAGCAGTTAACCCACCGAAAATCTGGGCCATGCAGTATGGCAACACTTCAGACACGGGTAATTTACCTGCAGATGCCATGGCAATAGTCACGGCAGGGTTAATGTGTCCACCAGAAATCTTGCTGGTTAGCAAGATGGTAAGCGCCAACGCGGCACCAATAGCTAAAGGATTTCCTGTCGCAAAGATAACGTAAATAAAGAACGCAGCACCAAAAAATTCAACTAAATAACTGTACATTAACAATATATTGTATACTGTGAAAAGAATTTGAACCAACATGGAAACGAATTCAAATAATTAATATTTTGCCATCAAATAAGGTATGTATCTTATGGTGGCGCTTTCGCTTGTTAGACTTCTATTTATTTTGCATGGGCTGCTTGATCAACATGGCCAACACATTGACACTATTTCTACAAATATCGCAATTGTAAACCACAACATAACATGTATTGTAGATACACGTATTTAATGATACAAATAGCTTCCATTATTTCCATAAAAATCCTTAATGTATTGATTTTGCACCACCCCACCGACTTTGTTATATTGAACCGGCGAAAATGTGGGTGTGGGTGCATTCGTAGTTCGCGCATTTTTTTTCGGCGGGGCAACAGACCCTCCCGCGCGGGCTCTACGACGAGCATTATCGGCAGTGTTAATATCATTGTATGTAGTGAACGAAAATAGTCCACCGCTCGCATTTAATGATCCTTTCCCGACTGCGATGTTGCGACGATTTTCAACCACGCTTGACGCATCCCTGCTACCGAACCACTTCTTGTCTAACTTCACCTGAACTGGTTCGGGCGTAGCAGGAAGAGTTTCCAAATAAGTATGTCTGGCCATATTGAACGATGCCTGGTTGTCACTGGTACTGTCTTTTTGCGGCATGGGTTTTGCACCAGACAATGCACCGTTGTTTATATTTTGTATACTATACTTCATTTTATACATATCACAATGATCCTATAACATAGTGATATAAATTAAACCCTTTAAAATTAAAATGGGACATTTTAAATTTTAAGGACCAGATATCAGTAACGATTTGAAATGACGCTCCAATGTACAGTTAGAGCGTGCAATTTTAAATCTTCGCTTGTATATATTGTTGACTAAATTACCGGCGTACTGCCATAAGGTTTATGCGAATCGTCGCCAAAAGTTGCATGATTAATGTTTTATATCATTGTAATTCTTGTTCATGGCGCGGAGCTTGCGGAATCGCACATAATCAGAAGAATCTGATACAAATTTGGGGTTGCATGACGCACCTTCGACGCCAGTTCCGTCGCACTGACTAATGATCGAACCAATGTGACCTTTCCATCCAGGCTTGCTTGCATTTACTTGATTGGGTCCACCACACACGTAATTTGGACGAGCGAGGAAATCACCTAAATTATTCACCGCGCGAAAAGGAGTTATTACACGCTTGTATCCATTAATTGTCCCGATGGCGTTTATTTGGTTCCATCCACGACGAAGAACACCTCTGTCGAGAGACTGTTCTCCATCTTTGTAGTTTGTAAGTGTTTGTTTTGGGGAAATACCGTTTATTGTTGACATCACTTCTATAATATAGTATATGACAATATAATTTATCCATATATATTATAAAACGTATTGTGAATGTCACGTAAAAAACATTCCTTGCGTAAGCAGAATAAGCATACGCAAAAGGAAGATTATGTATCGTCAAATCAATATTTAGAATCATTGTTAGATGAAACACAAACAATTAGTTATGATCCCGCGTGTGTACGTAAGAAAAGTAACTTAAGTAAAGGCCTCGATAAATATAAATTTGACTCCGTAAATTTTTCCGGCGAAGAATTACTAAATAAAATACCAACTATATCGCCAAAGTTACATGAATTGCTTGGAAAAATCCATAAATTGGATACAGCAGATATGAAAGAACACGGCAAGAAGTTTAAGCATTTCATATTCTCAGATGTGAAATCAGGGGCGCATGGAGCGAGATTAATTGCTTCCGCGCTCATTGCAAAGGGATATCATTTGGGATATTCTGCGGAACTAAAGAAGCCGATTGATAAAGAGGCTGCGTCTGCCACAGCAATCGCGACCGAAGACGAAACAGAAGATGCCCCCGAAAAACGAGAACATCGCTACAAAAAACTCGAACTAAATACAGACGCAGAACTTATGCGATATCCAAACACGAATTTCTTTTTATTATCTTCTGTCATGGTCTACGACCAGCCTATTACTGTTGCCGCTAAAAAACAGATGTTGGCCAAATTCAACCAACGACCCGAGAACATTCACGGCGACTTGGCCCGAATTATTGTATTAGATAGTGGATTCAAAGAAGGGATTGATTTGTTCGATGTAAAATATGTTCACATATTCGAGCCATCGATTGTTCCCGCTGACCAAAAACAAGTTATTGGTCGCGGTACCCGCACATGCGGACAAAAGGGGTTGGAGTTCCATCCGTCTCGAGGGTGGCCGTTGCACATTTTTGTATACGATTTGGCGATCCCTAAGAAGGTACAAGGCGCCTTTTTGGGTGCAGAAAACGCGATTGACCTGTATTTAAAGTCCATGAACATTGATATCCGCCAATTTCATTTCGCACATGATTTGGAAAAATCCACTGTTCTTGGGTCTGTCGATTATGACTTAAACAAAAATATTCATACGTTCTCCATTCCATCCGCCAAAAACATGGAACGCTTACCTGGCGGCAAAGAGTTTATATATGGCGGTGCACCCAAACTCCGTATTCGTTCGCCGGTCGCAACAGAAACAACATCGAAAGTTGCCCTGCCCGGACATTCTGTGCAATTGCGCAAAACATACCAAGCAATGCGTCAATACATTAAAGACTATTTCAAAGAATATACATGGGATGTTGTGAAAATGACCAATATGTGTGCGGAGAATATGAACGGCGGTGGAAATGTTCTCAAATATACACCGTCGCAAAACTTCATTCGCAATTATTTTACACCGTTAAATCCATGCAAGGGTATGTTATTGTGGCACTCGGTGGGTACAGGAAAGACATGCAGTGCGATTGCCACTGCGACCAGCAGTTTCGAAAAACAAGAATATACGATTTTGTGGGTAACACGAACAACACTTAAAAACGATATTTGGAAAAATATGTTCGACCAGGTATGCAATGAAAGTATACGCAACAAAATCGAATACAGTGACGATTTCACCATGCCGAAAGAGCATTCCAAGCGTATGCGATTGTTGTCAAAATCATGGAAAATACGGCCGATTTCGTATAAACAGTTCAGTAATTTGGTGTCGAAGCAAAACAGTATTTACGAAACACTGGTCAAAATCAACGGAATGGCGGACCCATTACGAAAAACGCTGATTATTATCGACGAAGCTCACAAATTATACGGTGGGGATGATTTATCTGGCATTGAACGCCCGGATATGAATGCATTACATAGTGCGTTGATGAAGTCTTATGAAATTTCGGGCGATAACTCGGTGCGACTCATGTTGATGACGGCAACGCCCATTACAACAAAGCCCATGGAATTGATACAACTCATCAATTTATGTAAACCATTGAGCGAGCAAATGCCCGCATCTTTTGATGAGTTCTCGAATGAATATTTGGACGTTCAGGGCGAGTTTACTGAGACGGGTCGTTATAAGTATTTGGATGATATTGCCGGATATGTGAGTTACTTAAATCGCGAAAAAGACGCGCGTCAATTTGCACAGCCGATTGTTACACAAGTCTCTGTACCCATGGTGAAAAATGAAGAATTAATCGAGAAATTCGATAAGGCGTTCATGCGCGAACAAATGAACGAAGAAACCAAGGAGCTGCAAATGAAATTGGTCGAAAAGGCCAAAGAAATTGAAGGGGAGTTGAGTGACTTAGACCGAAACAAATTCGGCTTTTTGAAAAAAGAAGTTTGTGAAACATTTGACAACGTCCCGAAGAAACAATGTGATAAGGTTGTCAACGCCAATATCAAAGGAATGGTTGCAGAACTAAAACAGTTGACCGCTGGAATACGCGCCGAAATGAAGGAAATGAAAGGGCTCATCAAAGCGAAAAAAGGTGTGAAAAAAGAGACCCTTGGCAATATCAAGGAGAACATTGAACAATATTCCGACGAATACGAAGAATACAAAGAATCAGTGTTGTATAATATTAAGAAAGAATGTGCTGTAAAACCAGATAGCGGAACAAGCGCACTAAAAGAGAACATTAAATCACACCCTGCGATTGCCGAAATTGACACGAAATTGGAGGAATATACTACACAAATTGAATCCATGTCGCAAAACCTGAAAATACGAATGGATGCACACAAACAAAAACTCGCCGAATTACGAAAAATGTTGAAGAATACCCAGTACAACGATTTGGAGCGTAGTGTAATCCGCATGACATTGAAAGACCACCAAAACGAACATAATAAAACTATGAAAATTTTGAAGAAAGAAAACGCACAGAAGGAGAACCTGCTACAGAAAAATATCCAACATTTGACAAAAGACCGCGAAAAACGGTTCAAAAAAATACAAAAAACTATTAAGAAGAAAATCGGCGTGAACAAACAAAAAATCAAGGAACAGGCGCGTGAAGATACGCGGCTACGCAAAGAATTGCGCAAACAATCCGATTATAAAGAAGAAATCACGAACAAACAAATCAATGACCTTGTTGAAACGTATCGCGCAAAAATGGTGGATGAATTGCACAATTTAGATGAGAGCATGTTAGAGAAAGAGCGCGCAAAAGAGGATGAAAGACAGCGTAAAGCGGATGAACGCGAACAGAAAAAGTTGGCTCGAGAACAAGAGCGCGAGCGAAAAGCGGTGGAACGAGAAGAAAAGAAGAAAACACGCAAAGCAGAACAAGAAAAAAAGAAAGCCGATCGAGAACAAGCTCGCAAAACAAAGAAAAATGCGAAATAGTGTGAAATAACCTGGACCAATTTATGTTTTCCATACACAAAAACATAAATAATACACAATCTATGTATATATAGAACGAACATACATGGACCATATAGACAATGACCGCGACGATGCAGTTGCTGATACAAGTATGTTAGATGAAGCAAGTGAAATTGACGACACATCTATGCGTGAATCAATCGATGATTTAGAGAACACAGTCACTACTTCGGAAATCGACCAACTAACATTGACGTTATTAATGAACAAAAATCATTATCGAAAATACATATCGCAAACCAATCCAGAACAGCATGAAGTGGAGAACCAACGTATCGCGGACAATCGTAAATATAGAAGCCGTATACTGGATTTAACAAGTCGTTTGTTGGATTCGCCTGATACGCAAATTACGACAGACGTGGATCAAATATTTGTTGCGTATACAAAACGCTTGGTTCAGTATTTCAAAATGCAGGATGTAGAGAAACTAAACCGCTCACATAATGGCTGTTATGAGAAAGACGACGAAGACGAGGATGTTCTGTTTGGAAATATGGATGAGACACCTACTGCCGACCAAACCCCAACCAGTTCATTTTGGGGGAAAGACAGAGTAGTAAAAAAGGGCAATTTACCGGTGGCAAGTTACGATATGCGCATGTTCTCCAAACGATGAAATAAATTGTTATAATATATATTTTATTTGTATATTATAAGAGAATTAATGCCGACGAATACAACGCGTCATAGAAAGAAACAACATCGACGCAAACATACACGCAAATTTAAGCGTATGAACTGTAATCCAGGTACGTCCGGAAAAACGAGCGTAGCCGATAGTTGTTTAACCGATGATGTACTTGTACAATTGAAAACGTCTTTTAATGCGAGTCACCCAGATAAGCGAATTGTATCAATGGAACCGAAGAGCATATGGACAGAGTTAAAGAAGAAGTTGAAAACGTGCGACAAGGAGGACTGTTGGTTGGATACGATTACCGACCCGTTAGTACGTCGTAAGCTCGACAAACGTTCATTTGCACCCGACCACCCATCATCATGGAATGCACACCCTGACGAATGGCTTTCTAATTTTGATATTGCAGATGTTCTCAAACAATACGAAGAAACGTATAAAAACTTTGTATTATTGGGGCCATCGCCAATTGATTTTGACACGCGTTTACCCGAAAATGGCGGAGACTGCGTTTGGGAAGAACTATGTAAATTTCAGGTGAAGAACTATTTAGAGTCGGGGAAAACAAAAATCGGGATTGTATTTAATTTAGACCACCACGGACAAGGAGGGTCACATTGGGTATCCATGTTTGTCGATTTAGAAGACCAATATATGTTTTTTATGGACAGCGCGGGGGATAAAATTCCGCGCGAAATCGATGCATTGGCAAAACGTATTATTGCGCAAGGACTTGATTTAGAAACACCCATGCATATACACTTTCATGAAAATTGTCCCATGGAGCACCAATATGGAAATAATGAGTGTGGTATGTACTCGCTGTATTTTATTGTCACCATGTTGACAAATAAGACGGAAAAGAAAGTATTCAAAAACTATATGGACAAAATCGCGTTCTTTAAGAACAAACGTATACCGGATAAATATATGAATCAATACAGAAAGAAGTATTTTAATTCGTAATTTTTTATCATTATAGTATAACTTTGATACTTATACTATAATCATGCCCCCAAAACCAAAAATAGTAAAAAAAGCTACACTTGTTAGCACCGGAACTAAATCGACTGTAGATGCAAGTACCGGAACTGAAACTGATGCAACACAATCAACAACAGAAACTCTCAATGCTAAAACAAAGGAGGAGTTAATTGAAGAGTTGGTCAAATTAATTAACGATGAAAATAAAGACGCTGGCACATGCAATAGTGATAAAATTAAAAACGCATTGATGTCATTTATTAACAAATACAAACCTACACCGGTCGCGGTTCCAGTTACAAGTAAAGATATTGATATCGTTATGGATGTGTATGCGGACAAAGATAAAAATAGCAAGGGGTATAATATTTATAATTATAAGGTTCGTGCTGCAAACGAAGAATATCCATTTTCAACCGATGATGAAGTGAAGTATTTTTTAAAGCACTTGTTTGGATATATTGAAAACACGAATTTGCCGATTGAAGCGCGCAAAGAAGATATTTCCAATTTTTTTAGATCATATAGTAAAACCTTTAAAGAAATACCGGTTTTAGATGCACAAGTCGCACTTGGCGGCAGCAAACATAAATCTCGCGCAAAAAGTTCACAAAAACGTAAACGCAGAAAGCAGTCTAATACCAAAAAACGTGGGTCCAATAAAACTATCAAAAAACATTAACCGCTGAATATATATAGATATAATGACATATTCATATACAACATGTCATTATACGTAGTCCCCGAGAACCAGGAATTATTATGGAACGTCATCAGTAAAAATGCATACATTCAAGACTTTTTTGCGCCATATAATCCCGAAAAGAAAAATGAATGGTTCAAAGCGATCATACGGACATTTTATGAAAGATATAAGCTACAAAAACTAACGGTGGCAGACTTGAATACTGTGAACAAAGAAACCATCGCATACATGATACAAAATGTACGTGAACAAATCAGTCAACCTGTCGCGAAAACGACCCCGCCTACACAGGCGACCCCCTCGTATCAACCTGCGAATTCATATTCGATACCTACACCGCCGATTGTCCCCGATACCCGACAAGATATTTACGCAAAAGAATTTGAACAGAGACAACAAGAATATGCGAACCTGAATAAAAAAGTCGTACCGGCCAATGTAAATTTCACGGAAAAGGCGGACGATGGAGTAATCCAGAATATGGACGAACTTGTAAAACAGCAAATGCAACAACGTGCATATGAGATGTCGTTGATACCGCCGCCAATCAGTAAAATAAGTCAACCTGCTACGCCTCTAACGCCACCTGTAAACACGTTTGCGCAGACTGCTACGCCAAAACTGCAAATAGATCCAACGTCGAATATTGAAATAAGCATTGAAGAAATTGGTTCGGCCACTAATAAAAAGAGTGTTACATGGAAAACAGACGATCCTGATATCAATCATGTAAATCGGTTAGATGCCGAGATACTGGTTCTCCGTGAATCCATAAATAATATTACAGAGCAGTTTGTACAATTAAAGCAGTTGTTCGAGTTGTCACAAACCAGCATCGCCGAACTAAAAGAAACAAATGCCGGACTGGCAACAAAATTAAACGATACAATCGAGTTGTCGAAAACCAACATAACCGAACTAAAAGAAGCGAATGTGGGACTGGCAACAAAATTAAATAATTCGGTTGAGTGGTCGCACCTCAGTATAGTCCATTTGAATGAAGCCAACACTGGACTCGCAATGAAATTAAACGAATTGCTGGCAAAAACGGTAGCAATTCCACAAGAACAACCGCCTGCACACATTCCAAGCCCGGATGAAATCAAATCAACCATGGAACGTATATTAACACAAATCGATAACGAATAGATATTTCATATTTATTAGCAAAATATAATAAACACATCCATCTTGTTTATTATATTGCAAAGTTTTCATCATGGAACTATTTGAACACACATTCTTCATTAATTTGGACCATCGCACTGACCGACTGGAACACATTACCAAGGAGTTCGAAAAAATGGGAATCCAAGCTGAACGAGTGCAAGGAATCCAGCCGAAATCGCCTGCGGTTGGGTGCACGATGAGCCACATTAAATGTCTGGAGCTCGCTAAGAGCCGCGACTATGAACAAGTATTTATATGTGAAGATGATATTACGTTCACGGATCCAGAATTGTTCAAACAAAATATTACCAAATTTGCCGAAAATGAAGATATTAATTGGGATGTTTTATTGGTAAGTGGAAACAATCGACCACCTTGTCAAAAATTATATGAATATGCCGCGCGCGTATTTTACTGTCAAACTACAACTGGATATATTGTTAAAAAAGAATACTACGATAAGTTGATTGCAAATTTTAAAGAAGGACTGGTACATTTAATACGAAATCCTACAAATAAATTTGAGTATGCGATTGATAAATATTGGCTACGCCTACAGATGCAAGACTATTGGTATATTATTACACCATTAACTGTGACACAATATGATAACTTCAGTGACATTGAGCAAAAAGACACTTCTTATAGTGGTCTTATGTTAGATTTGGATAAACCATGGATTGAGCGTCAAATGCAAATGAAAAAAATGTCATTTACATAAATTATAACCATCATTGTTTTTTAACTTTAATTTTCGAAAAATAAATCGTCTTCTGTATTTTCTATTTCCGGTTCGGGTTCAGGGGGCAGCTCATACATTATTTTTAATTGTCTCCATTCATCAATGTGATTGAAATAATATTGGCAATTTCGCATGACAGCTGCAAAAGACGCTCCGCTATGACTTTGATGTGCTAATGCGAACCCAATGAGGTTGACCCGGTTGTCCGGCGAACTTATAAACCCGCATTTTTCGTTGAAATTCTTCACGAAATCAACCAGATTTAATTCACTAATAATATCCATTGCTTCCCTGACCATTACATAATCTGTATTGTCCAAGGGTGTTGTCATTCTTATAGATTTTTCACACAAATTTATAAGAATATAATGCACGCGTAACCAATCAATTTTTGGGACGGCTGGTGCCATTATTTTTCATTTTTAATACGAAGAAACGTGGCCAACACATTCTTATTTTTTTCTTCATATTGCATTGTTTTTAATTTATCGGCATATTCTTTGTGCATCATTTGTTCTCGATATTGTTGATTTTGTTGTGCCAATACACGTTCCGCTTCTTGTTTTTCGAGAGGGGTCAACGATTGTTTACCTCGTTCTCGCATCATATGGTCAACTGACGAATATTGTTGCACATTGTGTATATCTTTTTCGCTTACACCAAAAACCGTCTGGTCTTTGTGTACTTTGCGCAAATCGTCGAATTTTAATTTACTAAACGGATCACTGCTTACATAAATGTCGTCATTTTCGTCGTCATATATTGAATTTCCAAAATCACTATTCATGTATAGGTTCTCAACACCTCTATATTTTACCATGCCGCGTTGAGTATCTTTAATTTTGTCAAATACCTGGCCCATGTTTTGTGTACTCACTTTTTCGGTCGTTTCATATGTCGCCGTTTCGTTTGTAAACCATTGATTTCTGTCTGGATTGGTTTTAGTAACCATGTTTTTGTCAAATAATTCATTGAAAGTAGTGTTAAACTGACGTTTGTCCATCGATTGAATGTTCTTGCTGACTGCATTAACCGTTGCTTTATCGTTTGACTGATGTCCTCCATCATATACCCGTTTTTCGGTGGTAACCGGTAGATTCTGCTTGGTTTGGTTCTCGTAAAATTTGACAACAATATCAAAAGCCTTTTTGTAAAATAAAAAATACTCCGGCGACAGCTTCGATTTATCCGGATGTGTCATAAGAACCTTTTTCTTAGCGCGTTTCATATCTTCCAATGTAATAGAATAATTCAAATCAAATAGTCCAAGTAAATCTTGCAAACTATACATGTGAATATCCAGATTATATTGTTTTTGTGACATTTGCAGTGTAAAGATTTTGTATTTATTATACTATTTCGATAATATTTATGTATATTCTTACGTAAATTACATAAAACATAAAAGCTATATATACTATACAAGATGGGATTGCCAATTATTACACATTATGAAAATAGAAATGCATTTTTTGATTCCCTAAACAGCAACCCTGGACTAATTATTGTGAAATTTGGGGCCGATTGGTGTGGGCCATGCAAACTAATTGAAGCAGATGTGCATCAACATTTTGAATCTATGCCGGACACTGTCCAATGTGCAATAATCGATGTTGATAAGTCATTTGATTTGTATGCATTCATGAAAACAAAAAAAATAGTGAAAGGAATTCCAACCATTTTATGTTATCGCAAAAATAATACACATTATGCACCTGATGATGTTGTTGTCGGGTCAAATAAACTCGATGTGCGTGACTTTTTTAAGCGATGCTTAGCATCATTAGCTTAATGGGCTATGTATTTGGTGCAGCGACAATGAAAATCCAGTATCGCTATCTACATCATATGGCGATGTAATATCATATGAATGAGTCATTAATCCTACGATGTTTTTATCGTGAATAACTTGTATGGGGCGTCGATGTAAATTGACAAGTTGTTCCATTTTCATTTCTAAATCGTGCGCTCGTTTATGAAAATATAGGTTACCTTTTGCATATGAAACATTATAAATACAATTATATAAGCTGTATTTATACCCATACCATTCGTAGTAACATTCTTTATATTTATTGAAATCAGGCTGGCTCAATACCGATTGTATTGTTGCTGGTATAGCGGCTTCTGCTACCCGTTCATATTCATTCGGCATATTCAAATATTTTACATAATTGCATATCATGCAATTTGACTCGTGTATATTTTCCAACAATACTTTTGCAAATAACTTACTGCACAATTCTTGCAAATTGTCGTTCATGACATACATATTTACCAGAATACAATCGATATTTTCGGCCAATACGGATTGTATGAGTCGTCGATTCATTTGAATGTCTTTATCTGCATTAAATGTATCAATCACAATCACCAGTATATTTCGGTCGGTTGGTTTTATGCGCAGAAACACGGGTACCATTTGTTCTAAAGCATTTGTATCAACCCGTTTGGCGAGTGGTAACTTAGATGAGTAAAAGTATACATCTTGCTGATTGTATTTTGATCCAATCGACACATATACGTATTTGTATTTCTTTTTTTGCGCAAATACAGCAGTCAACGTCGCGGAAAAAGAATTTGAATTTGTATCAAACAACATTTGTAAATCACATGTGAATTATATTATAACATGTGATTCAGTCAATTTTTCATTTACTGGACCTGCGAGTTTTTTTTTGTTTTCTTTTTCGGTGTTTTGTACTTTTTTTACCGCCATATGACGGGGTTGATGGTTGAGTCGGTGCAGATGGTGCAACTGGTACCGGTACTGCGACTGGTAATTCTTCCTGACCGGAACTGGAAAACGGATTAAGGGATTTTATCTTATCAATTGCACCAGAAAGCGACGGTAGAGTACTTGCTGGCACTGCGACCGGTATTTCTTCTTGGCCGGAAGCAGTAGCAGAAGTTGCAAACGGGTTAAGCGTTTTTATCTTATCAATTGTACCGGAAATCGACGAAAATGCAGATGATTGCGATTCTGTACCAACCGAAGATGGTGGTGGCAATATAACCTCATCTGTAGTATCTGCGATTGTTGCATATGTTAAAACCAACGAGGTTACTCCAATGAAGACATACGATAATATTGGTATGTGGTCAGTTTTCATACTAAAGTTATAATACCATGACATTTTTTTGTGGGATTTTTATTTGTTGATAAGTTGATAAAATAATTTTTATATTATACATCGGCACTTGGCTGCGTTGCTTGCGCATACTGACGCTGCCATTTCTTCTTTGTTTCTTGCTTGACGCTGCAATGCATGTGACGTTCAAATTGTTCAGGAGAATCGTAATACAAGATGTCGGGGGTATTAGTACTATATTCACCCAAATATCGCACCTTGAAAAACTGGGCTTCTGCGTTCCAATTCCCAACCTTCATATTATACTCGCGAATTCCAGTTACTGCATTGCGAATAGATGCACCTGTAACGACACTGCCTGCATAATATTCGAGCCTATCCTTCTTAGTGCCGATAATCTTATGGCCAGGGTCACTCATTAGATAATTATCCATACGATTACGCTTCGATTTCACGTCTGTGAAAATAGTACTTTCGTCGACATCACCAGTTTCGTGATATACGTACGATTGCTCATCGTATTCGCCATAATTTTCTCCTGAAGGTTGGTATGATTGCTCGTCAGCTTGGTTCATGTTTAGTAATAACTAGCGATAGCTAAAAGAGGCTAATAAACAAACGTGTATTTGTCTTAATTATACCTATCTACATCTCTTTATGTTAGTTCACATAAAGATTTGTGTAATGCGATATAGACCGGCCACTTTTTTAGAGCCGTTTGTATATATAACAAATGGCGTTGACAACCGCTGAACTACGCGCCTTCATAAATAAAAACTTTTTAACGGAAACACCTGTAAATAATATAATCCCCACACCCGATCTGGTACTGGATACGGAAACCGACATGTTTTTACCCGCTAAAACTCCGTCAATGCATGATATCGCTCGACCAAATAGAAAACCACCAGCCATGGCAGCATACAAATATTTAGACGATGTTATCCTGTCAAATAATTTGGTATTATTTCCCAGAAATTTGGCAGAAATGTATACGATACATTTGTGCCTTTTTTCCATTAATACGGATTTGCATACTCCATTTCTACAATTTATGTTTAGTAAAACCGATTCCGTATATAAACTTCCAAGTGCCGAATTAGATATGGCTGTTATCCAGAAATCTACTTCCGCCGAAACCATTCAACCGAAACCCGATACAGAAGGGTCGGTTGACAGCGATAATGATGATGATTATGATGAATCGAGTGGTATAGATGCCGAATTTCTATCTCAATGCAGTGATTTGTTGAAGAAGACAGTGTCAATCCCCGATACAAACATTCATTCACTTTATCGTGGATTCTTGGAAGACGACCAAAACGCTAATCAGTTGTATGTATTCTTTGATTGCACTGGATTGAATATCGAAACTCATAGTGATAAGTTTCAAACTGGCGAATATATAATGGCAATTGTAGACGAATTAAACACTGGTCGAATTAATAACGTGGAAATTAGCAGTGATGTGTTGCAAATATTTAATAATAATCCATTTACAAAGGTAATTAACACGGCAAGTGGAGAACAAGTTCCTGGTCCCATTATTTCTTATTTGTGCACGAAAAATGATGACGAAACATATACAAATGAATATTATACTGCAGAAAACGGATATGACAATATATCACTGATTGCGCCGATTGTTACACATGCGAGATTTGATGATATATATATGTTTTCGAAGATTCCTTTAACGGGGGAATACAATAACATCAAACGGTTTGCATTGTTTTATCATGAAACAGAAGATAGTGTTGAGAATATGGATACTGAAAATGACGAATCAAGTGAAGACGAATCCAATGAGGAAGAGTCAGGCGATGAAGAGTCAGTTGAAGAAGGCGATGAAGAGTCAGTTGAAGAAGGCGATGAAGAGTCAGTTGAAGAAGGCGATGAAGAGTCAGTTGAAGACGGCGATGAAGAGTCAGTTGAAGAAGGCGATGAAGAGTCAGTTGAAGAAGGCGATGAAGAGTCAGTTGAAGAAGGCGATGAAGAGTCAGTTGAAGACGGCGATGAAGAGTCAGTTGAAGACGGCGATGAAGAGTCAGTTGAAGAAGGCGATGAAGAGTCAGTTGAAGAAGGCGATGAAGAGTCAGTTGAAGAAGGCGATGAAGAGTCAGTTGAAGACGGCGATGAAGAGTCAGTTGAAGACGGCGATGAAGAGTCAGTTGAAGACGGCGATGAAGAGTCAGTTGAAGAAGGCGATGAAGAGTCAGTTGAAGAAGGCGATGAAGAGTCAGTTGAAGAAGGCAATGAAGAATCAAGTGAGGAGGACTCAGTAGAGAAAGAAGGTGAGGAAGAGTCAGTTGAAGAAGGTGATGAAGAGTCGGGGTCAAGCGATGAAGAATCATCATCAGCGTCAGGGTCGAATGAGTCAAGCGATGAAGACTCGTCATCAGTGTCAGGGTCAAGTGATGAAAGTAGCACCCCAGAACTGGAATTGGAAGAAAACGCAGTGTTTACATTTAAAGAAAACGAGCAAACATACTACGGAACATATTCACTAGAATCTTTTACAGAATTATAATCAAACTACCAATACATAACGGTAACTTCACAACCATTATGTATTATACATTCACAATCACAATCACACATATATACACAATGCACACTAATTTATACAGTATCAAGACTACTGTAAGACGCAAAGAATATATCAAATACATCCTGCTCAACCTCGTTATTTAAATTATCGACGATTTCATCTCGGAGCGGCTTTCGTTCATACACATTAATGAAATTTTTAACATACAAATTGATGTGATTTATACGCTCATTAATATACTTATCACGTTCGGCCTTTTTATCTTGTCGCGATTTCATGTTTTCGATTTGCAGGCGCACTGATTTTTTTTCAAACTCAGCCTTTTCGATTAATTCGGTTTCGCGTTCTGCCAACAGTCGACGTTGTTCCATAATCACGTTATTCTTTTGTTGCATGGCAACATCAGTTAGGTCGTTGTTCATTTCATCCACATCTTTATCTAATTCTAAATACCACTTGTGACGAGTCTCATTTGCACTAATAATCGTGTCACAAATATCAGGTTTTTTCAACTGGTCATATCTACGGCGGGCTTCGGAACCTTCTCTTCCAGAAAATTTATTTCTAAAATCGGCAATAACCGTCTCCTGTATGCTAGGACTTGTTTCCATTAGCCGGTCAAATTCGCCTCTGCAGTGTTTAATAAATGTACCTGCATCACCACGTTCAGTTGGCTTCTTTGCAAGTTCAATGCGGATATTACGTGCGAATTTATCCCATGAAATGGATGCTACACGATGGGCTTCATTCAACTCCGATATTTTCAAATACTGCTGGATAGTCGTTAATATACCGATCATAATGTTAATACTACCAATTACGGCCGGTGCATATGCGCGCATCGAATCTGGCAAACTGTCTTGTGCAAATGATGCAGTACCACTAAGTGTAGAAAAAATAATTGCAGGTATCGTGAACCAGGCATGGAAATAAGAATATTTTGCATGAGCACGAGTGTTGAGCCATTTATAACACTGTGCAATGTCACACCATTCTACCATAATGACTTCATTTTCCGGAGACCACTCCACCTTTTTTATTTTTGATTGGTCCGCCGGTTTACCTGCATCTTTGGTTGTATTCGTTTCACTACGGAAAGTCTCCACTTCATCCGTTGTCATTGGCGACGGGGGCGGAATAACATCTGTTTGTTTTTCCGAAGACATATTATATTTTGCAAGTACTAATATAATATAATTATAAAAAAACCATCCCATTCCGCATACCGGCTAAATGATAGTGTAAGATTCTACGATGGAATCATCATCGATAATGACTTAAATTTGGGCAACGTTTCAACAGCTATTGGAACTAACGCATTTTCGTCATTTGGACTGGCAATGACAGTATTTGACGCAATTGTTGAAGCAGATTCCGGATTTTGTGACGGACTTTGGTCAGCAGATGGCGCAGGTGCCACCGGGATTTCTTCAGCCGGGTCAACAATATCATCTAATATATCCAAAGGTTGTTCGTCTTTTATGTCTTCAATCGAGAACGTGTAATTCATATTGATGTTCTCGTCAACTTCTTTATAAAAGTCCGCAATACGATGATGCACGCGCTTTAATTGTTTTTGTTGTGATATGTGAAAAAAAGAAATATAATTAACATACAGCGTGATTTGATCTTGCAATATACGATTTTCATGTGTGAGAGTGTTTAAAAAGTTGGAAATGGAGAACCCGACTTTATGATGGTCATTATAATGCAATATTGAGTTCTCTTTATGCACCGTTTCTAAATATAGTGAGTTGAGAAGATTCAATATACTTTCATGCAACGCACTAATATCTTCAATGCAGTACTCCTGAAATGGCTCCAGGTCTTTATACACAGGAAATGTTCGTATGGTTAAGGAATCACTTTGCAATTTTTCTTTACAGAACTTAACTATCATATTATGCAATTTATAGTAATCACAATACATTCGGTTGTTTAATAATGCCCGTAACTTTTTTATGTGTTCAAATTCCATAGAAAAGATTTTGTATTGATAATAAAATGAATCTAAACAGAAAAGGAAGATTTGTTTGTTATTGTCACGAATCATCTCGCCATGCAATCGTTTCAATTCCCCCAGCTTGGACGCGACGCTGTTTTTCATATTGCCAATCTCACGTATTATAGATATAATATTTTTGAAACTATTTTTTAGTTTTTCGTTTTGAAATATATAATCGTTTGACATTTATAAAATACAGATATAAATTATTACTAGTAAAAAATACAACATTACAATTTGTAAAATCTGGTACGTTGGGTACCTCTACTAAATAGAGAATATTTCTATGTGTATTTGTTTCTCCAGATCCTCGTATTCTTCCACTAAATCTAACTTGTCTTGTGCAGTGAATGCACTAGGTTTTGTCGCGAACACATTTGTGATGGTATTTATGATTGGCATGAGTGGTGTCCAAATGGTGGATGATAATCCAAACAGACCCGGCATCGGTTGTTGTGTAGTTTTTTTCCAGACATTGTTCGGGTTCACTGGGGGGTTCATTGTTCCGTTCACTGTATGGAATGACGTAATTGATCGCGGGGTATCGATGGGTACACGATTTGGATTTGATGATTCATCGCGATGTAGACCACGTTGGTCTCGCGGAATATATTTTTTGATTTCCCAGTATTGGCCGGCTTCTTCGTCATATATGAATCGAATGTATTTATTTTTATTGAGGTCAGTTTGCAATGCAGCTGATTGAGGAGTATTGTACGGAGATATTTTTATGAAAGCAAAATAATAGGCATTGCGGTTTTCATTGACTTTGTAAACCATGTCTATCTCATCAACTCGTCCAATGCCGAGTGCATTGAACGAGTCTTGTATTGTTTTTTTAGTTACCGTGCCTAACATGCGCGGAATATAAATATTTAACGACATTTGTAATGATTATTTGAGCTATTTGCTTGATTGAATACTTTCATTTATTGGGCAATGTTCTCGTCAATTTTTTACATTACGGCGCAGTAGGTTCGTGGTTATATGTATTTTGTCTTTTTCTCAACATGCAATAATTACCAACTCCGTTTCTGTCGTAAAATTGAAAAATTATAGACCAGAAACAAATTGTAAATTAGACACAAAATCCTTAATAACAGAAATGCCAATTAAAAACACATATATACAGTTGAATAATTACCCGGTTCTTCCAGTAAATCCAGGCACCGACGATGACGAAACCTTTGGTATCATGGTTCTGGAGTTAAACGCGGTAAAAATCACGAATCGCCCCATATTCATATTATTTACGGTTGACACGACAGGTTCCATGGGAGACTGCGTTAAACACGCCAATACAAAAATGCAATATGCAATTCAAACCTTAAAAAGTATCATGAAATACGTATCCACACAAGAAGCGGCCATTTACGTCCAAGTAAATACATTCAACGAAACAATAAAAACAATAGTGGACCCGATCAAAGTGTCGCAACATAGTTTGCCCGACATTATTAATACGCTCAATACTATCGAAGCAGATGGTAGCACTAATATCGAAGCGGCGTTGACCGCGGCAACGGCTGGTATTACATCATATGCTGAAACGTATCCAACCCACTCTTGTGTTCACATATTTATGACCGACGGTGAACCAACCTGCGGCGCAACGACATCGGCCGAACTACTTAAGTGTATTTCAAGCGACTACATGTCCATTAACATTGGATTTGGTGCGGACCACAATGCCAAATTGTTGAGTGAACTCAGCAATTCCAAAAATAGCGAATATCATTTCATTGATAAACTCGAAAATGCATCGTTAGTGTACGGGGAATCACTGCATAAGGTATTATATCCATGCCTACAAAACGTCCACGTGCAAGTTGAAAATGGTCTCATTTATGATTGGACAACCAATAAATGGACGACAGGTATATATGAAAGTACGCTAATCGGCGAAATCAAAAAATATTATCATGTTAAAACCAAGACCCCGTGCGATATTGTTGCAACCATTAACGCATCAGCAGTGCGCCAGGAAGAAGTTGGAATATACACGGCCCATATAGAAGAAACCGTGTTAAAATTGCCCGAGCTCATTGATATGGACAACAATGTGGTACACGACAATATCATCATTAAGTTTGCATTTCGACAGTGCATATTAGAAGTGTTATACGAGGCAAAACATATTCATTATGGAATGTCCCCCGCAGAATTAAATAATAAAAAGCAACAAATAAAGGACCTCTTTGATAAAATACAAAGATACGTAGCCGAATATAATATGCAAAGTGACGGTATAATTACACAACTGTTGAACGATTTGTATCTCGCATTTTGGAATATTGGGGCGGTCGATGGCGGTATGTATATTTTCGGGAGGCATTCGTCACAAGGAAATCAACAAGCACATACTCCAGGCAACGACCGAATTAAGTTTAATAACCTGAATAACGCATTGAATATCCCACCTGTCCCCATTTTGCGTAGATTAAATAGAGCAAATACACAGTTCGATCCGCATAGTGATGTCAATCCACCTGGACCCAACTTATTTACTACAAATACACTTCCTTTAAATGTAGTATGGCCGGAAGAAGTGGGTTGCGACGCGAGTGAGGATGAATATTCGAGTTACAGTACACCTGGCATTAAACGGACAACGGATTCGATTCGGTTGTACGACGAATAATTGTATAGAAGCATGAAAAGTATTTAAACAACATTCTATGATATAGTATAAAAATGCCGACGACAACCACGCCAATTCCAACCAACTTTAGGGCGCTCGTCGCCGATTTCACTCGCGATTTATCTACTTCATTCCCCGAGTTTTCTCATATGTGGAGTAAATGGGGTGACGAAGACACGACTGACGACCAATTAGAAACATTGTTCTTATTTTGCGCAAAGATTTATCCCGTGCGCTTTTTTGATATATTGTATCAAAACGAGGACATATTCAAACCAGATAGCGATGCTGATGTTTATTTTTTCCCGAACATGAGTTTCAAGTTGATTTTTAACAGCGAAGGTTTAAGTGAAAACAGCAAGAAAATTATTTGGAAGTATTTGCAGTTGATGTTGTTTACTGTGGTCGGTTCTGCGAACGATAAATCAGATTTTGGCGAGACGGCAAAGTTATTTGCAGGAATTGATGAAAAAGATTTACAGGAGAAGTTGAACGAAACCATGTTAAATCTTACCGGATTTTTTGAAAAAATGTCCCCTGAAAACAAAGCCGACGCCTCAGCCGGCGAGCAGTCCAGTCCAGAAGGGGCCAGCTTTGAAAACATGTTTAAGCATATGCCCAACATGGAGGGTATGCCTGATTTAAACAATCTGCAAAACACGCTGAAAACATTGTTTGAAGGTAAGATTGGAACACTTGCCAAGGAAATGGCAGAGGAAATCGCGGATGAGTTTAAAGATGTATTGGGTGACGGTCTTAATGCCGATGCAAACCCACAAGATATTATCAAGAAACTAATGCAAAATCCCGCGAAGATTTCAAGTCTAATGAAGACAGTCAGTTCGAAGTTGGACGAAAAGATGAAAAACGGCTCCATATCCAAGGACGAAATTATGAGAGAAGCCGGCGACATGATGAGTAAAATGAAGGAAATGGGCGGTAGCGAAAATTTCAAAGAAATGTTTCAAAATATGGCAAAGAGCATGGGTGGAATGGGCAAGAATATGAGGTTCGATCAGGGTGCGTTAGACCGTATGCTGAAAAAGGAGGAAAACAAGACCAAGGTGTTGGACCGTGCCGCCCAACGTCGCGAGAAACTGAAGAAGGAAAAACAAGAAGAGTTTGAGAAGGTCATGCAGCGTAAACGAGAACAGTTAGCTCTACAACAGAAATACTCAGTTACTGCAACTGCCGACCCGAATCATTTGGTCTTCAAGTTGAACGGCGAGGAAGCACAAGAAAAGTCATTTATTCATCCGGATTTGGCAAAGATGTTGGACGAAGAAGACAAGGCGAAGGCAGCATCTTCTGGTGAGAAAAAGAAGAAGAAAAAGAACAAAAAGTAGGCGTAAATACATAAATATGTCACCATTTTTCGTAGTAAGTAATATTCGAAAGTATTACTTATTACACTGTTTTACAGCTTTTACATTTCAAACGCCGATTTATATATAAAATTGATTTAAAATTAACATGTTATTACTGCTTATATATAAATCTAAAATGTCACAAGAATATTGTGTTGTAATAAATAAGCGTAAAAGACGTTTATGTAATGAACCAGATTGTAAAGCATGTGCCGCGGGTAAAACCGATAAATGTAAAAGACACGGCGGAGGGATTAGATGTGTTGAACCGAATTGTAAAGCAAGTGCCAAAGGCAAAACTGATAAATGTATAGCGCACGGCGGGGGCAAGAGATGTGTTGAACCGAATTGTAAAGCAAGCGCCAGAGATAAAACTGATAAATGTATAGCACACGGCGGCGGTAAAAGATGTATTGAACAGAATTGTACAGCAAGTGCCGCAGGTAAAACCGATAAATGTGTAACACACGGTGGAGGTAAAAGATGTGTTGTACCAGATTGTAAAGCAAGTGCCGGAAGTAAAACCGATAAATGTGTAACACACGGTGGAGGTAAAAGATGTGTTGAACCGAATTGTAAATCTGGTGCCGACGGAAAAACCGATAAATGTAAAAGACATGGTGGAGGGATTAGATGTGTTGAACCAGATTGTAAAGCAAGTGCCGCAGGTAAAACCGATAAATGTAAAAGACACGGCGGTGGCAAAAGATGTATTGAACCGAATTGTAAAGCAAGTGCCGCAGGTAAAACCGATAAATGTGTAGCACATGGTGGAGGTAAAAGATGTGTTGAACCTAATTGTATTGTGAGTGCCATTGGTAAAACCGATAAATGTGTAGCACATGGTGGAGGTAAAAGATGTGTTGTACCAGATTGTAAAGCAAGTGCCGCAGGTAAAACCGATAAGTGTATAGCGCACGGCGGTGGCAACAGATGTGTTGTACCAGATTGTAAAGCAAGTGCCCAATGCAAAACTGATAAATGTGTAGCGCACGGCGGAGGTATTAGATGTGTTGAACCGAATTGTACAGCAAGTGCTCAAGGCAAAACCGATAAATGTAAAAGACACGGCGGCGGCAAAAGATGTAATGAACCTAATTGTAAAGCAAGTGCCACAGGCAAAACCGATAAATGTATAGCACATGGTGGAGGTAAACGATGTGTTGTACCAGATTGTAAAGCAAGTGTCGCAGGTAAAACCGATAAATGTATAGCACATGGTGGCGGAAAACGGTGCATTGAACCCGATTGTCAAGCAAGTGCCAGAGATAAAACCGATAAATGTATAGCACACGGTGGAGGTATTAGATGTGTTGAACCGAATTGTAACGCAAGTGCCAGAGATAAAACCGATAAATGTGTCGCGCACGGCGGAGGTATTAGATGTGTTGAACCGAATTGTAAAGCAAGTGCCCAAGGCAAAACCGATAAATGTAAAAGACACGGCGGAGGGATTAGATGCCCTAATTGCATTGATTGGATTGATAGTCGGTGCGGTAGTTTTAAATACGATGGATATTGTGCAACTTGTTTCAAACGTTGCTTTCCGGCCGATGCACGCAGTCAAGTTATTTATGCTCATACAAAAGAAATTATGGTAAGAAATAAAATCAATGAAAATTTTGAAGGATTTATTCACGACCGCCCTCTTTATACCGGTAATTGTGATTGTACCCATCGACGTCGCATTGACCATCGTAAGCTAATCGGTAATACTATGTTAGCAACTGAAACTGATGAATTCAGTCATCGGGGTTATGATGCACGTGATGAAGAAATTCGTTATGATGACCTGTATATGATACATAGCGGAAAATGGATATTTATTCGTTTTAATCCCGATTCAAATGTGAGTAAAGTGGATATTGATGACAAATTGGATAAATTAATAGAAACAATGAAAGAATGTATTGGTCGAATTGAACGGGAAGAAAATACGGAATTAGTTGAAATCATAAAATTGTATTATTAAAAATCGGCATTTGAAATGTAAAAAGGTGTAAAGACACAAAATAAACAATATAAAATGTAAACTACTTTTGTATGTAATTAAACATGATCGAAGATTCTTATGACAACCGATATCATTCATCGAACTTATCCATAGATTTAAATCGAAACAATGATAATAGTTCTACTGAAAATGAATCTAATGAAGAAGATTCCATGTCTATCAGGAAGGAAGATGTATATAAGATACTTAAAAAAATACGAAATAATTGCATACATTTGAGCATTTATCATAATAAACGGTATCATTTTTACAAGAATGTATTATTTTCATTTTTTCGTATACCCGTAATTTTATTGAGTGGAATCAACTCGTTTATTGCAGTGGGAATCGAATCTCATATTTCACAATCCACAATCTCTATTGTAAATTCACTATTATCTCTCTTATGTGGCATTCTTACAAGTATAGAATTACTGTGGAATTTGCAAAAACGGATGGAAATTGAGCTGGATTCGCATAAGAGTTATTACAAGTTGAGCATTGAAATATTAAAATTCATGGAACTCGATGAAACTCTCAGTGGAAGCGAATCTAAAATATATTTAAACAACGTGTATAAAAATTACGAACAACTCATTACGATGAGTAATGCAGTGAATGTATATCGTCGTGGGTTTAATGACGAACTTGAAATTGTAGATGGCGCAGTAATCGAGATTAAACCTCCAAATTATTGTTGCAATTGGTTTTGGTAATAACATTTTGCGCGTAGTAAATTATATGCCATTATACTATAACAAACATGGGAATATTCAAATTTATCGACGCTCGTTTCTTTTTATTAAGTTTAGTCATTGGATTGTTTGCGGTATATATCTCTATGCCCGACCTTCGCACCATATATGTATATCCCACACCCGAAAACGTCAGCATATTGCAATATAAGGACAAAACTGGAACATGTTTTTCGTTTTCACAAGAAGAAGTCACATGCCCAACGAATCCAAGTGAAATATCCAAAGTCCCGGTACAGCAATAGATGACATAAGTAGATGCATGATATTCGTGAACTGTCGAATCGTATATATTTTCCACACGTATAATATATACCCATGAACTTCAAACGCCTATTGTACACTGATTTGGGACATATATTTATTTCTGTTATATTAGGACTCGGTCTTGCTACACTATTTCGCAAAGTATGCACAGATAAAAACTGCATAAAGTTCAATGGACCCATCATCACCGATTTAGAAGGTAAAATATACAAGCACGGCGACAAATGCTACAAGTATAGTACGAAGTCTGACAGTTGTGATACAACCAAGCGCCAAATCGATTTGATGGATAAAAAGCCAGACACGGAATAATATTACTATTTGTGTCTATGGCTTTAGCAAGAATACATACTATTCGTTAAACTATACAATATTTGGTATATTTATTATTGTATAGTTTATGGAAAATACTACACGCATTGCGGATTTACCGATGGACGGTAGTGCTAGACAACCCACAAGTGCATATGCCAGTGCGATACCACCGACCTCAATAAGTATTTCGAATTCAAAAACGAGTAAAATAGACGGCGATGTGCCGACAAATTATACCCCGATTAATATACATCCAAATCCTTATGGTGTTTCGGGAAATAACCCAATTATGGAAAATCCTACACAATCGCAGCAGCGTACACCACAGTTTGCACATAATGAAAATATTCAATTCACTCAAGAACCCAATATGGAGGTGTTCCAGAACATGAGTCAACAGCGATTGCCGTCACGAGATATTCCGCAAAATACTGTTCAATATTCAAACGACGAGGCAACGCAGCCCAATTACATTCCTAAACACAACTTAGACCGTGACTATGTGAAAGACCATTACGACATGACCGAGCAAAACTTAAAGGAATATGAACAAAAGAAACGCCAACAAAATCATTGGGATACAATATTAAATGACATACAAGTTCCGTTTTTCATCGCGGTATTGTTTTTCTTTTTTCAATTGCCAGTGATAAATACCTTTATTTTCAAACGGTTTGCGTTTTTGTCGTTGTATCATGCCGACGGCAACTTTAATATGGCAGGACTTTTATTCAAAAGCGTAATGTTTGGAACCATGTATTATTTTGTATATAAATTTACAACATTTATTAGTGAAATATAACAAATATTATGAGTCTATGTGATGCGTTTTCGCAACAATGCCAATAACGGATTTTCGGGTTCTTTCTCCTGTTCTGGGGTTGATTCTGTCTCTGGCTCGGGCCGTTTTTTACGGGTTTTTGCATCGGGTTGTGGGAGTTTTTTGAGACCCTTTTGTTTTGCAATTTCCCCCGGAACATATTTTAAGAACCACATCTGGTATTCTTTGCTGGTTCGGTCATCACCCAATTCCTTAAATTTTTCAGATTTCTCCGATCGAATGTCTTCGAGTGTGGGTTGTTTTCCATAACAATCAATGCTGAACCGTTTCAATATACCGCGTTGCTCTAATCGATTCTGTTGTTCAATCTCAAATAAGAACATGGCAATACACATGAGTCGGTCTTTGTCATAATGCGGCATATTGGCATATATAAAGCTTAAATAAAACGCCAATATAGTGTCAATTGTGGCAACCTTCACTTGTTTATGGTCTACCATAATTTCATTGTAGCTGTGGCATGCAATTGGTGCATATACATATGCCATACTATGTTTCCCAACCTTTATTTCAATATGTCTTGGGATGATTTCGCCGATGGCGTCGTGATGGATGATTTTCACGTGTTTGACTTTTTCTCGGCGAAGTCGTTCTTTCACAATCAGCGCGCATTTGTCCGGGTCTTCCGAAATAATATCAAAATCCGGAATGGAATTCACCAATTTCCGTTTATTTTCTGGCATATATTTCGAATATAAATGAGTCGAATAACCTCCAAAGAATACTGACCCATTATCGATAAAAATATCGCGCATCAATAAATGCAACCGCTCTTCCTCGGGCATATCCAAATTTATATTTTTAGAAAAATCGATGGCAAAACAGTTTTTATCCAACTTCATGGGGTAAAATTTGTTCAAAATCGCCAATCGTTTTGTTATTTTCTCCCAACGCGAAACGTCTCCAGCGGGTCGCGACAATTCCAAATATATGGCCATTCGCAAATAATCGGGAGGAGCATATTTGATACCGGCAACTTGTACTGCATCTTTTGAGATAGACTTATATATATCGGGGTGTAAATATGTAATATCGGCAATGGGTATGAAATTCACAAATACTTTGAATGTTCCATAATGCATTCCGGATTTGGCTTCTACATCAGTATATCCCGCCTTAAAATATATATCGGCCAATTCTTTCGCGTCATCCAGCGCGTTCGCAGAAAAAAAGTCATAATCGGGAATCTCAATGTCGCGTTTATAAAACTGCGCATATTTCGGTAATATGTTGTTAATTGCAGTTCCGCCATAGCAAACAAGTCGCTTCTTCTTGATAAAGTCTTCCACGATGGTTAACATTTTTTGAACATCCTGGTTATTTACCTTTTTCTGGCCCTGCATATTTTCGGTTTCATCGACTGCATGTCTTAATATTGCCAGCTCACATTCTTCAAACGTCATACTATCTTCACATATTGTGTTTTTATATTTACGTTTTTTTTGTGTTTTTGTATGGGACGATCTAACCATTATTTCTAATAATATACCATTAGAAATAATTATACGTACGGTTTGCTAAACCCGCGGATTGCATACAAATTTATTATTATTTTTTGACAAAATATGGCAACACGACCGAAAGAGGGACGATACCTCCCATCATATCATTAAAGAACTCCTCGTATGCGATCAAATTGTCGTCTACAATATGAAATTGGTACAATACGTTTTGACAACCGTGCTTAATCACAAACTCTTTATATGCGGGGTTTGCTGTATTTAATATGCGGTCGGGTACCGCCATCTTCATGTTCACAGAGGTTGTCCGTACATTGTCATCTTTTAGTAAAACTGGTGTGTTCGCATGATTAAGCAAATCTGTATAGTGATACAAGTTCAAATACTCACTTCCACTCTCGAGGTTCGTATAATTGGTTATACTAAAACAGCTCGTGTCACCCGACTTGCATTCGGCGTATTGCCGATATTCAGGTTGAATCGTTTTATCCATTATGATAACCACTTTTCGCATAACCTCATTTAATTTTGTATCCTTTGTTATATTGCCAGTATATGCGACGGTTTTTAGATTCGCGTCGATAGATTTAGCAACAGCTTGATATATGTTAGAATCTCTGGATTTTAATCGAAGGTTTACAAATATCGGGTCATTGTTATTCGGCGATGTCTGCGAAAATGCCGTGGTCGCAACCGTGGCCAATGCCTCGTCCAAAGATATACTATTCTTTGTATCCAATAACACATAGTTTATATCAGAAGAGACCGCTACTTTCGGGATATATAAATTGCCATCGCGTATATAAAACACCTCAAAGTCCAAAAAACGACATCCGCGCTTCAATACTGCCTCTATCATTTGCGAACTTACATAATCACCACTGCGTGCACTGTTATACGATGATTTAATACAATATTCGTGGATCGGCATGTTCGTAAATTTGTCTTTTATACTTTGCATGTTGTTAAATTGGTTATATTTAGATACTACTTTCTCCACTTCTTTTTTTGCATTATCATCCACTGTAAAATTCTCAACCGCTGGCGAGGTGATCATATCAATTACAACTCGCTTTTTGTACTTCAAGTTGTATAGAATATATAAAATAAGTAATATGGCAACGATGCCTAATGTGAAATGAAAATTATCGAGATGCATTTTATAATATCTATATAGAAACAAATATAATAAAAATATAGTATATAACTTAATTAATGGCAGGTGGATTACTAAATATAGTTGCGGTTGGTGCAAACAATGTTTTTTTAACAGGGAATCCATGTAAGACGTTTTTCAAAGCCACATATGCAAAATATAGTAACTTTGGGTTGCAAAAATTTCGAATCGACTACGATGGGCAACGAGATTTACGGCCAACCGAGCCGTCTACTTTCACGTTTAAAATACCGCGTTATGCAGATTTATTAATGGACACATATGTAGTGATGACATTACCTGATATTTGGAGTCCAGTTCACCCACCGACTGTGGATACTGGTCAAAAATGGGCACCCTATGAATTCAAGTGGATTAAAAATATAGGAACACATATGATTAAAGAAATATTAATTACATGTGGATCGATGACATTACAACGATATAGCGGAGAATATATGGCCGCTATGGTAGACCGAGACTTTTCTGCTGAGAAAAAAGCGTTATTTCATAAAATGACTGGACATACAACCGAACTAAATGATCCAGGAATTGCGCATGGACGAACAAATTCGTATCCATCTGCATCATTTACACCCAATGTTGCCGGTGCAGAGCCATCGATTCGTGGCCGCAATTTATATATACCTATTAACACATGGTTCACCCTCAACAGTACTTGCGCATTTCCATTGGTTGCATTGCAATATAACGAGTTGGTGATTTCAATTACAATGCGCCCTATACAAGAATTATTTCAGGTAAGAGATGTGTTCGATGTGGAATATAATTATCCGTATATACAGCCAGACTTTAATGAATCGCGATTTCAAATGTATCGCTTTCTACAAACCCCGCCCAGTGGATACATTCGACAGGAGGATTACGGCACCCGATTTCTCACATGGAACGCAGATATTCATTTGTTGGCAACATATTGTTTCTTATCGAAAGAAGAAACACAATTGTTTGCTGCTGAAGATCATATCTATTTGGTAAAGGACGTATTTGAATATAAATATGAAAATGTCACAGGATCAAAGCGAATAAAAATTAATTCGAACGGCATGATTGCAAGCTGGATGTGGTATATGCAACGAAACGATGTGAACCTGCGCAATGAATGGAGTAATTATACAAATTGGCCATATGATCGGCTTCCGTCAAATATTACATTGGCACCGTTTACACCAATTTTAGGAATGGGAATTGAATTCCAATATGGTATGGCAGTCCATCCAAATATCGATTCCATTACAAATAGCGGGATAACGATTACCGGCATTTATCATAATGAAAACCGCAAAGAAATATTAGAAACGTTGGGAATTTTATTAAACGGTGACTATCGCGAGAATTTGATGACACGTGGGGTATATGATTACATTGAAAAATATACTCGTACATCTGGTGCAGCGACAGAGGGCTTATATTGTTATAACTATTGTTTAAACACCAGTCCGTTTGAATATCAGCCGTCCGGGGCAATTAACTTGAGTAAATTTAAAACAATCGAGCTCGAAATAAACACCTATTCGCCGACAATTGATGATGTAAATTCGAGTTATGATATTATATGTGATGCCGAAACCGGAGACGCAATTGGTGTGCGTAAATCGAATTGGCGATTGTTCGAATATAATTACAACCTGACACTGTTTGAGGAAAGATATAATATTCTATCGTTTATTGGTGGCAATTGCGCTATGTTATATTCCAGATAGTCGGCATGACACAATTGCCGCATTATTTGAGTAGTTTGATCTAAAAAAAAATAACAAAATATATATAATAACGAATATATATATGTTGGGTAATAAGGAAAAACATACAATACAAAATAATATTCCTACTATACAGACGTCCTTTAGTAGTATCAATGATGAACCAGTAGACGACTTCCAAAGTGCACATATGATTCAAAAAATAAAGAAAATAAGAAAGAAGAAACAGAAGCAAAATATTACAGGAATGGCGGATTTTGAAGTATTAACAAATAAACCGAGCAACCAGACGCCTATCATAGATGCACGTACATCTACCCGCCCTGATGCATCGTCGCACGCAGATTCATCGCCTTCTATGTTTAGTGTAGAATATTGGAAACAGCGCATGCTTGGTAAAACGATCGAAGGAGCGAAAAATTATTTTGAAGATTCTGAATATGAAGGCCGCGATAATTTGAAAGAGCCAGATAGTAAGTCATCCAATGTGAAGGCCAAAATTATACGCGCCATAAATTCGGTGTATAACGCAATAAATTCTATAAATCAAACAATCGCAGCAGGTATTGTTAATGGAATATCGGTAAATACCGCGACCGCCAAGGATATTGCGATTGTGCGAAACCAAATTGCATTAGTAGAATCTGCCGTCGTTAGTTCATGGATGGTATATAACTGGTACTATTTGATGCATTATGCAAAAGATACAGGTGTAGAGATTCCTGCGTTTTCTAGAACACAACTGTTAAAGAAATTAGATGGTGGTGTTGGCAAACTTTTATTATATTTCTTTGAATATGCAATGTGGTTTCCCGAAAAACTGGATCAGCTGTTATTGCAATGGGTCCCGAATGCAACATCCTGGTTTTTGAACGGAACATGTCAGTTTTTACTTATATATATATTGTGTTTGATTTGGACGAAAAATTTTGCCATAGCATTCAAAAACTTCTTTATTGATCTATTAACAGATGCTACCGGTAACATGCTAATCAATATCATGTTTGCGATTGTATTTATCCTTTTCTTCATCTCCATATTTACACTTAACTTTGTTGGAGAAATTAAACATGATACACAAGAAGTTGTATCTATCCTCAAGTCATTGTTATCTCCAATTTCATCCTTCTTTGTCTGGTTCATTCGTTTTCTCATTACAATTATTATCAGTGTACCTATGGGAGCGGTTATTTGCGGGTTATATTTGATAATATATTCATTTTTCGGTGTGTATATTTATGGAGGAGTGAACTGGGCATGGTCGAGTGCAAGAAAAGATATTGATGAGCATTTACGTAATGCCAAAGCTGGATTCCAGGAAGAGGACATGTGTAATAGCGGCGGATTGATGGCTTTCATACTAGCCATACTTCGGTTCTTGTTCAAAATAGTAGATTACGTGAAGGAACATCTATTAAAAGCGGTGTTTTTTGTCATTTTCTTTAATTCGTCTATAACTATGGCAAGTAATTTTTCGAATGGCATGCAAAACCGCAGCCTTATTATCTTTTTTAACATTATTATTACCATTGCGCTTGCCATTCTTGTGTGGGTAAGCATAGTTACTTATGTCAAGCAGGACGAAGCTACTACCGGTACCCCAGCTGTAGATGTGGATACTCCGAATAGTGTAAATGTTGCGGATATCATTAAACAATCTATCATTGCAAATAGTACACCGCAACCTGAAATTTTCCTGAATACTGGTGCGAATACGATGCCTCAACCTGAAATTTTCATAAATACTGGTGCAAATACTGGTGCAAATACTGGTGCAAATACTGGTGCAAATATTGGTGCAAATACTGGTGCATCAAGTAAACCATAAATAACAATCACTTCAGTAAAAACTAATTGTTATTTCAATGATATAAACAATTTATCATATTCTTTACATCATGCCCAAAAAACAGAATAAAAAGGGGGGCGGTAGCTCCCTCCCGTTTGTATCGATATGTACACCCACGTTTAACCGACGTCCGTTCATCAAAACTATGTTTGAATGCTTTAAAAATCAGGATTATCCCAAGAATAGAATGGAATGGATTATTGTGGATGATGGTACGGATAAAATCAAGGATTTAATTGAAGCCTCTAATATTCCACAAATCCGCTATTTTGAAATCGACAAAAAAATCACGTTAGGCGCCAAACGAAATTATATGCACAAACACGTTAAAGGGTCGATCGTTGTTTACATGGACGACGACGACTACTACCCACCGGAACGCGTATCCCACGCAGTTGAGATGTTGCAAAAAAACGAGAAGGCGTTGTGTGCAGGCGCAAGTGAGATCTACTTGTATTTCAAAACCATGGGTAAAATGATTCAGGCAGGACCGTACGGACCCAATCATGCTACTGCAGGTACATTCGCATTCAAAACCGAATTGCTAAAAGATACCAAATATAATGACGATGCTTCTTTGGCGGAAGAGCGTGCCTTTCTCAAAGACTATACAGTACCATTTGTTCAACTCGACCCCCTCAAAACCATTCTCGTTTTTTCACATGAACACAATACGTTTGACAAGCGTGAAATGTTCAAAACCGCGCATCCAGATTATTTTAGAGAATCGCCTAAAACAGTGGATATGTTTATTCGTCGCGAAAATGAGCAACCGATAAAAGATTTTTTTATGCGAGACATTGATGCCTTGCTAGATAAATATGAACCCGGCCTACCCAAAATGAAACCCGATGTGTTAAAACAAATCGAACAAATCAAGAAAGAACGCGATGAGATGATCAAACAAGAAACCGAAAAAATGCAAAACGGCCCCATAATGTTGCAACAAGGCGACGGAATGCCACCTATACAATTAACAACCGTTCAAGTGGTTAGTATTATTCAACAGTTGCAAGAAGCCAATACAAAATTAACACAACAAAATACACAATTGCTGCACGCATATAATCATTTACAAACCGTCTTACGTGATATGGAAAAAGCGCTGAGTGAAATGAAAAAATCTACAAGTCAGTCGCCACTTGTTTCGAATAAACTTCTTCCGGATAAAATCTAATCCCCGGATAAAATCTAACATGGTGTAACAGTCGAGAATATATTACATACACTATTATGTAATATACTACCATGCAATCGAAGTGCAATGATGTGTATGCAACTTAATCAAAATCATCGCCGAGTTCGTCCAGCGTGATCAGGGCGTCTTTTTTCACAGTACGGTCCAAGTATCGATATATGCGCTTAATATCTAATTTTGATAGTCCATATGGTTCGAATATGGTTTCAATGTCGGTCAATGTTTCAATACTGTTACTGAAATCGCTTCCGTAATAAAGTCGCAATTCCTGAAACAATGAAATCACGTCTTTTTTATCCATGTCTAATTGTTGGGTCAAATTATAAATAAAGAGCATATTATTGTATTCAGTTGAATACTTGGTCAGAACCTTTGTAAACCGAATATCGGGTAAATTCTTCACAGACTGTTGTTTTACAGCATCGTGGTAAATTTTATTATTATAGAACGTTTTAATCAATGAACTCATTTCATTGAATTGCCAGATTTGGCGCTGAAACGTGATTCTGTCAATATAATCGGCGATGCAAATATTTTGCAAAATCTTATAATACAATGGATACGTGACCTTTTTGTCGAGTTTGGATAAAATATCTATCAAATTCTCATGCCACAATAACGCAACAATCGTTCTATCTGTCTCATTCATATAATATTCGTGTTCTTTAAATGCCACATTATTGGATAACAAGGTTTGCGTAATTTTCTTCGAATCTTCGTCATAGAGTTTTGTTCGAAATAGCTCCAATAAACACCCATCGGTTAACAATTCTGGGTGTTTCTTCATTGCATTGCATACAAATCTTAGTTTACGCAAATCGCCCTGTATATACATGAGTATTTCATTGAATTGTTGTTTACACATTGATACTGTAGACGGAACTATGTTTGATAATAAAGTGCCTATTTGAGTTATTGTCGGTGTTTTCAGTTCAAATACATTACACACTTTCATGAGTTCTTTTATTTTCTTGTCGATATAATAATTTCCAATGCAAATGATTGGATGGGAGCATGTGTTTTCTAGACGCTGTTTTTTCGTTTTCTTTTGACGAATTAATTTGATCAATGCAGTGATTCCGCCTTTATCTCCGTTATTCATACCATCAATTTCATCCATTACGATGGCGATTTTTCGTACTTTTTTTGTAAACATATCTAACACGTTACGGTTCGACACATTGTTGCTGGTAATCGTGTCAATGAGCGCTTTATTACGAACATCCCCTGCATCGTATCTTACCATATCATAATTTAATTCTTTTAACAACCTGAATATGAATTCGGTCTTGCCTGAACCTGGCGTACCATATATGTATATACCCTTTTTGTAATTTATATCGGTTATTCTACTTTCAAAATTTGATAGGTGATCTTTTATTTCGTTCGATATATGTTCCCTATCAAATATTTTATTCATATGTATGGACTCCATGCTACTGATGATATATAATGTTCACAAGTATTTAACTGGATTCAAACGAATAATATTATGACTCATAAAATTATTCAAAGTTTTACATTTACAATCGGGTTTTATCTACCGAAGCTGCTGAAATCCGCGGTAATTGGCATAAATTCAGTTGGTTTCTTTACTGGCAAAGCTCCCTGGTATGAATATGGGTCCGTAGTACTTGTGCTTCCGCTAACCGGATACTGTACACCTCCGGTAGAGCCTGACTGAGAAGACATCGCGCCGGCAGATCCTCCCTGAGAACCAGCACCAGGTTGAATCATATTGCCGCCCGCACCAAGTACATTTCCAACAGCACCCAATGCACTCGATGCAACGTTGCCAACCGCACCCAATGCGCCGGTTGCTACGTTAGTTGCCACACCAAGTGTATTATTAACCACATTTCCGGCGGTATCTATTGTTTTATTAACCACATTTCCTGCAGCATCTACCGCGCCACTCGCAACATTTCCGGCAATATTTACAGCTCCTGTCGCAACGGTTCCTACATCATTCACTGCTCTGCCAACAAGGTTACCTGATTGGTCTACCACGCCGCGTATAGGGTTACCACCCGTAACTAAACTATCGCCATTGATTGTTCGCGTACCACACCCTCCGGCACCTCCACATTGGTTGCATGCCCCGCCGTTATTGTAATTGCACGATGGGCATGCCGGGCAAACGGGAGGTATTATTTGCGTCTTTAACATATAATTGTCCATATCGAGGTCAGCAGTAGTTGTCATTTTGGGTTCATCTTTTTTATTTCCATTACCACCATTGGTTGACGCTGGTTCTCCAATGTCTATACCATTTTCGTTAAATCTGCATACATTACGTAAGTCCAATTTCATCTCATTGTTATAACACACAAGTGCGACTAACGTTTGCTTTCCATTCGGTACATATACGATCATATTTTGACCACACAAGTCGTATATCACACGAGGCGCAAAAGCACTATTTGTTACCATTGGCTGTACATCGCCGTTAGTAGTGTCTTGATTTGTATTCGTTTTTGATAATACCTGAAATTCTGAACCGATTCGGGTATGTACTTGCATCTCTTTATCGCCTACACTTACCAAGATATTCGAATTACTAATATCATATTTCACAAACTCGCTTATTTGGTACACTTTACGCTTTGTGTTATATATGGCATCAAGTACTAACGTGTTATTTTTGGAATTTGTATCCGACCGTGATTTGCTGAAGAGATCGTTATCGGCTGAGGCGAATGCCTGATATTTAAACTGTGATGCAGATGACCCATTTGTAAATGCGTATGTACTAATATTCTCGGGGTTAGTTGTAGAATTATTCATAACATGCACATATGTGTTGTCACGCCATGGCATCATAAACACTGTATAAGTGTCAGTTGCTTTACTCTTTGTTTCATACACTTTACTTTGGTATGAATTGTCAGTGTTAGTCGCGGGAGCGGGGATCACATCGGTTATTTGCTCGATTTTGTATGATTTCACGCTATTTCCAATACGGGGCAATACATGCAAAGCCGTTATAGTAGAGCTATTGGAATTAATATTTCCAGAAACATTTCCAGATACACCTCCGTAAGCGGTTGCATCGATTTCTACGATGTTTCCGTTTTTATTATCAAAGTATAAGCTGTCATACATTTTATGCAACTTATTTTTATCAGAATACATAGGTAATGTAACTGTCTCCAATGGAAGGGTCTCAAAATTGTATCCAATAAATCCGTCCACCTCGCGCATTGCCCATCTACAAAATAATACAGAAAGCACTAAAAATATTAATAATAGGATAAATATCATAGCCGGGCTTAACTTCATTGTATTATAAATATACAGTATGTTGCGAAAATATATAATTTACAAAATGCTAAATTGTTGCGCAGGTACGCTACGGAAAATTGACACAATGTTTTACGCCTTGTTGCATTATAATAGGTGTTCAATGACCGATATACAATCTCCTGCGCCGAAAACTAAAAAAACGGCTACGCTACTTACCCGGTTTTATGACCCATCTGTATCATTTGAATTATCCATAGACGAAGCCGGCCGTGGATGTATGTTTGGACGTGTGTATATAGCTTGTGTGGTTTTACCTAAAGAACCGTCTCTTTTCGACGGGAAAGATGTGAAAGATAGTAAAAAGTTCTCCTCCAAGAAAAAATTAAATGAAGTTGCAAATTACATTAAAGAACACGCTCTTGCTTGGCATATTGCATATGAAGAACCGAAATTAGTGGATGATATTAATATCTTACAGGCCGTTATGCATGGAATGCATAGTTGCATTCGCGAAACCATCATCAAAGTAAATCTAAAAATGGGTAAACAACACAATTTCGCGGACTTTATGGCGGTTGTGGACGGCAATTATTTCACACCATTCCGTTCTTACGACGAAGACCAACGTTGCATTGTAGAACTGCGTAGCGAAACAATAGAACAAGGAGACGCAAAATACATGGCGATTGCCGCTGCCAGTATTTTGGCAAAAACTGCACGAGACAACCATGTTATCGAGATGTGTGAAAAATATCCATTTTTAGACGAACATTATGGCTTGTCTAAAAACATGGGGTATGGTACAAAACTACATCTTGATGGTATTCGCGAGCATGGCATAACCCGCTATCATCGACGGACATTTGGTTGTTGTAGAGAAGCCGTTCTAAATCAGCAAGATAGTTTGATCGAAGACGAATCTACTTCTGCGAACACGGAATAAACGTCGCGATTGCAGCGATAAGCATTTGAAAATCATAATTAAACATATATTATTTTAAAATACGGTTTACATCCACAGCTTTTTTAATTTTTGTGGGACTTTATTGTATTCTATAAGAAGTTTACGAACTCTTTTATCGCCAGCAAAATCGGCGGCGTCACTGGCAGGGATTACCAAGTCTGGGTGGGCAAGCAACTTCGGTAGTAGTTCCCAGTACTCGTCGCTCGCAAGGTGCCAGAATAATGAATATTCTGCGGGTGAGTCCTGGTACGAAGCCTTAACATTTGGGTTAAATGTTGGATTGGCCATCAAGAGAGCGACCATTTCAACATTAGCATCGCGACGTGGCGACCATTTATCCTCAATGTATTTGAAGATCTCCATACTATTAAATGGTGCTATAGCTTCGCAAGTCGCTTTAATATCCCCGCGACACACTGGACACGTTTTGTTGGCACGCTGCGCACTGCACCACCCAAGCAAGCAATTCTCATGGAAAGTATGTTTGCATTTTGTAGTAACAATGGGGGATGTGGATAGATGTTCAAAACAGATAGGACATGTGTCAATCATGGGATTTTCCGCACTCTTGGACTTGCTCTTGCTCTTGCTTTTGGACTTGCTCTTAGACTTAGACTTAGAATTAGCACTGGTCGGTCTTGAAAAAATTCTATCTTCACTTGAGTGAGCTCTCGGCGGCGAACCATCCCCACCACGTCGCACCTTACGTGTTATTCGGCTTCTTGATTTGATTTGTTTGGCCATTTATATATTAGTCTTATATAATATTTGGTTTCGTCCCTTGCTTGCCCGCCCTAAACTACTAACGTTGTGTGAAAATTACACCTTATTGTTTGCCTCAATAAGCATTTCATCGATTGACGCCTTATTAATCATCATAAATTTCGTTTTATTATCATTCGTACTATAACCAATCAAAAACTTGTCATCTTTTTTTATATGTATAAACCCAAGCGAATATTCTACATGCTCGCTATCAAATGTAAATAGTTGGCTGTATTTTATAACTTGATATGTTTCAACGTCGATTGCGACAAACATGTGATAATAATATCGACAGTTCTCGTGGCTTACTATATGACATAAAAACCAGACTTCGTTGCCCACACGGACCCCATTACTTGACCCGCGCAGATTTTTAAATAAATAGGGGGTCTTTATTTCATGCAGTATATTTACTTTGTCGTTTGTTCGCTCACATATAGTTAATGGACTCCATTTATAAACAATGCGTTGCTCGTTGTTATGATTTTGAAATAACGTCCAGTTTTTCTCATATGGCTGCGGTTTTTGAATGGATAAAATAAACGACGATGTGTTTGTATTGTTCGAATGGTCGTATGAACCATATTCTACTTGGAATTTACATCCAGGTGTTACTCGGTTTGCGGTATATTCGATGTATTCGCCATTGTGAAATAATTTTACATCTTCACATCCAATATAGTTGTCATCGTGTTCTCTGTTATAATCCATCATATATTCGTTTGTTTTTCTCCATTTGTCATCGTCTTGTACGAGCGTCGCAAACACGTTCTTCGTTATAATAAATTCCTTATTTACATATTCTCCGTTTGCGCCAATTGTATAATTCACATATCGTTTGCATACAAAAATTTCGTTGGAATTGTGAGGGCTCATACATATACTTGGTGTGCTTGAACGCATATCTGTGTCGGTTTGCATTCGGTCTATGCCAATATTGGTTAATGCATCATGCAAACCTTTATATGTGGGGTCAAGAATATCTTTGCCAATCTTATGTGTGGATAGTTTTGGACAATAATACTTGTAATTTGATATGATGTTTGCATAAATAGATGCTTGAATATTACGCTTGTTCAATAAATTCATACACATATTGATCATATTAGTTTTGTTTAGCTTCGTATAGTATCCAATAATCGAAAGTTCGTAATCTAATTTGTGTTCATATATATCATTTTCCAGAAACAAATGATTATGAGGCGGGTTTTTGATTCGAACACGGTCGGCCATGTCATAAAATACCAGCGCCAATGCATACTTTTTCTCACATCGATAATGATTCACTATTTTATATAGGTTCTCTATGCGGGTCGGCATGAATTGATACGCTTCTAACCAATAATAAATTGCATTTGCGGTTTGATTCATATACATATAACTATTTCCAATCGAGTAATAAGAATGCCACGTTTCTTGTATCCACCCACCGGCCGCAATTCGCTTCTTATAGGTTTCAATCGCCAGATCATATTGTCCCGAATCGCGATAACTATTCGATAGATAAAATAAATACCGTGGGTTATTTGGTGCCATCTCCAACCCTTTCTTTAACAACTCTATGTCTCGATGATATTTATTTTCTTTACTTCCACCATCTCCAATATCATCGATAAACAAGACCTTACTATCTATCTTGTCTAATGATGCATTATCCGGTAACTCAATATATTCATGCGTTACACCCCAATAATAATATGTAGGATCATTGCGAATAATGCGGATATTTTCATTATGGAAATTAGGAGAACCTTGAATAAGATAATACGCGTCTTTTGTCAATGTTTTCTTGAATTCCTCTATATTCGCAATGTTCATCTCTAATTTCATGTCTGCATCCAGTAACAATATATAGTCTGCACAATCCATATTGTTACAACCATGCAATGCAAACGTTCGATTATATCCAAAGTCGCGAAACGGCTCTTCGATTATTTTCCCCGGTATTTTATTGGATTCGCAATAATTGCGGATTAGTTCAATCGTATTATCGGTACTACCCGTATCACATATACAATAGCTGTCGATTAATGGTGTGACCGTTTCTAATAATCGCAATATGATTTTGCTCTCATTCTTTACAATCATGTTCAAACATATTTTAGGAACGTTCATTGTTTTATATAATATATGTATATTCCCTTTATTTATGTATGTTTACCGTGAAAGTTTTTTTCGCATTATATTCTAATTACATGTCATTCACCAGATTTCACGATGACCCGCACAGAATAAAAAAACAGAACGAGGAAAGCAGTTTTACAGGTAGATACATGTTAAATACCCCTGGTCCCGGACTTGATTTACCATTTATGGAAGACCCTCAACTACGTCTACAAAAATGGGGTGCCAATTTACAGACGAATACTGTGAACCTGGAAAGTGATTTACGTGGTCTTACTCGCAGACAAACACGCGATAATATTGATTTAAACCAACATGCAAGAGCACAGGTGTCGTCTTCCAGACCGAATTATCGCGAAGAACAGCCGTTTGTTGAAGAAAGCCGCGCAAGTCATCCGGCATGGGTATATAAGGATTTAGAACAAAATCGATGGGAACAGCCGCTTTTAAATCCGCTGAATGGTTTAGATAAACAGTTTGTCGACAATGTTCAAACGCGCATTTTAGAAAAGGATAATTTTACGCCAAGAATTCCCATGGTGGGAGAACATTCATTCTATTTAACCGGACAATCCATGTGTATTGGTGGAAGAGAAGACAGCTGCCCTGGTACTTTGTACCGATAAATCCTTACACGTCATATACAGATTATTTACAGATTATGGCAAAAATATTATATGATATTATTATAATTATATAATATAACAGAATGGAACTAGCTATACCCGGTATCGCTCTTGGATTGATGTATATCATGAAGGGACAATCAAACAATAGTGGAGAACAAGAAGAATCTTTTGCAAATCAAAATGCTTTGCCGAATACTGATATTCCAAACCGTAATTATCCGGATGAATATCCTGTTAGGAATGATGAGTTAGATCGAACATCTTCACTTTCTACTGTCAATAAATTTGAAAATGGAGGAAGCGTGTATACCGACAAATATTTTAATGCAAATCTGGTTGCTAAACGAGAACAAGTGTCGAACGAACAAACTGAATTCTACTCTCTTACCGGTGAAAAGGTAGCCGGATCGTATTTTTCTCATAATAACATGGTGCCATTTTTTGGGGCCAAAATGAGAACACAAAGTGCCGGGCCAAATGCCAACGAGGGTATTTTAGACAATTATACAGGCAGTGGATCTCAAACAATCACTAAAAAAGAACAGGCCCCTTTGTTTGCACCATCTGATAGCCAAAATTGGGGTAATGGCGCGCCTAATATGAATGATTTCTACCAATCTCGTGTGAATAAAAGCATGCGTATGGCAAACACAAAACCATTCGAAGAAGAGCGCGTTGCACCTGGTCTCGGTCTCGGTTACACGAATAATGGTGCACATGGTTTCAACTCGGGTATGATGGCCCGAGAATCATGGATGCCCAAAACGGCAGATGACCTACGTGTTGCCACCAATCCAAAGTCGTCTGGGCATGTGCTGCTTGGACACGAAGGCCCTGCATATAGTAGTATTAAGAATATTGCTACACAAGAACAAATGGGTGTCATGGAGAAGAATCGTCCGGACCAAAGTTTTGAATTAGATACGCGCAGTATGGCGAGTTATTCGGGGGATAGACACCCGAACGGCGCGAACTCTGATATTGGCAGATTGTTCATTACAACGGGCGCCGGAAAGGGCGAGACCTTACATTCTATCCCTATCGACCGACACGTTACACGTCCCGAAACCGCGGTTTCTTATTCGGGTGTAGCTGCATCCCAAAACTCGGCGACTTATGTTCCCGGTGAATATATGCCATCGCACAATGTGCAGCTTGGCGCCGTGCCGATTGCCGGAGCAAATGCAAATGGCCGCAACTATGCTACCGACGCGGACTATGGCATCAAATCGAAGAAAGCCTACCCGAATAATCGCACGTCAAATACGCAGAATGGATATTTTGGTATGGTTGGAAGCAGTATTGGTGCAGTTGTTGCCCCCTTACTTGATGCATTGCGCCCTTCTCGCAAACAAAATGTCATCGGCAACTTACGACCCTATCAAAATCCGGGTACGACTGTTCCAAGTTCGTATATTTTTAATCCCGCGGATAGACCGAGTGCAACCATTCGCGAGACCACGGAGAATTCGAAGAACCATTTGAACGTCAATGCCAATCAGCTTGGCGGTGCATATCAGGTTACCGATCAACAATCATATGATACAAACCGTCAATCGACAAGCACACAATATGTGGGTGGCGCTGGCGCTGGTGATGGTACTCGCCAAATGACATCGTATGAATCTGGATACAATCAACGTAACAATGATATCAAATCCAGCACGATTGATGGATACATGGTGAAGGGTAACATGAATATGTTGAATTCGAATATAAATATGCGCGAAAAGACGCGCGATGATTCGTTGAGAAATACTCGTGCAATTGCAGGAACAATGCCAGGTCAGTCACCTGATGTCGGGAATATGGGACGTCTTGCTGGTGGAGGGAATTCGCTGTATTCCAATATTAACATGGACCGAAATACACCGGACATTATGGATACTTTAAAACAGAATCCGTATGTGGTGAATTACAAGAATGCATTATAATTGCAGAGTGCGTAATATAACAATAAAAAATTGGTATATTACAAATTATTAGCACGGTTGGATTTTTATTTTTATCGTATTTTTTGTTGGTTTTTATAATTTTTATGGTTGTGTTTTTGGTGCTGTTTTTATTATTTTTGTGTTTTTTTCTCAAATGTTGCCACTTACAAACAGCTTACGAATATTGATTGCCTCCATATTATGTTCTGGCACTTTAAACAGATTCTTAATCATGGCGTCGTCGCGGAAACGAATGGTGTAATCTTGCTGAATATTATTTCGGCCAACTCGCCCCATCGCCTGTAACGTTTTTTGCTGGGTCATCGAGCCGAGGTCTTTTCCAATAAACCCGTGACAAAACTGATAATTCGTTCCGTAAATATAATCCGTCGATGCAATAATAATATACAATCGCTGCTCGTCCGCAAGTCGTTTGATAATCTCCATATATCGCTTATCCGGAATTTGTTTAAATACACCGATGCCGAGCAGAAGCAAGAACTTGACGTGGTTTTCTACATCTAACAACATGATTTCTTTGCTCATTTCGTCGCCAATATTCGATGTAAATGCGTTCTCGCGAATACTGCCGTCTGGCGTCCATCTTGATTGGTGCGGGCGCGTATTCGGTACATATATCGCATCCAACGACGCAATACGTACTTGTTTACGCAGACGGTTGATTTCATTATCCAATTCTCGTACTTCCTTGGTCATCTTGGAATTGTCCCAACTCGTGGTTGCTTTTTCGTTTTGATGCGCGATTTCACGCTCTAATTTATCGATCTTCTCGGTGAGCACATTGTTGGTAACTATATTTGACATAATATCTTGGAATGCGCGCTCGGGTATATTTGTATGCTTTACGTAAAACTGGCCAATCTTATCCACGTCGTCCGCCAGGAAAATTGTTGGGCCGTCAGTCAATGTATACGCGTCTTCCGTTGTGATTGACACGCCAACTGGCAACGATTGTGCGGGTGCTTGTGGTGGCAGTGCTTGCACACTTGATGTACGTGCCAATGCCTTCCCTGCCAAGCTTGCACCAGCTGCATTGCTTGCTGGATTGGCCGCATTGCTTGCGCCTGCACTCGTCGTTTTTTGAATGTGCATGTTTGTTCGCGGTTCGTTAAATCGCGGTTTACGTCCCTGCTGCATATATTTATAAATAATATCCCATTTCGTATCGTCCACGTGCAACAGCACTTCCAGATAATACTCTTTGAGACGGTTCATCGTAATGGATGTTATGTCTGTTCCAAAATACGAATCGATTGAATACACCTCGTCCACATATTTATGTTCGTTAATATATTCCACAAACGCAATGATTTCGCGCAAATCGAAGTATCGCAATACAGTTGGGTTCGCTTTGCAATATTTGGCAGTGGCCATCATCTCGCGATAATCCGCATACAAATAGTGCGGCAAGGCGCAAAATCCCTTCGAATCCAATATCGGTATCGACTTTTTGCAATCATAGCTGGTAATAACATGTATTTCCGCTTCGTCGAACTTCGCCCTGAAATCGTCGTATACCGGCTGCATTTCCTCCTGTCCCGGAAGCGTAGCACATGACAATACCATTGTGGGAATTAAGTTTTCTGCCCAATTTTTGTGGATAATTTCGTGGAGTTCGTGGGATGCGTAATCGAGTGTGATTGTCGGTTCGTCCCAATACGTAATAATACGGTCCACTGGATTAAATGCCAGCATATAATGCATTGCCGTTATATATGATTGTACATCACATATCATAATCTCGACATTGTCTCCCACACTATTGTCAACTTTGCCGATTCCACCTGACCTGCGGTTTATCGTATAATCGATTGCCGAGAAATAGTGGAGACGAATATCCGCCGCGGTTTCACAACCAAATGCGAAGGCCACCTTTCGTTCCATGGAAATTGCCGATTTGGCCAACGCCAAACCAATATGACGTGCAACGCATACGAATATCACGCGATTCGCCGCTGCCAGTCCCAGGGGGGACATCGTCTTACCAGTGCCAGTGGGCGCAGTGTATAAAATCAATCTCGGTATAAGCTTTCCGTCGTCTGGGTTGTGACGGCGTTTGCAGATGGTAAAAAGCTCACGTTGGTGCTTAAACAGCGTCCTGTCCTCATATTTCAACAAATATTTATTGCGCTCAATGAAATCATACGCGTTTGTGATAATTTCGCTCGTCTTTGTAAATGAATTCGCATATTTGATTGCAAAGTTTACCAAATCGAGAACGTATGCATTGATATTTGGTATAGATGCCTTTTTTAGTTGGGTTATAGTATACAGATAAAATGCGTATTTTTGTTTGCGTTTCTTAATTTGCTTCACCAACTCCGCAAATAAATCAATCAGCAGAAACTCGAATATAATCGACCTGTTTGTTTGTATGTTGGTTTCCAGATTATTCAACCGAATTGTTTCCCCGCTTTTTAGCTTTTTCAGCTTCCCACCGCCCAATGGAGACACATATGTTGCGAGTGGAGTACTTGCGCCATACTTGGTAATTGCATCAGTCATGGGCGGCTCGAAGTATTTTTTGAACAAGAAATAATCCATCTCGAGAGAACTATCGAAACGAATGTAATTGTTCATCGACAACGTCTCGTTGTACCTGACATTTACGTCTTCGTACCCTGACACAATCATTTTCAAGATTTTTTTTTCGTTCTCGTCCACGGACTTTTCGATGGACTCCCACTCCGTCTTGCTTAACTTATTTTGCTTCAAATCCATTTTAACGGGTAATTGGTTAATTATATGAAGCCAATATTTATGTGCGCGTATAATCAATTTTTTAGTATATTTTTACAAATGAATTTGATGTAAAGGGTATAAATGCATATTTTTATCTACCTTATCATGTATCGTTCCGCCAATTTACACACACAAAATGACTTACTCATGAATACTTTGCTCGAATTTTATAACAATCCTGACAATATTCATATTATGATGAACATTATAAACGGTGAAACACGCATTTCGTTGCGCATTGTCGACTGGTTTGTCACAAATTATGCCAAGAAGAATTTTACCGTATATGAGAACCCCGTGATTAAGAATGGGGTTTCCAGTACTACCCGGTTTAAGGTATACAATGAATATAAACTCAAACTAAAAGCGTATTCCAAAAAACGGTTTGACCCGTTTTGCCGTTGGGACCGCGTTACGATTCCGTATAATACAAATCAGTGTATGGAGACGACCATTGGCCAGCTGAATTTCTTTAAATGGGCGATTGAGAATCGCATCGTTGATTTTATTGAAAGTAATTTTAGTGATGTTGAACATGATATGAACAGCTGTAATAGTACCGCCAAGCGTCGAACACCCACCGATGTGCCAGTGGACGCAAATTCGAAAACGCGTAAGAAGCGTGAAGAGTTGTCGATTTCTGCATGCAAGTGCATTAAAAAAGAAACAGTTAAAATTATTGTAAAGTTTGATTAGGCCCAGGCTCCCCCACTCTCTTTTTCTTATTTTATGTCACGTTTTGACATAAAATATTGCAAAACCTGTCATGTTATTTTTATCGTTCATGCATGCAGAGAAACGATAAATGATTCAAGCACGTCAATCATTGACTTATTTTCCTCAGTTGGGACGCAATTTACTAGTCTGTGAATATACTCTTCTATTTTCTGTAACCATTGATTGCCCATGTCATCCTTGTCGAATACATTATAACTGACGTCTTCATTTGTATTTATATGTAGTACGTCGGTCGTCGCGAGGATAGACGACAACCAATTGTCATAATAGAGTTTGCATTTTTGTAAATAATCGATGGGAATACCGGATTCTCCGTCGCGAGAACGCTTTGCAATTCGGCGGTGACAGACATCGGCGTCGGCGTCAATATACACAATTCCGTCAATTTGGTAATCTTTTGCATATTCGTTGTAAAACCGGAGGTAGATTTGGTAATGTATATCTTCGATTTGTCCGTCGTCGAATAACATCTTTGCGAATATATTGCGGTCGGCGTCTAATGAACGCTCGCAAATAATTACCTTGCACTCTGGATTATTGCGGATGGTATTGCGGATTAAACTGAGGCGGGTTACATATGCCATCACCTGGAATGAGAACGCGTATTTGTGCGGATCACTGTAAAATTTTTGTAGAATGTTTTCGCCGGTGCTGGTTTCTCGAATGCTTTCCCAGATGTCTACGGGCTCTTTCAACAAAATTATTTCCTTATTGCCTGCCAACTTCTTACCGAGCTTGTCGATAATGGTTGACTTGCCCGCGCCGATATTTCCTTCGATCGAAATAATAAAGGGGCGTGTTGACATTGTGTATATTGTAGTTGTACAAAAAGTTTGAGTTATATTTACGTATATTTTAGATTATACGTAAATCAATTTTTTGGGGATGGCCTGTGTTATCGTGTTAACAAATAACCCCCGAATGTTCGTGTCGGCTTATATTTTAACAGGTCTAACGTGTACGTTGTTGTCGGGAATTCTTCTTTACCATATATGTCCTGTAACGTGAGCCATTCGAATAACCCACCGACATATAAGTATACTGCCTGGAATCCTAAATTAGTTAATTGGTCATATTTTGTGATTGATGTTTCGTCTGCATTGTGTCGTCCATATATGATTATTTTTTTCTCTGCCAACCCGTATTTCATAAGCAATCCGTTTATGATTGTTTCTTCTTCTTGATATGGAACCGTTTTCTTGATTAAACACGTTTGTTCATTGAGCGGCAATGTGTTGATTATTATGAACTCATCGTTGTGTTGTATTGCAAACTGTACATCTTCAAACGACAGTTTATTATAGGTTTTTGTGAAGAATCTTGAGAACATAGCTACATAATATTATGTTTTCATGTTTATATTTGTTATTTTTGATATAACAAACATAAAATGTTGTTCGTAGGTTTTGAGTTATGGATTTGTTTATTATATCTCGACTTCATTTTATTAGAATAAAGATCAACGGTTTCGTCGTGTCTTCTTGCCACCTCTCTTATTTTTTTTATTTCTTGTTTGTTTATTTGCATTTGTCGGTTGTTTTTCAACAACTGATTTGACCAAGTCAATTTCTTTTGAATTTAAACCATAATATATGTATACATCATTGTCATTATTTAAAGTTATATCATTTGGTTTTGATATCATATTCAATATTTTAAATTCATTTTTATAATTAGGCGCTTCGCTGTATTGTGTTATTTTCAATATAAAATTAATTAAATCGCTATTTAACAGCGTTAATATACTTTTAGGTTTATCTTCACTCTCAATCAATTGATACATATTATTTCTAGTTGTACCCATTTCTTCAGAAAAGTGCTTTGGATATAAAAACCCCTTTTGTTTGCCATTAGAATATGTCATTATGATTTTATTTTGATTTATATACTCTGGAGTATCTTTTTCATACTTTTTATAAACAATCAAATAATCTTTACTACTTGGGTCATAATAATATGCATGCGGGACTCCAGATTTTCCCATATCTTCCTTTGTTGGTTTAAATGATTGATTATATATAATATCAAATTTATCTCCTGCTTTATTTGTAACTTTATTTAATATAGAAAAAACTTCCTCATTAACAAAATGAGGTATAAAGTCCGAATTATATAAATTTAATTTACCATCAAAATAATGACCGTCAAAATCATTAATAATATGTGTGTCCTTTTGTTTTGTTGTTTTCTGTACAACATAATAATCTACGTTAGGAAAGTTGGGAATTTTTGTATCACTTATTCTCAAAAAAACTAAATTGTACTTTTTAAATTCATTCCAAACATCACCTGCTGACGCCCTTTCGCCAATAGGTTTTCTCCATCCAGTTGGGTGAATAAAAACTAAAAATCCATCATCATTTAACATTTTAAAAGATACATCAACAAAATCTTTCCATAGAACTCCGCCACCTTTTACTATCCCATCCTTATTGTAAGGCGGATTTCCCATCACTACATCAAACGCTTTCACATCTTTGAAGAAATATTTATCCTTACCGGTGACCATAAATTCAGTTAAAAAATTAGATGTTATAAGATTTGGTTTTGCATCAGGGTCAATCCGTTTGAAAATATTTTTACAAATAGCGACATTTACTTTGTTTAATTCATTCATATAAAGCATGTTCTCTATGATGTGTTTTGACCTGTCTTTTAAAGGCACCGACTTCAACGTCTCCATCAATTTATAATACACAACAATTGGAAAATTACCAATTCCATTTGCTGGGTCAAGCCATTTAAGATTCTTATTCGTCCATACATCATCAGGTAGTTCGCTCAACATATCACATACAACTTCAAGTGGTGTGAATATTTCACCGAATAATTTTCGTTCTGTATCCTTGGGTGTGAGATATTTACGCACGATTTCCAACACTTTTTCATTTTTTGCGTCGGTGAATGCGACCGGACAAAATCCAGACGACGTATCAGAAAACATATCTTTTTCTGTTTTTAATTTACTCTTTAATTGTTTCATATCGTTGTTAATATATCGATATAAATTATTCAGAGTGAGTTTTGAATGTTCTCCATTTGAATGTTCTCCATTATATGTGTATAATAAGCGAATTAATTTCATTTGTTCTCCAATTTGCTCTTTAAGTTGCTCGTCTTCCCAGTCTATGTATTTTTTACGTTCAATCTTATTGTCTGAAATCAGATCGCGTAGTTTAATTGCTTCAGTCGCATTCTTGTTTTTCAAGTCTTTTAATTTTTTTTCAAGGGCCTTTATTGCATCATCTAAAACTGCTATTTTAGTATCTATTCCGGATGCACCTAAATAACACATATGTATAATTTCATCGTTTTTGCATTCACGAATCTCATCGTAGTTCAAGCCGCTATTAACTAACATTTTATCAATTGTTGTAGTTGTATCAAGTGAAAATAATGAATACAATGTTAATGCATTATTCACTGATTTTATAGCATTGTCTATGATAGTCGCGTCGTTTTCTTGTGGAACGGGCGGTTGTTCTGCAGCTGCTGGATCTGTCGGTTGTTCTGCCGCCGCCACTGCTGCTGCTACTGCTGCTGGTGGAACTGTCGGTTGTACTGCCGCTTGTGGAACGGGCGGTTGTACTGATGCCGATGTTTCTACTGGTGCCGCTTGATGGCGGTTTTCGGCTTGGACAAACTGTGCCACTGATTTAGTTACGGGCTCAACTTGTTTATCTTGTTTTTGTCTTGTTTTTTTTGCAAATCCGCTTACAAGTTTGATTAGTTCATGTTTGATACTATCTTCTTTGAGCATTATTTTGAGTAAATTAGATACATCACGATTAACATCATCGATATCAACGGACGCATCCTCTTTATTTTGGAAAAATTGTTTGTCGTCGCCCTCTTTAATTCCAAAACGCTGTGATATCATATCATAACTTTCTGGCAGAATAGACGATTCTGAAAACGACAAATATGTGCTAAGTCCATTTACGTCAAATAACAATAGTGAGTTTTTAATGTCTTTCTGTTCTATTTCATTTGGGTCATGTTGTTTTTTCTCTTGCATTGTGTAATTATATATAAATTTAACAGAACGGTCTGCTATCATATCTATGAAAAACCCTTTCCGCTTGCCCGGTCGTTCTGTTAAAACGCGAAACATGGATTGATACATTATATCATACGATTCAATTGGATCCATATGGATGGCTATATCTACACATGGAAGACTTACGCCGAGACGTAAGCGTTTTCCGGTTAAGATTATGAGCGACTTATTAGCAGATTCTATTTCAACATCACGAATACATTTTTTAACATTATTATCTTTGATACACTTAAAAAATATTCGTTTGTCGCCTTTCGTATCTTTTATAATGTCATCTCCTTTGGGGTCGAGTGAATGTATAATGCATACATTAAAATTCTCAAAATTTTTGTTATTAATTATTGCCTCTGCTAATCCTCTGCTGATAATTTCAAACTGGCTACCATCTAGCTGTTCTCCGGTTTTATTCACCTTGTTGTCTGCCCGTAAATTAGTAGGAAGAAACCATAACTGTGTGTGGCGATTGCCGTCGCCGTTAGCCACCATATTATAACGCTTATTTAATAGGTCATCATACACATCATTGTAAATATAGTCCAGATATCTACGAATCGCAGTTGGATATTTAAGTTCATCATTGTTTGTCTCCCACAGCCGTTTTACATTAGATGAATCACTAATTTTGATTTTACCGTCTTTATCGTCCAGTTCAATCTCAGGTTCATTATCCAACCCTGGCTTCATGCCCGGTATCAAATATACAAGTTCTGGGTAAATACTATATTCGTCTGCTATCTGTTCATCCGTTTTACCCATCCGGTTATGTTTTTTAACAATTTTATTCAAAATACCCATGCGTGTATTATATTCATCTTGTTTATCTTCAGTTTGATATTGCAATAATTTTGAATCGTCTCCTGGTAAACCAGGCTCAGTCATATCAATTTTGAATTCTTTCATCTTCATAATCATATTATATGACCAATTTATTAGATGTAATTTTTCTTCTCCATATCCGCTGCTATAGTTCAATAGTGGTTTTGTGAATGTCGCTGTAACCATAATCAAAATAGGTTCTTTTAATTCGGGGTTTTTAGTTTTGTTATAGAAAAAGTCAATTGTGTTATTTTGGGTAGATGTTTCGCTACCACCTTGATGTATTTCATCAAAAAATACAATTTTGTCTTCTTCTTTCAAATATTCACGCAATTCTTCGATTAAGTATTTATTAGCAGTTTTGGTAATATCTCCTCGCAATTTCTCTTGACTGACTATAATAGCAAGCTTTTTGTTAGTTGGTACGTGTGGCTTTTTTTTAGGATTGGTTTGTGTATCCCAAACTTCATATTCTTTTAGATCCGCGTGATCTTTGAATATATCTTTAAATTGTTCTTTTGTTTCCCCGACAGCTCCTAATATAATTAATGCAACTTTTGGTTTCCTTGTAGCGATTAATCCTCCAACCATATATGATTTTCCAGATCTCGCAACAGCGCCCCAAATTATCTTACCATGTGTTTTATTACCAAGAATATTCTGTGTAGTTTCAACAAAATATTCTTGGTGAATACGTAATATATCTAATATATTCTTATTTGTAATAGATTCGCCTGTAATTTGTTTCCATTTGTCTCTATCTTCTATATCACTATGATTTTTAAACGTATTTTCCAACCAATATACTAATCGTTTATAATAGGTATCACGCAGTTCATCATATCCAAAAACCAGTTCTGGATTTATAAAATTTTTGGATTGTTTAACAGTGCGTCGTCCCAGTTTTTCTAAAAAGTCTGTTTTATTGTTTATTAATGCGACTATTTCATATGTCGGTGGTTTTGGTGGTTTTGGTGTTTCTTGGGTTTCTTGTGTTTCTGGGGGGAGTAAATGTAATGGTATATATTTTTGTGTAGTTTCTAAATGAATATTTGCAATATCATATGAACCTATACTCTTCTCTTTGTTATAGAATTTGCTTGTGAATAAAAACGCATTACTGATTTCTGCTACAATTTTTTTGTTACAAACATCATCAACCTTAACCTCATCCTCTTTCTTTTTCGTTTCTGTATTACGTTTTGGTTCAATTACTTCAAACATCAAATCGCATACACCAGACCCGTTGCCTGAATTTATTTTTCCATCTGTTTCGCTGCTTAAATATTCATATATTGTGATTGGTTTTTTATCTTCGAGCGATTTTATAAACTTACGCTCCATACCTGGAGCCAGTTTATTATCTAATCCTAGTAAAAAAATTATTTTCCAAAGCGATTCAAATATATATGGTTTTGTATAACGGGTTCCACTCTTATCTTTTACTTGTTCTACTGATTCAGGGAAATGCGAAAATAATTTATCACAGTCTGCTAAACTTTTATCGGAATAAATTTTTTGAAGTAAGGCTAAATGTGTCTTTGGTTGTTGATCAGCCGACCAATATTTTCCTTCATTGCAATCGATCATTTTTGTTTTTTTATCATTTGCTAGCTTTTTGATTTCTGTATCCAACCGTTTTACCTCGTTACATGGATGTGTTTTAGATTGAGGTGGTGGAGTTGGAACTGATTTATTAGAATGAACCTGCATTTCTTGAACAACATTACCTCCACGTACCGATATTCTATCACTAGATACGCTGGTTCTACTTTTTTCCATAATTGATTTATATGACATTATTTTTCGAGTCTTGGTAACACATTTAAATTTTTCATTACGCTCTTTTCCTGATTCACACATTTTTACACAACGGTTCGTATGTGGGTTTAATGTTTTAGGTGAACACCTTTTTTGTTTTAATGACATATATATAAGAAGCAGAATATTTATATTGTGATATTGTTTACACCATTGAAGAATTAAAAATGGGACGTCGGTTGGGCGTTCCACCAGATATTCAACCAGTCGTTCGAACCTATAAATCAATTAAGTTTGCACGCTGCTAAAATCATGGTTTCAAATGTGGTCATTTTTAAAAAATCAAAAATGACCAATTGTATTGAATACTTGCCGATTGTGGATTTGTTTACTATATGACGGATTTGTCTAGTTTTACCTCAGGCAATACTTTCTTGTAGATTTTTTTGTTTAATTTGTCGTGGTCTTCGTAGTTGCCGAGCGCGTGTACGCATGCTTTTGCATAGAAATTGTATTCCGGCGTGTCCAGTTCTCTTGCTGCCGGGGTTGTTTGTACATAATGTTTTACAACGGCGTAATGTTTATTTTCAATGGTGTTAATCAAACCGTTCATCAGTGGTTCGTCTGCGGTGCTTTTATTCCATGTTTCATTGTTTTTAATATAGACGGTTTCACGTTTCAGGTCGGTGCAATGCAGCGGCCGTTCAGTGATGGCCATATTATTAAGTGCCTTAATGAGAATATTACTGACGCTATCCACGTAGCCATCCCTGGAGATGGTTTTTAAATGATCCATGCCAATTTCGATTCTTTTAACAAATTCTTGTATACTTACTGCGTCCTTGCATTCATTTTCTAGGTAGAGCTGAACATTAAACGTGGTATTGTTACTGTTGATGTTAGTATTGTTATTGTTCCCGAGATGTGGAATCATTTCCTTCATGGTATTTTGAAGTTCTGCCAATTGTTTATCTTTTGTAACCATATGTGTGATAAGTTCCTCATGTTGTTTATCCTTTATGGCCAACTGTAGCATGAGGTCTTTTACTAATACAAATAATTTATCTGATGCTGGTTCGGTTACATTGTGTGTTGGTTGTTCTTGAGTAGATATAACAGTATTTTCTAATAGTGGAGTCGAATTATAGGTGCATGTCTTCTTATGCTTACATAATGACGGTGCATGTTTATATTCATTACCACATATGCATTTGTATATCTCAGGCGGTTGTATCGCGCTAATATTATTAGCATTTGTTAGGCGTTGATGCTTTGCAGTTGCTAAATGTCGATTATAGTCACATAATTTGCTGCATTCAAATGCGCATTTTTCGCATGCAAATTTTTTGGCGTTTATTGGCGGCGGTTTATTAGTCATGGAATTATATATATTACTAAGAGAAAAAACGCCTAAATGCCTGCCGCAAAAACCGCAAAAAATTAACAGTCACAAATATTTTCACGGAAAATCGTGTTTTGCTGCATTATGCTTTAAAGTGGTTTTTTATATATTCTGAAAAACTTATTGGGTCACTTTTCAAAAATGGACAAGGAAAATGAATGTCCAAAATCCAAAAATGCGCCGATAAGTTTTTCCAATGTTTTTATGTGGGTCCAAAAATAGTGGGAACAATCGTGGGATATTGTAGAAAAGGGGGAGAAGGAGAGGTGGGAGTTCATATACCCGCAATAATGGTATATTAACAATATTATTATTTTTGTACAAACAGTTCTTTTGCCAATGTCTTAATGATTTTATTATCCAGCCGGATTTGTTCTTCTTCCACATCGCCCAAAATGGCCCGCATCATTTTGTAACAGAATTCGTATGTTCGGGTTTCCATCACCTCACAATCTGGGTGCGCGGTTCTCCAAACCGGTACAGTTCTATAGTTATTCATGGATATCCGGCTCAGTATTTTCCGCAACTTTGTCAGTTCGTCTGTATCTTTGCTCCAGCCAGCGTCGTCTTTGATATACATGGTCTCGCGTTTAATATCCGTGCAATGAATCGGCCGCTTGGTAATGTCCATGTCTTTGAGACGGTCCATGATCATCTTGGTCATGCCATTCACATAACCGTGGTTGCCAATGTATTCCAATTCATCAATATGGACGTTAAGGTTGCGTAGAAAATCAGTAATGCTCATTGCGTCTTTACATGTGTCGTTAAGGAAAAAATTCAGGTTGAACTTCTGGGTGTGGTTGTTAGTCGTATTATTATGATTTACGATTGTATGTGTGTTTGCGCTATTTTTTACAGCGTCTACCAGCTGACGTTGCAATTCGATATTTTGTTTATTTGTCTCTTGTAGTTGTGTATATTGTTCCACCATAAGAGTTTTGAAGTCATCGTTTTGTTTTAACAGCTTAATAATAACAGACGTGTCAGTTGTATTAGGCATCGATGTGGGTTCAGTTTGAGGTGGGGGTGGAGCTTCTATATTTATTGTACATGTTTTACGATGAAACGATAATCCCTGTCGATGCTTATATGTATTTCCGCATGTGCAAACGTGTTGTGCAGTAGCGATTTTTATGTCACTATTTGTCACTAATTTATGTTTACGAGTCAACTCATGCCGGTTCCATTCACTTAATTTGCTGCATTTATAGTTGCATTTTATACATTCATAAATGGGTGATTTTTCATTTACTGCGGCGACACCTTTTGTCATTATTTTTCTTTTATTTATAGTGACATAAAAATCGCCTAAACCGACCGCCATGATTTTTCCAAAAAAAAGTATGCAGTCAACCTGGAATTATTTTTTTGGGATTTAAAGCATTATGCTGCAAAACCGAATTTTGATATTTTTCGGAAAAAGAAATGGCCTCACTTTCCAAAAATGGACATTTTAAAAATGTCCAATTTCTGAAAATGCACGAACAAGTTTATTCAACTGTTTTTATTAAAGTTCCCATATTTGTGGGAATATGTGGTCACAATGTATTCCCATGACCCACTGTTCCACAGCCCACTGTTCCGCAATCCTACAATTCCGGAATATAAACTTCGTCCGTCGCTTTGCATGTATCTTCCTGCATGACATCTGCTGGACATTCGACCAAATTAGCAGGCATATTGTCGTTCTGGCGCCAACATGTATAAATTCCAACCAACTGTTGGTGATTACATTGCAGTGATACAGATGCTGCAGGGGCGATTGATGTCCGCAATAAATCTGCATTCACTGTAGTGCCGATCGATTCGTTTATTAAATCCGGTGTCATTAGCACAGATGTTAGGGCAATCGCCGCTGCGAAATACTCATATTGCGATAATCCGGAACACGTGCCGTGTTTGGTCCATTCGTGTTCCCAGAACGAGTCATAGTTAGGATTATTCACATCATATTTCACATCGGGCCATCGCATTACCATTGTGTCTAAACCCACTTCAATCGGTACACTGGAATTAAATGGTTCGTTAGTACAACTCGACGGATATCCAGTCGTATCATATTGTGGCCATAGTCCGTGAATCGTGAAGTTATTTTTCCAATATTCCAGCGGAGACGCACAGCCGGGGTATGTTTGTCCAATACAAAATCCGGGTGTCCAACTATAGGCGAATACATAAATTGTGGACGAATTCATTGCAATAATACATACCAATTGCGAGAACCATAGTAGCAATAGCCATAAAAACATTCTCTCCGTTATTATATACTATGAGGGCATTATTGTTATATTGTTTACTAAATATGCTTACCGCCTTAAATAAACCGACAACTTGTGTTTGTACAACAGAACCGTGCCCGGTTGTAGGCGAAAATACATTGCATATGGGCGACGGTACAGCGGTAGTAACATATGATTATGTTCGCCACGGAGATTTCATTGTGGTTGTATCGGCAACCGGCGAAATCACCCCGGCTGATCTAGACCACGGCACCGAAACAACCTCATGTACTCAAAAATACTCGCGAATGTTGGATGACGACGAAGTCAAAGATTGCGATGCCGGACATATTTTAGCAAATCGTCTGGGTGGATATGGGAACGAACCGATCAACATTTTTCCACAAGCGCCGAGTATTAATCGTGGTGCTTACGCACAATTCGAGAACAATATATACCAATGTGTAAAAGGCGGTGCAAAATCCGCGGATTTGCACTGGAAATTTACATATGGCAATGAAACCCAAACGAAACCCATATCGATTGAATATACAGCGTCATTTGTAGGCGGAAACTGCGCAAAGCTGGCTTCTACTTTTACAAATGTTGGTTAGGTTCTCAATACGTCCAAATAAACTTGGGAAAATATAATTAAAAATAAATGAGCATACCAAATACTATAAAACGAATCACTGTCGATTTAACTCCGCCAAAAAAGGCAAATGAAGACGAGCTGGCCGACGAAAATGATATGGGCCATGGTCAATGCACTACACACTTCGCAACGCAGGCAAAGGTTCCCAAAAAACGGTCGGTTACGGCCCTGGATTCATGGCAGTTCTCGTCAGCCGATCTTCAGCCTGATATGCAACGTGCCTATATTAAACAGCTGCACGGACAAAATATTGTCGCGAATCAGCCCTGTAAAGTAATTCAACAACATATAATGCAAAAATTAAACGGATACAAAGCCCAGGACGTAAAAAAAGAATTTCACGACCCGGAAAAGTTCGCCGACGTGGAATACGTGATACAATTGTTGGAAGAATCGTCGAATTTTTGTTATTATTGTAAAGACTCCGTACAGGTTCTCTATGAAAACGTTCGAGAACCGAAACAATGGTCACTCGACCGAATCTACAATAATCAGGGGCATAACAAGGGAAATCTCGTCATCGCGTGTCTCAAGTGTAATTTGAGCCGAAAAACGATGTACCATGAACGATATGCGTTCACCAAACAGTTAGTTATTGTAAAACATAACTAATATACTGCGCGGTAAAATCATATAGAAATTATATGATTTTATTTCATAACAATGCAAAACCTATTTTCAAAGACATCCAATGAGAACCTGCAAATATACAATACCAAAAAAACACTGAATATTCATGAATCTATATACGCAAAGCTAACACATTTTCACAAGACGAATAAAATTCCACATCTCATTTTTCACGGCACGTCTGGCAGTGGGAAACGCACCATTGTAAACAACTTCTTGAACATGATATACGACGAAAACAAACCCCGTATGAAGTCAAACATCATGATTGTTAATTGTGCACACGGAAAAGGAATCAAATTTATACGCGACGAACTCAAGTTTTTCGCCAAAACGAATATACAGTCGAACAATGGCACACTTTTTAAAACAATCGTACTGATTAACGCGGACAATTTGACGATAGATGCGCAATCGGCGCTGAGACGATGCATCGAACAATTCAGTTTTAACACACGATTTTTCATTATTATTGAGAACAAGCACAAATTATTAAAACCTATATTGTCGAGATTCTGTGAAATATACGTGCCGGAACATATGGAAGCAGGCATTATACACAACTTACACGATTTGTCCAAAAATTCCAACTATAAAATTCAATATACCGAGAACCATGAGCAATGGCTGGATACGACAATACATGATTGTGTTGACGACGAGCCGTCTCATGCAGGTCTCATCGCGCTGTGCGAGCGCATATATGAGCATGGACTGTCATGCATAGATTTGATGAAATGGATAAATAATACGACAGAATTGGACGCCGAACTAAAAGCAAAGGCCTGTATTTATTTTGACACAATACGTTCAGAATATAGATTCGAGAAAATGTTAATGTTGTCTATATTTGATTTTTTGTATTTGCGTTCAAATAAGGACTTAAAAAGTATTACAGAAATATAATACATAATGGACGACTTTGTCATATCCAATTTACACGAGTCTCGCAATGAGTGGTGTAGTCGGTTAGTAAGTATATTTACGCCGCTTGTTATAGAGGGTATCCGGTCCATTTTCAACGAATCCTGGAAAATGTGTTTAGACAACGATGAGGCGAGTAAGTATTTGATGACGTTTCAAAATCTGCTCTCTCGCGTTCCCAAATGGAACAATATTATCGTCGAAGAAGAACGAAAGCGAATTATTGAACGAAGTGGCTGTGGTTATTTGGAAGACTTAATTACATGTGTTCATATCATTCAGTTGAAAGTATTGACATGCATACGTGTTGGAAACAAACAGAAGAAGATTGATATTTCTATCCCCAAATTAGATATCTTTATTCATAAGGTGTATATTCACGTTGCCCGAAAGGTTTATATGAATGTATATTTATTCGAGAAGAACATTTCTCCTTTGCAAATACAGAAGAATCAACGAGAATTGGAATCGATTATTCAGGAGTGCATTTTGATGACCATTCGCGAAAGTATACCGACGGAGGCCATTATTCGCGCATACATGGACGAAAGTGTAGAGCAAGAAGAAGAAGTTATTATCGAGAACATGGAAGATACCGAACCGGCGCAAGAAGAAGAGAAAGCCGAGCCCGAACAAAAAGAAAAGAACGTGGAAGAAACCGTTCCGGAAGTAGTACCGACCATCAAGAATTTGGACGACAATGAAGTCGTCACCAAATTGTCATTTAACGACACCGATTCTGTATTAAATAATGTGAATAAAGTCGAAAAAGTGGATGCGCCGAAATCGATTGAGCGGTTGGAAGATATTAGCACGTCTCGCGCAATTGCACGAAGATTGGAAGAAGAAGACAGTGATACGGACGACGAACGACTACAAATCCACACGGATTTGGTCGATTTGAGTGGGTTTGACATATTGGACGAACCCTCAGGTAAAAACATGTCGGATGAAATATCATTGGATGGTATTGAGGAGTTGCCGCCGATCTAATGTGTCGGCCCAGGGCCCAGAGTGAGTGCGTTAGAACATACATTTAATATTCTATATTCTAATATATTCGAATTTATGGAAAAATTATTGATCGTTGCAGCAATTATAATGTTTTTATTTAGCATGATGAAAGTTTTTGAGATGAAATATATTTCGAAACAATGGACACCGCTCAAGCATGTAATTCGTGATGCGGTAATGGTTTTCGGGGCATCATTTATTGGGTTGTTTTTATTTTTCCAGGTGAATGGCACACTATCCGATATGATGGATGTCGTAACGGATGGTAAGGCGCTGAATCTAAAGGCGACACAAGTATTCACAGACGAGCCTGGGTTTTAGACTGTTATGCAATCGACTGTTGTAAAAGATATACATATATTATCTGCGATATATGTATAGAATGGAGGAGACCCAGGAACAAATAAATAGTATACAAAAAATGATAAAAAAGGGTCAAAAACGAGAAAAGACGGAGCCATTAATGCCTGAGCCCATCAAAAATGCCGAGCCTGCACGCAAATTAAAGATTATAAAGAATGCAGCCTTAGCGCAGCCCACAACCATGCTGGTTGCTGAAAATGAAACCGGATTAGAAGATGGCCCGCGAAAGAATGAGATTTTCGCGGACGTATTGGGCCGGCTATCTACATTGATGAATAAAAAGGGAGATAATATCCGGAGCCGCATATATAGCCGAGCGCAAGACACGGTATTGGGAATAACAGAAGATATTACGGATGTAAAACAATTGGAAGGAAAGCCCAATATAGGCCCGACGATTCTCGCCAAAATGGCGGAATACAATGAGACTGGCACATTGCGCGTGTTTGAACGGGAAAAAGAGAACCCGGAAATGTGGTTAACCGATATTTATGGAATTGGCCCTAAAAAAGCACAAGAATTAGTAAAACAGGGTATCAAAACAATCGAAGAGCTGCGCGAACAACAAGACAAACTATTGAACGATATTCAACGGGTTGGATTGAAGTATTATGAAGACATCTTAAAGCGAATCCCGCGAAATGAAATCGAGAAGTTTGATAAAGAATTTGAATCATCGTTTAATGTTGCAACTGCCACTGCAGGTGCGGACGACGGCTCCAAATACGAAATCGTAGGTAGCTACAGACGTGGCGCGAAAACCTCGGGAGATATTGATGTTATTATTACATCGAGAAGTGCCAACGTTTTCACCGAATTTGTTGATGATTTAAAACGTAAAAATGTGATTATTGAGGTTCTCTCCCGAGGGAAAACAAAGTGTCTGGTAATTGCCAAATTGCCGAATGCCGAACATGCGCGCCGGGTGGACTTCATGTATACTTCGCCAGAAGAATTTCCATTTGCAATACTGTATTTTACTGGAAGCAAGGCGTTTAATACGGTTATGCGGGGCTATGCGCTAAGGCTTGGACTGTCGTTAAACGAACACGGTATATATACAAAGGAGAAGGGAGAAGAAAAGGGCGAAAAAATAGACAAATTATTTGTGGACGAAGAATCGATATTTAGTTCTCTATATTTAAAATTCAAGTTGCCAGAACAGCGTATTGACGGGCGCGCAGTAGAAACAACCCTTCCCATTATACAAGATACAGGTGTTGATAAAAAGGGGCAAAGTTGCTATAAATCCTGCGATACTGTACCTGGCGGGGAGTGTGCGACTGGATGTTCTCCAAGTTGGACAGATAATAGACTTGTAGGATTGAGAAATTGGTGTACGTGTAATGTAGACAAGAAAGACTGTATTGTACCAATTTGCCCGGCACATAGTGAACCCGAGAAAACACCAGCTGTAAAAGAACCCACACCAGTCAAACTTGCAAAACCAGTAAAAACCAGAAAAGTAGCACTGGATGCAGACGGAAATCCCAAAGTTCGCAAACCCCGCAAAACGAAAAAGGCATCGCCAAGCAAAGAAGCAGCAAGCGCGGCAGAGAAACCAAAATCACCTACCCAAGCTGCCGACAAACCAGCGAAAACAAGAAAGATGGCACTGGACGCGGATGGCAATCCCAAAGTGCGCAAACCCCGCAAAACGAAAAAGGCATCGCCCGGCGCGGCAGACGGTAATCCAAAACCAACCAAAACCAAAAAAGTCGTACTTGATGCAGACGGCAATCCAAAAGTGCCAAAACCACGTAAAACCAAAAAAACAGTGACAATAAACGAAATTGCACCCAAGTTGGAGTTAGACGAATCCGGTATTAATGATGAATTGTTAAAAAAAACCATATCCAACGAAGCAGAAGTATTACCCGAATTGGTCCCAATATTGCATATGAATAAAGTAGAACCAATGGTCGAACCCATAAAAGCCACGAAGAATACCACGATCAAACGTAAACGTGTAAAGCCAATTGATGTGTCTGTCAAGAAAGACAACAAAGAAAACGATATAAAATTAAAAGGCAAAGAAGATAATATGGAGGCCAGAATAAATAATGCAAAACAGTTAGTCGCTCGATTCCGCGGGGAAGGAATCGACATGTTGGATACATTAAACGAATCACAACTGGTTGAATGGCTCGAATCCGCTGGTGATGCATATTATAACACAAAAACCGCCATTATGAGCGACAATGAATATGACATTATTAAAGAATACATGGAAGTAAAATACCCAACGAACGAAGTGTTGACCAACATTGGAGCAAATGTGACGAAAAATAAAGTAGAGTTACCATACAAGATGGCATCGATGGACAAGATTAAACCTGACACAAACGCGCTTGTAACGTGGACACAGAAATATAAAGGACCCTATGTTTTATCGTGCAAATTGGACGGTGTAAGCGGGCTATATACAACTGAAGGTGGTGTGCCAAAATTATATACACGCGGAAATGGCACGATTGGTCAGGATGTTAGTCATTTGTTGTCGGTGCTGAAATTGCCCCTCGAAAAGAATAGTGTTGTTCGCGGCGAATTAATCATGCCACGCGTCGTCTTCGAGGAAAAATATAAATCCAAATTTGCAAATCCCCGAAATTTAGTGTCCGGAATTGTAAACAGTAAAACGATCGACGAAAAAACAAGCGACCTACATTTTGTTGCATATGAAGTGATTCGTCCATCTCTACGCCCAAGCGAACAGTTGCAAACATTGATTGACCTCGGCCACGAGGTCGTGCAACATAAATCCGTAGATGCACTGACAAACGAAAAATTATCCGAATTATTAATGGACTGGAGAACAAATTACGAATACGAAATCGACGGGGTTATTGTTACAGATGATAATATTTATTTGCGCAAAGAGGGTAACCCCGACCATGCGTTCGCATTTAAAATGGTCATATCTGATCAGGTCGCCGAAGCCAAAGTGGTCGATGTAATATGGACGCCCAGTAAAAGTGGATATTTGAAACCGCGTGTCCGTATTGAGCCGGTCCGTCTCGGCGGAGTTACAATTGAGTATGCAACGGGTTTCAATGGCAAATTTATAGAAAGCAATAAAATCGGTGTGGGTGCGGTAATACAAATCATTCGCAGTGGGGATGTTATTCCTTATATCAAATCGGTGACAGTGCAAGCCGAAATGGCGAAAATGCCGACTGTGCCATATCATTGGACAGAAACAAACGTGGATATTGTGTTGGATAATATGGAAGAAGATGAAACGGTTCAGGCAAAGAATATCACCGATTTTTTCACAGGGTTAGAAGTGGATGGTCTCGGTGGTGGAAATGTGAAAAAAATAATGAACGCGGGTTATACGACAGTTCCTGTTATTTTAAAAATGACAAAAGACGATTTTGCGAAAGTGGATGGATTTAAAACGAAAATGGTAAATAAAATATACGATGGAATACAAGCCCAGTTGGAAAAGGCGTCGCTGGTAACAATTATGGCGTCGTCAAATAAGTTTGGGCGTGGCATTGGCGTGCGAAAAATACAACCGATTATGACTGCATATCCCAAAATATTAACCAGCCCGGAAACAACTGACCGAAAAATCGAGATGTTGCAAACAATTGACGGTATTGGGAAAGAGAATGCGAAAAGTTTTGCAACCAATATTCCCGTATTTTTGGAATTTTTGAAAGAATGCGATCTAATGCATAAAATAGCGAACACTGTGGTAGCCCAATCGGCCAAGTCCGCCGACCAGGCCCAAGTTCCCACAACTGCAGCAGTCGTTCATGACGAAACACATCCATTATATGGAAAACATGTTGTTATGACGAAGGTACGAGATGCAGAAATCATCGACTATTTGAAAAAAATGGGCGGCGAGTTAGATGATAATATGAGCAAAAAGACGTTTGTACTTATTGTAAAGTCGTTGGACGATGTGTCAAATAAAACCAAAAAGGCGGTTGCCGAAAACATTCCTATTATGACACCGGAAATGTTCAAGAAAGAATACATGAACAACTAATATTCCGGATTAAATAAACATTTTTCGAACAAAAATGTTTATGAATGAGCCATAATTACAACCATACGACCATAGGGCCATTTACACATACTTTGTGTAATATTCCGGCATCTTATCGATGTTCATATGTACATGCGCCGGAATTTCCGCAGGTAGAGTAACAATGAACTGTTTGAATATGTTACGAGAAAGTTGGCACTCGGGTGTCTGGTTATGGACCGTACGCGCAATCATTTTATACAATTTGAAATTGGGATAACGTTCGTCACCATTTTGTTTATATAAAATGTTCTTCTTGTTGTCGTCCAAACACCATTCGTGTATTAACTGTTGCAATTCATCGTAGAATTTAGGATTATCGTCGTCGTCGATTACAAAATCATATAGCGAACACCCTAATCTACACAAATCGAAGCTATAATTGGGGTCTAATCGGGGTTTGCTAACGTCCATATACGGTTCACAGTTATATTGCGTTGATGCATCGCCCATTGGTGCAAAACTATCACTGCATAACCGACGACCGTTATAGTTATAGATGGCCCTGCCAAAATCGATTATTTTGAATATTTTGCCATAAGTAGGTACTTTGTATATTTTACGATTATATGTGTAATATAAGAATTGTTCGGTTGTGTTGACATACATGATATTATTCGTATGTAAATCATTGTGTGTAAATTGGAATGCGGTTTGATAGCATAAGAGTGTCATTACGATTTGCATGAGGGCGGATGTGCTTTCTTCTTTGCTAAGTGCGTTTTTGCTGAATAGTGAATCTAATGTACCATCGCATTTTTGTAGTGCGATACAGTGAACTGGGAAGTTCTTTATGTATGCATACGACGTATCTTGCTCAGTATATGAATCATCCTCGTCGCAGTCATCATCACAATCCTCGTCACAATCCTCGTCGCAGTCATCATCACAATCCTCATCTTCAGTATCCCAAACACTTTCTTCGCTGCTGCTATTATTGTCGCAATCACTCGACCCATCGCTCGATCCAGTTGATGTAGTTTCACTGCTATTTGAATCATCCGATGAACCAGACGTATTTCGCGAGCTATGTTTACTATCTATATTTATGTTTGTGTATACTAATTCCGTATCTGGATTGGCATCGGTCAGTTGCATCGCGGTCGGCGACGATAAGACGTCGGTTATCAAATCTTCAATGATAACGGCAGATATGTTACGTTTAGGCGTTTCCATTACTTGAAGACGTGGTTTATTGCCATGTGACCCATAATTAAAATACCCATCATTATCCACATGTGACGTCTTAAACAATATTTTTTTATTTTTATTGAAAAATGCAGAAGATTGTAAATAGTCATAATCATCGGTAATATCCATTTTATATTGTTCCTGAATACCGGTGAACGACCCGTAAAAATCGACACCGTGCACGAAATTATGGGTATTCAGGAGTTGGCTGGACAAATAACTAAAGAAACCATCCACATAAGCCATGTTGTTATAATCTTGTATTTTCATATGTACATTTTCATTCGTCAACGATGGCAAATTGCCGATCGGTTGTTTGCATGATTCATATTTACCCACCATGTATCGAATCGGGTCTAATAGTGGCGAATACTTAATAAATACGGGGCGGGAAACGAGGTCTTTCGTGTTTATTCCAACCACCGTATTCATATCAACCAAATGATATGCATTGTTTAATGATATGCGATTGTAGTTGGATTCATCCAACGTAAACCATAAATTGTAAATCGGGTTATAATTTTGCACGGATTCAATGCGAAACGGCGAATATTCGGCTTCAATATCTTCGGTTGCAGTGACCTGCGCACTCTTATCTAAAACATTCATTTGAAGCGTTTTGTGTTTCGTGTAATGTATTGTGAATTTAGGAATTTCATTTATGGTCGATGACATGATTGTGGTTGAATCTGTATAAGTGGTGAGTACATATTTTTCACATATTCTAAACTAATGTAATTTGCTTGTGTATGAATTATGGCGGCGAGCACGTTTATCCTAAAAATTCATTTTATATCTACTAATGTATACATAAAACATAATGACGTTGGAATTAAAAAAATTTAATATGCGTGAGATCACGTTTAAACCAGATGAAAATAAAGGCCCCGTGGTGGTTTTGATTGGACGACGTGATACTGGTAAGTCATTTTTAGTAAGAGACTTGTTATTTTATCACCAAGATATCCCAATTGGCACAGTTATTTCCGGGACAGAAGCAGGTAATGGGTTTTATGCTTCTCATGTACCTAAACTATTTATCCACGAAGAATACAACTCGGTTCTCATTGAGAATGTGTTGCGCCGACAAAAAACGGTGTTAAAACAGGTAAATAAAGAAATCGAAACATATAAGCGTACAACGATCGACCCGAGAGCATTTGTCATTTTGGATGATTGTTTGTATGATGCATCATGGACTCGCGATAAAATGATGAGACTTTTATTTATGAACGGTCGTCATTGGAAAATCATGCTTATTATTACCATGCAATATCCTTTGGGTATCCCCCCGAATCTGCGTACAAACATCGATTATGTCTTTATATTGCGAGAACCGTATTTGACCAATCGCAAACGTATATGGGAAAATTATGCGAGTATGTTTCCCACATTAGAATCGTTTTGTGCGGTTATGGATCAGTGTACCGAGAACTTTGAATGCTTGGTCATTAACAACAACGCGAAATCAAACAAACTGAATGACCAGATATTTTGGTACAAAGCCGAGAATCACCCAAATTTTCGTTTGGGATCCAAGGAATTTTGGGAAATATCTAAAAATATGGGGTCAGATGACGAAGATGAGGCATATGATCCAAGTAAATCCAAAAAGAAAAGCGCTCAAACAATCAATGTGAAAAAATCAAAATGGTAAACTGGCAAAATGGTAACAGTTGACACTGCATTAATCGCTGTCATCGTCTGTATTTGAGACGGATGTTGCGATTTCCATGTGTATAGCCAAATCATCATCATGAACCGAGTCCTCGTCTGTACTCGATTCATGGACAATGTCACTTACATCGTCACTGTCACCATCTACATCTTCATCACGTAACATACTTAACGTTTCTGCGTGATCATCATCGTCGTCGTTATTGTTCGCAATATGGGGGGTGATATTGCCATTAACATTATCGTCGTCGTCGTCGTCACCATTAGCATTATTGTTCACGTCATCATCATCAATATCGTCATCATCGTCTTCGTCCCTATGCGGAATCAACGTACTGTGTGGTAACATTGGATAAAATGACATGCCAGATTCCTTTTCTTCGTCAGGATTGTCTTCAATAATGGTGGTATGACACGTATCATAATTCTTCGAAAACGGCAGGGTTACATATTGTGCATATCGCATGTCGTATACGTATTCCAGTGGTTGTGACCTTGCTTTTCCAAATCTCATTTTAATGAATTTGCGGCCAAATGTAGGCGATATTTTATGAAATCTCGACAATTGATATCGCAAATTGTTCATTGCACTACCCTTTTCAGCAATATCCAAGGCATACGTAGAAGTATAAAATAAATGCAAATATGGTGTCATTGCGCGAAATAATATGTCATTTGGAAAATCCGGGTCAATGTATATTTTTTTGGCGGTACTCACACAGCTGTCGTTATACTGGCGAATCATTGTGTTTATATCCCGTCGCCGAATAGTTGTGTTATTTGTCTTTATCATCGAATTGATATGCATTTTTCGAATGAGTGCCTCGTTATTATCACGAAACAATTTCAAATGAAAATTATGCAAAAAATATTGATGAAAAACGGTCGGCAAAGTAAACATGCGGTGTTTCATAAAGAAATAAATCGTATATAAATGAGACTTCTCGAATACCAAATTGTTGTATGGGTTCTTAATCGGCAATGGCTCTGCGTAAATATACGGCGAATGGGTTAAAGCAGTTTCAACAATATTCGTCAAGTCGCTTTTTGTAAACAAGTATTTCTTCCCAGAATGCAATAATGGCAACACAAAATATTGGCCGGGTTCAATTGGATTCAGCAACAAATCGTGTTTGATTGCATATGTTGCTCGATTCCATTTCCATTTATATGCCAATTTACATAGCGCTTGATAGTGACGCTGAGCATCGCAAAATTTGTTGATGAATTCTGCTTTACATTCGGGTCTGTAAAACGGATTGTCAAACGTATTTTTAATATATGCATATTTAGTTTTTACATAATTTGCGCGTGCATGAACATAAATCGATATAAATATGGAATATAATACATGAATAATGTCACCAGATTGATCTAGTCCTCGTGGTAGATTGGCAGTAAAATATTGAGGACTTGCAATATAGTCAAATGTTAAGAATTCCACATGTTGTGTATCGGTAAGAATATGTTTCCTGTATATTATATCGCAAAATGTTGTCATATCATGTATTACATTAAATACATGATAATATTTATATTGTTATCGGTTTATTTTGTATTGTTCATTGGGTACAGTGCTGTATGTATATTGGCCATGTGGTTAATTAATCGACACTCTCGAGTGAGTCCGCCGGATTGCTGTTCTGTTCCAGCAATAACTCGTTGCGCAATTTGGTAGATTCGGCATCGGCCACATCGCGCTCTTCGAAATTCACGGTCTCCTTTACACCCACCAGATTGCCATCGGCATCCATTGTTTGAGTCAGCACGTTTCCGCTCGCCTTCGCCTTCTCGATATTCTCCAGAATCGCCTTCTTCTTTGTTTCGCGCACACGCTCTTCGAATTCCTTCTTCGCCATTTCCTCGTTCTTCATCTTCTCCTTGTGCAATGCGTTCAACTCCTCTTCCATGTGTTCTACGCGACCTGTCTTATACGCATCCGGATCCCAAGGGATCCACACGCCCACTGGACCTACGAAAATATCGTGATTGGGGTCATGCTCGCGTAGCTTCTTGCACTTCTGTTCGGCCTCTTCTTGTGACGCAAAAACCCCGCGCACCTTTAGCCCGCGAACTGACGTTTGGAAAGAATGCTCTCGATTGAACTTCTCGTTCAATGCATCTTCTTGCTTGTCCATGAAATTCTTGTAATCGTCTTCAATGCCACTTTTCTTTAGTTTTGAGGATTCTTCCTTTACGAAATCGTTAAAATCCGCGATAAGTGTCTCCACATTCATGTTGTGTTTGTATGCAACGAAATGGATGAATTCGAAGTATCGCTCCATAGATTTAGAAAATTCCCAGTTCTTGATGAATTGGTCGAATAAATACACTTCGCGCTTCTTGAGGATTTTTTCGGGGGAGACAAACGATAGGCATGCAAATTTCTGTCCTGCGATGGCGGTATCTTCATCGCACAAATCTACATATTTAGGATTCGTAGATCCATTTGCAAGTGTTTTCTTCTCGAATGACGACATTATATGTTTTATTCTAACATTATATTTAAGTGTTTTCTACATAACATAATATTTGTATATCAAATCCGGACATTGGCAGTTTCGTTCTATTTCATTTCATTTAGAATGAATTATTTTATTTTAATATAATATATATTCGACATGACCGAAATGTTTGACATGAACGAGCTCTTGAAGCGTGCTATCAAATACTTGATTGAGGGTTTGGCTGTGGCGATTTGCGCCATGTTGATCCCTAAGAAGGCGTTGAGCGTGGAGGAGATCATTGTGATTGCCTTGACCGCCGCCGCGACATTTAGCATTTTGGACGTGTTTATTCCCTCCATGGGATCCAGTGCCAGAAACGGTGCCGGTATGACACTCGGTAGCACATTGGTAGGTGGTATTCGCATTGCCGCTTAAATCTGCATTGTCCACGCTTAATATTTTTACATCGCATTATGTAATAATATTACATTAATTTGTTGATTTGGTCGAATTATCAAGTCAAATCATACGGTTGGGAAGTATTCCCAGTCCAGGTCATTGCACACTTTTTTCCATATCATATCTTGCTCTAATTGCTTCTCGCGGTCTTTCATCATGGGAATATAGGGCAAATATTGAGTCTGGTCCAATAATACACAGAGTTGGTGCAATGTGTACGTATAGTTGAAAAAATTAGTCCGGTTAGGGGGGCAATGAACCGCCCACGGTTTTTGTATTTCGATAAAGAGAACACATAACGTTTCGTGCAATTCTTCGTTCATAATGGGAGGTTTAATGCCGAACAGCGAATTAATATATTGAATGTGTTCGAAATATTTGTTGAAGCCGAGTTTCCGCAACATTTCGCGCATTTTGTCGTAGTTTATGAGAGAAACGTCTTTGATTCGCTCCTTTTTAATGCGCGCCTTGATTGCGTCAATCACTTCATCGGGGATTTGCGTGGTTTCTTTGGCTTGGAATTGGGATAAGATTTCTTTGAAATGGTTAAGACGAATATAGGCCGTGTAGGAGACTTCATTCGGCGGCTCTTTGTTGGTGGGCTTGGAACTATCGACAATATATGTGACGAATTTGCCACACGCGGTGTTGTTACAAATCAATATGCCTTCTTCGTCTTGGGGAATGAGTTCTCCGTGTTGACATGTTTCACATACGTCGGTCGACACTATGAAGTCTTGGATATTGGCAATCTCGTTGGTAACGTTTCGCCAGAAATGTTGGTAAGATTGCTTGGATTTTGCGTACTTGTCGTTATTTGGGTCGGCAGCCGACGATTGGGTGGCCTTGATTTTAAAGAATGAATTGAGAACATTGGAGTTTTGGTTGAGTGTGTTTGAATCTACGGAGATTTGCTTCTTTTGCTCAAAATAATCGAAAATATGTTTGGAATTATTCAGCAAATACTCCTTTTTTTGTCGGCCGAGGACTTTCACTTCTTGTTGGATGTATCTGATTCGGTCGCGCATGTCCATGTACTCGTCATATTGGCTTTTTGACAGAGTTTTGATTTTCTCTTTTAGTTCTTCTTTTTCGGCGAGAAGTTTTGGTATGGTTTCTGTCTCTATTTTGTGAAATGTATCCAGGAGTTCGGTATGTTTGATGTCAATTGTATGCAGGCCAGGCATTTTTTGCGGATTGCCCTTCTTTTGATTCGAATTCATGGAGAACTAGTTTACTATTAGTTATCTATGTGTTTTTATGTTGCTTTTTTTGAATTGGATTATTTGAAGTTTTTGAGGCTTTATTTTTTCTGTGACGCTTTTTTGTATGTCGTTTTTTTGCGAATCGTCGATATGTACGTCGCTTGTTGCGTGCATTTTTACCTCCAGATTCTGAAAAGGCATTTTCAATGTCTTTTGGCTGCATGTATTGAGCAAATGTCTGTTCTGCATCTGTTATACATGATGCAAGCTTAGAACATGAATAATCTATAATATTCAGGTTGCATTTGTCATGCTTAACTATATCTTTGATAATATGTGCCAGTTCACTTAATAGTATAATGTCACTTGATGACGATAACAATGGCGGTATTATGGGTTCTCTATCATCGTTGAAAATTTTTGCAAATTGAATTAAATCACTTTGTTTTAATAAATTCAGGTTCGGCTGAGTCTTATCCTTGGGATAAATTAAATTCAATGTAGCATTATCTAATGTAGCATTATCTAATGTCGGTTTATTTATTTTTTTATGCACGGAAATAACATAAATACCTATAAAATCGGGTAAAATACGTTGCATCATTCTAGCAAAAATTCCGTCTGTGCCCATTCCAAGCGCTTTATCAATCTGAATATTATCAAATATTTTGCAACTATTTTCGGTAGATTCTTCGCCAAAAAATGATTTTACATAATCCGCATATGCTGGACGTATACGATCTGCAGCGGTTTGCATGACAGCCATTGTTGGTTTATTTAAATCTTGTTGAAACATCTTATTTAGATATTTGAGATGACTATGCCGAATGTCATTATTACCCAACGCAGCTTCGCTAAAATTTCCGGCTAAACTTAATAAATGTACGTTTTTAAAAATATCCTGTTTCTCGTGTGATATATTCAATTCAATTACTTCTCCGTGCATCATAACAACAATCGTAATTATATAAGAGTCATTATTAATGCATGCTGCCATTCTCTAAAATAAGTGTATATATTATTCTCTGCTTTGTAAAAAATTGAATTGGGCCAACAATATACACCAAATGCATCAAAAGTAATTAACAATAAGTTATAAATGTCTGGGTGCAATAGTCTGGAAATGATGAACAATAATATGTTGACTGTTTCGGGTGGGAGCTGGGTATATGCAACCTCATATCAGGTATTTACGGCATGCATGTGGGCGTCTATTTTGGGCGGGGTTATTTATGCGGCCAGTTGGGCCAAGAAACGGTTCACTCAGTTGTATCGCGATATTGGCAACCAACAAGAAGAAATTATGGCATACACGAGCGTGAAAATAGATAATTTCATGGACAAATATAATGATGTTCTCAATAAACTCGAAGACGAGTGTCTAGAACTACGTGGACATGTGCTTGAACTCGAAAAACGGGTTGCGTATTTGCAGGCCATTGTGCCGACTGAAATCACGATGAAACGCGTCCGTGACGATGCGAATGCCAATTATGCGAATTTGGGTCAGCGTATTAGCAGTCTACAGAGCCAACATATTCGGGATTTGCACGAACTGAATGACATTCATCATACGAAGCATGATGAATTGGCTGCAACATTATCCGCGTTAACTACGCGATTCGACTCTCTAAAAGAAGGCCGTGAATCAAATAACACCAAACTGAACACCCGGCTCGACGACCTAATCAGAGACTATGTATATTTTATCCAATGTGTTAAAAACGATTATGCACGTGAGTCTAGGTGTGATGAATTGAGTGCAACCATATCGAATCTAACCGCACGCTTTGATTCCCACCTGGAAAACTATTTATTAACTGCTCGATATGTTCAGGAAGACGACGAATATAAGCAGGTTCTCATTGGATACAGACGCAGTAGCGACGGGCACTACGAAGAACCGATATTTTGTCCAAGGTACACAACCGATTTTGATAAATATCTGGGACAGCGAGCGATTCTTATTCTAGATAGTCTGGCCCAACTGCCGATGCACAAACCATTTATATTTGCGGATTATTATTTCAATAACCGAACTGATGGTGGTAGAAAAACAGTATCGTTATTTATTGACCTTAATACGACTATGATTGCAGACGCAATTGAACATTATCCAGATGATGTTGCGCGCATACCTTGGATAGCCGACCATTACAATAATGCTTTTAAAAAGGTGCAGGAATATTGCGAAAAGATTGGTGTAAAATGTGTGTAAAAAGGAGAGATGGATGAAATGAGCAGAGCAGCGAAAAAATAAAAAAACGTGTACCTAATGTTATACGTTTTTTCTTTATTTGTAAGTATCAGTCAAATAACCAGGCAAAACTGCATTATGCGTAAAATGAGAAATAACAATGTTATACCGGAATATATAGATGTCCATAGATCCAAGTAAGGTGGAATCAGTAAACATGAATGTGGTAGACGTTCCCAAATATATTCCCAGATTTGTTAATATTGGATATAGTAAAATACCAAATGCTGGGCTTGGTATATTCGCGAATGCATTGATAAATAAAGGCACATTTTTAGGCAATTATATGGGGAAAATATGCGATGATCCCAACAATCTACCTAAGTCTGATTACATATTTACTAGCAAGAGCCGAACAAAAACGTTTTCAATAGATGCAGCGAATTATGAAACGTCAAATTACACACGTTTCATAAATTGTGCTGCAATAGGTAATGATAATGTCGTGGTGGTGCGACATAAAGATGCAACCGGGGGTAGTGTATACGTCACAAAAGATGGGAAAGAAATTGACATTGACGGGTATATATTTTTCTTTGCAGCGCGAGACATTGAGCCCGGCGAGGAATTCTTGTATGATTATGGAGTTAGTTATCGTAACAAATTAGGTCTGTAATGGTTGTTTATACCAGCGAAAAATTAAAATGGCACGCCCATCGTTAGATCGATACGTAGGAGCGGTCATTTCAAATCGTTACTTGTATCAGGTGATTGAAAATTTAAAATATCAAATTTTAAATCTTCACATGTGCAAAATCATATTCATCGATTTTGTGTGTTTTTGCGGGTTTGCTTATGTTTGATGTAGGAAATGCGCTTTGTGCTATTCTTTGAGTGGCGTTTATTTAACCGACTACCACCTCGCCTGGGGGGGCTGATGGGGACCGAGGTAGACTCGGCCCTGGATTCTGGCCTAGCCTTTTTGGCGGTTCTGTCTTCATCCTGATCGGTTTTTTTAGATTTTGTATCATCTGCGCTTTCTGCTTTTTGACCAAATTCAAATATAGTTGTTTCACCAGAGGCAGAACTTTGAGATGAACTTGATGCAACCTGACCTTGTTTTGACACATTCATCATTTCTTCCATTGACGTTGACAAATTGACCATTAACTTATTAAATATGGCAGGGCCGAGTTCATATTGCGCAAACAATCTTGGACCATAGATTTTACCAATATATGTTAAAATAGTTTCTTCAGTATCGGCATCAACTGCATATTCGGTTTCATCATTTTCATCATCATCGTCTTCATTGTCAAGTAAATTATTCCATTGCATAATATAATCATCTTTATCATCTGTATCATCATCAGCTTTTTCCTGAGGCGCCATCACAACATCATTCTTTTCATCAGCTTCATGTACCCTGGATAAGGAAATAAGTTCTTCATCATCACTCTCTTGTGTCCCGTCACTGTCTCCTACTTTGGGTGTTTGGGGACGTTGTCCTTCATCACCACTCTCTTGTGTGTCGTTATATCCTACTATGGGTGTTTGGGGACGTTGTCCTTCATCACCACTCTCTTGTGTCCCGTCACTGTCTCCTACTTTGGGTGTTGGGGGACGTTGTCCTTCATCACCACTCTCTTGTCGAGCTAATACCTGGTCCTCCGGTGGCGCCCCTCCTCTAGCCCGTTTACCTGTAGATTTAGGTCCAGGCCGTGCAACTTTAACGACCTTGCTTTCTGCATTCCTCTTCTTGGTTTTCTTTTCCAACGGCCCTGTAATAACTTTTAAATGTCCAGTAATCGCAACTATAATCTTACTCACATTAAATGCCATTTTGAGATGTTTGGTCTTCGCAGTCGTCTTAGTCATATTTTCATTCGCAGCATCACACCACGTTTGAGTTCCGGACGTAATATTTGCGCGCACGCTGGCTCTAAAATCTTCTTTTTCAGCGAAGGACATATCGTTATATTTGTTAGTAAGTGCATTACGGATAGGGTTGTATTCAGATTCGTGTATTTTTACGATATTTTTAGAAAAAATAGCATTAAGTATAGCTTCAACTCCATCTGCATCAACTTCCCAACCTCTGGTTGCATGTAATCTTACACCGATATAATTTGATTTTTTTCTATTACATTCAACACATGCAACGTAATAGGATGCCCAATAAAACTTTGCAAATCCGGCTGACTTTAACATACCAGCTATATAGGATGCCATTATCGCAGAAACATGCTCGCAATCGCCACATGGCGTCGTACCCTCTAACCATTCTTTAGTAGGCGAATCGCTTTTCGTGCGATGTTCTTCCGTGGACGGGCCAGTATAAGACATGACGTCGGTATCACATATCCAACAATTACCACAGTATACCGCTGATTCGATATTAAATGGTACCGATTGTTGCCTCATTTTTTTAGCCGTTTCATCATATAATAACATGTTAGTTTTAGATGTCCAATTTGTAACTTCTGGGTGGGCGGCTTGTGCACGTTCTAATGTATCTGGACTTGATAATCCACCAATTTCGGCTTGCGTTTTATAATGACTTATTCTAGGATCAGGCCCTATTTTGTGGAGGGCGCGAGCTTTTATTGCATTGGCACACTCAGCCTCTGGTGTAGACTGCGCAATTGCACTACGTACTCCTCCCGCATCTATACCATAATTTTGATTTAAATAAACGTTTGCTGCGTTAGTAACCTGTTCTTGAAACATTTCGGCAGTTATCGTCTCATTATTTTTTTTGTCAGCTAATAAATTTTTCAAATATGTTGCAAAGTATTCTACAAATGATGGATTTAGTTTTTTTACCATGGGTTAAGTGTTAATTATAACATATATGCACAAATAAAAACTCGTATCCTTCAATAAAACACTATCTAAACCTGATATATAACTCCATCACGAAATTAATCCATGTCATCTCCTAAAACGATTGGTGCAAAAATGTGTAATAATATTAACATGATTCGTCAAAAAACTTGGAAAAATAAAAAACGCCTACCTAATATTAGACGTTTTTCTCAAATGTGTAAATATTCAAATGCAGGTCGATGGATTATTTTTTGTTGGAACGTTTCGATTTTGTTTTTTTGGAATGTTTGTTTTTGCGGGTTTGTTTATTTTTAATATAAGAAATACGCTTTGTTTTGTTTTTTTGGTTACGTTTTTGTGATTTCTGTTTGGATTGGCGTTTATTTAACCGTTTACCGCCATAATCTGGAACTAATCGTGCAGTATCAGCTATTGACGTAAATTTTTTGTTTGCTTCTCCAGATTCTTCACTCTGGTCTTGGTCTTGTGTACCATCTTCTGGACCTACCATAGGTGTTTTTCCAGGTGTTTGATTCGAAGGTGTTCTAGCCTGTTTAATTTGAAGTTCAGGGAAAGCGGTGTTAATATATTCGTTATTTCGTTTCGTTCCTGGCGTCATTGCACGAACATTAGCTGCCGAAACTTCATCGTCGTCTTCAGAACCAGTATCTTCATTCTCACTTGTTCCAGGTGTCAATTGACGATTAGCTGCCGAAACTTCATCGTCGTCTTCATTTTCACTTGTTTGGGTATCACTGTCGTTTATTATTATTCCCTTCAAGACAGGCGCATTATTGAGAGGTTTTTCCATCATCATTATGTTTTGCCCTTTCTGTGGTGATACTATAGCACTTGATACTATTTTGGCTGGTGCATCATTGTTGATATTGAGCACTTCATAGTCAGTTTCTTTTAATTCATCACCAAAATTATCGGTTATGGTTCTAATTCTAGAATTTATGTCATCTATCAATTCTTGGTTTTTAACTATGTCTTGGTCCAATCCATATAAATATCTGCTTAACACATTAAGAATGCCAGTAACTCCACTTCCTATTTCGTAAGGGTCTTCTATTGCATCAAACACATTAAATAAACATTCAAAAACCATATTCGTTGTATTCTCATCTGCACTTTCATCTGCACTTTCATCAAAAATGGCATTATATTCCATCTGTAAACTGTCCAATTCGTCATCATCAGTTGTTCGCTGTAATTCATAAAATGTGTTTGTATCATAAATATTAACTGCGTCTTCACCTGGAATTTCTTCGACAAAAATATTATCTCCATCACCGCAACCACCTGACTGTTTACGTTGCATTTTTACTTTTTTTACAGAATTAACTGTTGTAGTCGAAATGAGTTTTGGTGCAGTTTTTGCTATAATGCTTGCCAAAGCGCTTGCAATATTTGTTTTTTTATTGGCATCTGGTGCGAGTGATTCATTTGCCGCTTTACACCACGCTGTCGCGGGTCCTTTTATATTTTTTTGTACGTTTTCTACTGTTATTTTCTTTTCATTGTATGCTGTTATAAATTTTGGACAATATTCACTGCCATGAATAGGACTTGTTGCAATATCCTTCGCTATTGTAGCAATACCTTTTGTGTCATGTACCCACTCTCTCTTCGTTTTATCAAACTTCATAGGTATGGTATTCGATTTCCATTTATTACAATGTGGATGTGATGGGTGATAATTATATTTAAATTGGTCGGGATTTCCTTGATTACTTAACATGCCTGCTAAAAATGCGGCGACGATTGCACCCACATGTTCACAGTCCCCGCAACCAGTGGTATTAATGTAACCTTTCTCATTTTGCCAATAATAATGCACTGGTAAATTACATAACCAACAATTACCACAATCACCCATATGTGAAGGTGTAAATGGAACTGATGTCATCCGTTTTTTCCCTTTGGTTTTGTCTAACACCAATGCTAAATAAAAAGGGCGTTTTAGACCATTCACCGCTGGGACACTATTAATTAAATTTTGTGTTGCAGGGTCAACATCATATGCGCCGGTACCAATATTTCGTTCTGGTGCATTTTTATATTGGGTAAGACCATGTGCACCTTCATCTCTTGCTTTTGTACATTCGTCGTCAGGTTTAGCATTCTGTGTTAGTATTTCACGATATTTGTTGTTCGCATTACATAATACGGTTGTTATAGCGCTAATCGACATACCCGCGAGTAACATTCCAATTATATCCTTATATAAGGCGTCATTTGTAGCATATCCAACAGTTATTTTGTTCTTGGGCAACCTCGTTTCTTGCGACGAGCTGCTACTTGATGACGCGGCGGCTTTAACTACTGAACCAGATTGTTTACTTTTTGATTTATAATTTCGAAGACTTTCTGCCCAAACATCTGTTTTAAATCGAGCGGGAATGTTTCTTACACGTATACCGATAGCAGGTACTGGTGGCAGTTGTTCATGTGGTGGCAGTTGTACTGGTAGTTGCATTTCTGTACTATCACTGCTACCAATAGATGACGTATCGGTGCTAAGTGCTAATGGTTTACGATTTGATTTATCAGTTCCCAAACTATATGCAGCAAATTGGCGGTTAGGTGTTTTATCACGTCTATCCCGACTCGCCATATGTTAAGTGTTAATTATAACATATATGCACAAATAAAAACTCGTATCCTCCCATAAAACACTATCTAAACCTGATATATAACTCCATCACGAAATCAATCCATGTCATCTCCTAAAACGATTGGTCTGCCCAATCATATGCAATTGTCAAAACCTGCCTTTCAAAAGATGTTGTTCATAACGAATGCATTGGAGCAGGGCTGGACTGTACGCAAATCCCAGGACTCTTATATTTTCACTAAAAAGCATGAGAACAAGCAAGAGATTTTTCAAGAGAATTATTTAGAAACATTTGTGGCATCGAATCTGTCGGTGGATTACGTGTTAAGTGGTCCGGTATAACAAAGTGATGTACTTACAAACTCATGCACGTGTATGGTCCATGTAATAGGGGTCGCCATATCTATTTTAGATATTTTGAAATTTAGAGATTGTAAACACAAATATAATAATTGTGAATTATTATCTTTGCATATTGTGAATACGCAGATGTTTTATGAGAACCATTAAAAACATGTTGAGTTCTCGAGGATTTCGTCATGTGAATCATTTATTTAGGGGTGTTTCCAAAAATAAAAAGAAATGCTTTTTATTTTTTTAATTTAATTAATTCAATTCTTCCAAAATTATTTTCTTTGGATACAATATAATCCATAAAATATGGCTGGTGGTTTAATGCAACTCGTCGCCTATGGCGCCCAAGATGTGTTCCTTACCGGAACCCCCGAGATTACTTTCTGGAAGGTGTCCTACAGACGCCATACCAACTTCGCCATGGAGTCTATTGAGCAGACTTTCTCTGGCCAGGCCGATTTCGGCCGCCGTGTGACATGCACAATCAGCCGCAACGGTGACTTGGCTTACCGCACCTACCTCCAGGTGACTCTTCCCGAGATCAACCAGGATTTGAAGAATTCTACTGGTCCTACCGGTGTGTATGCCCGTTGGTTAGACTTCATTGGTGAGCAATTGGTTGCCCAGGTTGAGGTGGAGATTGGAGGTCAGCGCATTGACCGCCAGTACGGTGACTGGATGCACATCTGGAACCAACTTACCCTCTCCAAGGAGCAACAGGCTGGTTACTACAAGATGATCGGTAACACCACCCAACTTACCTACATCACCGACCCTGCCTTCGCGGATGTGTCTGGCCCCTGCGCTGCGGGAGGACCCGCCCAGGTGTGCGCTCCCCGCAACGCCCTCCCTGAGACCACCCTTTACGTGCCTCTTCTTTTCTGGTTTTGCCGCAACCCCGGACTTGCCCTTCCTTTGATTGCCCTTCAGTACCACGAGGTGAAGATCAACATTGATTTCCGCCCCATTGGTGAGTGCTTGTGGGCCGTGTCTGCTTTGGGTGCTGGTGCTAAGTCTGTTTCCCAGGCCTACCAGCAATCCCTTGTGGCTGCCTCTCTCTATGTTGACTACATTTTCCTCGACACTGATGAGCGCCGCAAGATGGCCCAGAACCCCCACGAGTACTTGATTGAGCAGCTCCAGTTCACTGGTGACGAGTCTGTTGGTTCTTCTTCCAACAAGATCAAGCTCAACTTCAACCACCCCTGCAAGGAGTTGGTGTGGGTTGTTCAGCCTGATGCCAACGTCGACTACTGCTCTTCCCTTGAGGCTAACTCCCTCTTGTTCAAGACACTTGGTGCCCAGCCCTTCAACTACACTGATGCTATTGATGCCCTCCCCAACGCCATCCATGCCTTCGGTGGATCCGTTGCCAACGGAGCCGTTATTAACGCTTCTGGTCTTTTCCAGATGGCTGGTGCCGCTGATAACGATGATGTTGCCGGTGTTGCCCAACTTGGTAATGCTGCCGCTGATAAGGGATCCACCTTGTCTGATGCCGGTACATTCGTGTTGGCTGAGTCTGCTCTTGACATGCACTGCTGGGGTGAGAACCCTGTGGTCACTGCCAAGCTCCAGCTTAACGGCCAGGACCGCTTCTCCGAGCGTGAGGGTTCTTACTTCGACGTTGTCCAGCCCTTCCAGCACCACACCCGTGCCCCTGACTGCGGTATCAACGTGTACTCCTTCGCCCTTCGCCCTGAGGAGCACCAACCCAGCGGATCTTGCAACTTCTCCAGAATCGATAACGCGGTTCTTCAGTTGGTGCTCTCCTCCGGAACTGTGTCTGGTGTCAACACTGCTAAGGTCCGTGTGTACGCTGTTAACTACAACGTTCTCCGCGTGATGTCGGGTATGGCTGGTGTGGCGTATAGTAATTAGGTTAGGGACAAAAAGTCGGGACCAACAAAACTAAAAATAATAGTGCATTTGCACATAAAACTAAAAAAAAAATAACCTTATAATCATGTTTAATTTATAAAAAGTATATAAATTAAATTACTGAAATCAATCTGCTTGTTTATTTTTACGATATGCAGCCAGTTCAGTTGCTCGCATTTTTTTATATTCTTCGTCGCCATATTTTTCTTTTAATTCTGCTCGTTGGCGTTGTTTTTTTAAACGAGCTTCTTCTCGTTTTTCTTCATCTGTCTTTTTATTTTTGTTTGTAACCATATTTCGATTGCGTTGGTTTCTTTTTTTTTCAGTTTCTTTTACACGTAAGACTTCAATGCCCTGTTCGCTAATAATTTTTTCTCTATAACGTTGTTGTTTTAATCGGTTTTGTTCCGTTTTAATTAGATTAGGGCTCGGTTCAGTTATATCATTATTTACACTATTTTCTACATCCTCTATATTATCACTCATCGTTTGAGGAACGAAGCTGTTTGTTTGCAATTCTAATTTATGTACGATATTGAATAAATATATCTCCATGCACTTATTAAAGACGTCTTCCAATATATAATTTTTTTTCATATAATTGCAATTTGCACAACACGGCTTTACATTGTCCATCATATACCCTTTGTTATTATCTATTCTGTCTATACCATTCAGGTGTTGAGAATTACTGTTCTTCCCGCATAAATAACAATCCTGGGTTATCAAACATAAATATTCATCTTGTGACAATGCAAAATCTAAATTTTTTTTTGACGCCCGATTCTTATATTCAACATATGACGCCGATGTATAATCCGGAAACATTTCCGGAAATAATCGCCCATTAATTCGACCATTATATGTCAAAATATGTTCTACTCGACCGAGAAATGCATCTACCGACAATGACCCTTTCATGTAGTTACACATTTGGCAACAACTTACACAATTATCTGCGACATAACCAACTTCTGAGTTCATTCGGTCAATGCCATTAAACTCACGTTCTTGTATAATGCCGCAATAGTAACAGGGTGCTTTTACAATTTCATCAAACTCGTCAGGTGATAGACCAAATTCGAGGTTTTTATCGTTTGCCGACCGAATGTAATTAGAATAATGAATTTTTATATTTTCCAGTCTATTCTGGTTGCTAATGACAACTTTTTCAGGGTTATTGTCCCGCCATTGCTTTGCATTTTCAGCATTTTTTTTCAAATATTGGTCTACGTCCGCTTCTATCTGGCGCTGTCTATAATTCATGCTCTTCAATGCGACTTTTTCGTAGTTATTCTCATTCCATTGTTGTTTTACGACTTTTCGTTCCGGCTTCTGCTCGGCTATACGTGCCAATTCATTGCGGTGTTCTTTGTCACGTTTCATATCTTGTAGACGATTTGCTTCTCTGCACGATGCACATGTTTTCGTTTGTACGTCATTGTGCCCGATAAATTGGTCTAAGTCCAACGTTTTACAACATGTTGTGCAAATCTGCTTATTCGGTTCAGGTGCAGTCGTTTTTTGGGCATAACCGCGCCTAACTCGGTCTTTTTCGCGCTCAATTACCAAACATTCTTCGCATGTAGACCTGGAATATTCTGCGTCCAATTGTGCACGGCAACCACGTACGTACTGTTTGCATAATTTTTTGCCCAATGCAGCCGTTTCATCGACGAAAACACATAATTGATGTTTCATGCAATAATTGTTCTCAATCGACCGTTTGGATTTACATTTGTCACTAGCACATAATACAACCGCTTCTTTTGCTGTTATCTTTGACTGTTTACCGCGTTCTTTGCAATTTGAACACGTCTTAATTCCATCCGGCAAATAATACGATTTCTTACAGCCGGAACAAATCGTCTGGTTTGCTATCATTTCGTCTGTATAGTCAGACATATATGCGTGGTTTTTACAAAACCGAGAGTCATGTATTGCATTACATCTGCAACCATGACTATTTCTATCAATTGCGAGGCATTTCGACATTTTTATGTGGATAAATTTCAAATGTTTATTTCATTCAATTTTTTGAAAATTTGAAAATTAGTGATACTTTTATTATTGCTTTTTGTTTTCTAAAGCAAACAATTAACCCTATAATTTTAACAATAATAATTTGTAGACTTTTATTAAACCTTTTCTCATTTCAAACGCCGATTTTTCACAGAACATTGGCGCCGATGTCTTTCAGATAATTCATATTTCGATTGAAACCGGTTGGACAATAATATTTTTTTTCACTTTTATTTTGTTTTTTTCTTGTTTTTTGACCCACAAAAACAAAATGAAAAATATTATAATTTTATAAAAAATAAATTAAAAAAATGATTCCTTTTTTACTAATTTAATAATTATATTAGTATAATTTAATATTGGTTCAATGCCGGAACCATACCAAAATATAATTTATAGTTTAGTAAGAGCTAAAGAGTCAAACTTCTTTACTGAAGAGAATTTTTATATATTGCATTGGCTCTATCGCATAAGAAAAGAAAAATGTAGTAGAGGAATTCGACCCGGATTCATCCAACCAGATTTTCTATGGGTTATTTTTAGACCAATGATGCAAAGTAAGAAGCAGTGGAGAACCAATGCTGATATTAGAATAGCCGTAAATCTCTGGTGCAGTAATCGTGCTGAAGCCGAAGAAAAATATGGTCATATAAGTGATTGGGATGTGTCCAGTGTGACGGACATGAGTAAGCTGTTCATGGACAAGGCAGAGTTCAATGATGACATGAGTAGGTTGTTCATGGACAAGGCAGGGTTCAATGATGACATTAGTTTCTGGAACGTGTCAAATGTTACTAACATGAGTTACATGTTTTACGGAACAAGTGGATTCAACCGCCCTATTGGGAATTGGAACGTGTCAAATGTTACTGACATGACGAGCATGTTTATGTGTGCCCATTCCTTCAATCAACATATTGGGGATTGGGACGTGTCCAAGGTTACCGACATGGATAGCATGTTTTTTGGTGCAAAGGTGTTCAATCAACCTATTGAAAATTGGAATGTATCCAAGGTCACCAAGATGAATCACATGTTTTGTTGTGCCCATTCCTTCAATGAACCGATTGGGAATTGGGAAGTATCCAATGTTACCAACATGGCTTTCATGTTTAGTATGGCAGATGTCTTCAACCAAGCTATTGGGGATTGGAATATATCAAACGTGACCAATATGAAGGGCATGTTTAGTAAAGCACTTGAATTCAACCAATCAATTACAAATTGGAATATTGATAGATTAACGGATGACCCGCAATATTTATATGAATTTTAGTAATAATTAAGAATAAGTATCATAACTAACTAAAAAAATATAACCTTATAATCATGTTTACACCCTTGGTAATTTCAAACGCCGATTTTTCACAGCACATTGGCGCCGATGTCTTTCAGATAATTCATATTTCGATTGAAACCGGTTGGACAATAATATTTTTTTTCACTTTTATTTTGTTTTTTTCTTGTTTTTGATAAAGACTCGCCTCTAATATTTGAGAGTTGTATTTCCCAATCAAAGTTTGAAAATACTCCCTTCAAATAATAGTTCATAAACTCTTTTATCCATGGCATTAAAAGACGGCATATGTCTTGTTTTGGGATTAAATGAAAGAATTCCGTATAAGTTTTAGAGTTTGTGTAAAAGTTTTCAAGTTCCACACGAATATTCATGGGGACATTTGTAATTTTAAGAAAATCAATATATTCTGTTGGTTTTTCAGTTATATCATTTAACATTTTATTAACACGAACGCGGTAAGCATTTTGTTTTATAGTATCTTCTTGAACCGCGCGAAAATATTTTTCATACCAAGTTTCACCATTGTATGCAATTGATAAATAGTATAATGGCATTGACCGATTTTTTTCCAGGTCTTCGTCAGTTGCGCATTCAATTGAAGACATATCATCAAATTTAATTTTTTTCAGTTCTGGATGCAAACTTTTAATATGAATTAAAAGTGTTTTTATCATAATAATAGAACCTTCGCCTCTACCAAGTGGCTCATAAAGAGAGAATTCTTCGTCATACATTGTGTGTGGAATAGAAGCCGAAACTGCCACATTGTTATCAATTTGAACCGAAATATTAACACAATCGCGGATATTTCCACAGATTTTATAATTAATTCCTGTTATAACACCATTCCATGTTTCAATATTATTAGTTATAAAAAATGTATATTTGCCCTTTTTTACTTCCATTTGCATATTATATACAAATAAAAAGTTCGTTTTATCTTCAAACATTATCAAATAAACATTTGTCCACTTTTATTCAAAAACTTATAACCACACACATATATCACGATAAATTACATAAAATATATGTTATAATATAAGAAAAATGGAGAACAATGTACCTGTCGATTTCCATCTGGATAATTGGCAAGATGGACCGTTAAATCGATGGGCATTTCAGCATGTGTCCAATTTTTTAGCAACACATGAAATATGTGTAAAAGAGAACCGTCATAGACCCGTGTCCGTTGGACAAAATGCGTCTTCATTGGAAGACATGGACATCATTGTTGACGGGAGCATAAATAAGTTCACCCAAATCCTCGAAAATACATACACAGACAGTATTCTCGTATTACGAAAAGGAAATGTTCTCTATGAAAGATATTTTAATGGTATGAAAACTGATTCAAAACATTTGTTGCAATCTGTTTCCAAGTCTATATTGGGTGTTTTGTATGCCATAATGATAAATAAGGGCGTCATCGATCCTGAACAAACTATGGGACACTATTTGCCAGAACTAAACACATGTGTATTCGGCAGCGCCACCATCACCCAAGCGCTGGACATGCAGGTCGCACTCAAATTCACAGAAGATTACGCATCGCCTCACTCGGAAATGAATCAACTGGACCGCGCATGTGGGTGGAAGACCAATCCCACCGGAGAACATTCCACACTCAGTTCCTTTTTGTTGTCACTGAAGCCGGCGGAAAATGGTTCTGGATTCCAATATTGTTCTGCTACCACAGACGTATTAGCATGGCTTATTTCTCATGTGACTGGAATGACATATGCCAAGTTATTGGAAAAAGAGTTATGGATACCCATGGGAGCCCAGCACAACGCGAATATCACAGTGGATTCTGTAGGATTGGCGGTTGGAAATGGCGGTATATCGTGCACTACTCTGGATATGGCCATATTCGGGCAACTCATTATCAATGGGGGCAAAACGCCCACTGGCGAGCAACTAATTCCGCCATCGTGGATTGCAGAAACGTACAGCACGAAACCATATAAAAACCAGTGGTGGGTAAATCAAAATCCCACACACCCAAACGTCAACGAAATCCATGCACGAGGAATCTACGGACAATATTTGTGGATAGACCAGGAAACAGAAACTGTGATTGCCAAGTTCTCCACCGACCCCGTCGCCCGAAATACATCCAAATTCGGTATGCACATGGCGCTGTTTCGGGCCATCAGCAAATGGGCCGGCGATGAGCCGTCACAATAAATTGGTACACATAGTTCGGTCATTTGTTTTATTGATATGTTTTATTTACATATTTATATCGATTCAAATTTTGAAAATGGAGAACCTGCATAACACCCAATATTTTCAAACACAAAATTGCATGAAAACTACACAGTTTGCAACTGTAATAATTACATCACTAATAAAAATACATATATATTGCCGGAAAATACACATAAACCGATGCATGAATATAGACTATATATATTTCTGTAAAAAATGTCATTCGAAGGTCCAAAGTTATATTATATTACGGTTGCAACGAAGCCTCATGATGTTCTCAATAAAATCATAGAACAAGTGCAAAAACAGAATGAACAACTGGTTGTATTAGGATTACAGGAGAACCGGTCAATTGGTTGGGAAGGAACCGCCAATTTCGGCGTGAAATTGCGGGAAACACGCGATTTTTTGTTTAATCCACAAATTCGCCCCCAAGATATCGTGTTATTTACAGATGCATATGATGTGGTATATTGTGGTTCTCAAAATGAAATAGGAAAACGGTTTTTAGAAATGGATAAACCAATTGTGTTTGGTTGTGAATCCCAGTGTCACCCGGACGCAAACCGGGCGGAGCTCTATACAAATCGACATTTGGAATTCCCTTTTTTAAATAGTGGTATGTTTATTGGATATGCATGGGCGCTGAGGCATTGTTTGGCCGAATATGAATACAATGATGCGCATGACGACCAGCGGTACTGGACACAGCAATATTTCAAACATTCGGGGTTATTTGGTCTCGATTATGAGAACCGACTATTTTTGAATACAGAAGATATGGAATGGGACAAGTTAGTGTGGAAAAACCAGACAGCTTTATATAAAAACAGAAACCCCATGTTTATACATGTAAATGGACCCGACAAGACCAAAATAAATTATTTTGTGTAGGCGGGACGACCGACGTCAATATATAATATATGAAAATAAGATAAACATATTCTTTTAATTAGTGTATATAAAGACAACCACATTATATAATGTTTGCAACTCACTCTACTAATGATAATACAACCGTGAAAAATGAAATATTGGACACGGACAATGGCCAGGACCCGAATGAGCCGGCTCCGTCAACCGACAATATTGATAAAATGCTGGACCGTGAACGCCAGCGAAATACACGTGATAATTGGATAAAATTGGATAAAACCGCGAAAATACAGAAACTCCATGTATTTGCGGAAACATACGGTAAGGAACATGCAATGCCGTCGAAAGACATCAAACTATTAAAGAATTTCTTCAACAGTTGTTTGGACAAAAACAAATTATCAAAAAGCAAAGACGTTGTGTATAATAAGGACGAAATGAAAATCGTATCCATTCCGGCGTTGCATTTCAATCAGCTTTCTCACAACTTTACTCTTAAAATTATGGATACGAAACGTGTGTCCACACTGAAATCACTTACGCCAAAACGCAGCACTCCCAATGCCGAAACGACAGTCGATGCAAATGATAACGACGATTAGGTGTATTTGTTGGGCCAATAGCACAGTCCAGTACATATGCCATGTTAATAAATATTTGCAACAGTGTAAATATTTATTCGTACAATGATATAGATACATTTCTGTAATATATATAGATACAGAATGTCAAATACAGATTCGGAGTTTTTTCCAGAATCCGACACCACATCAACGGCGTCAGGCAGAGACACGTTTAGCGACGATGACGACGATTGTGCAGACGATGAGTCATGTGATTCCAGCGTACAAACCATCAGTCTGGACGATTACGCAGAACTAACCATAACCGCATATGAAATCCTCGATGATTACGTCTGCTTAAATGTACGATTAATGTCATCCCCAAATTTTTATACAAATATGATTGAACATACGACGGATTTATTGTATACAGATGTTCATTGTTCATTCTCTGGCGACACACACAGAGACGATTTTGACCCAATTTTGCGCGACGAACTACGTGAATTTGTCGAGAAAACGACCGAAGTATGGATGGATATGTCATGTATACCCAGGCGATCATTTGTGCAGCGCCCCGAAGAGATACCTGAACGGACCCCCACACAAACCATTATTATGATTGCCCGAATGCTGGAGTTGCAAGCGATCCCCCAACCAGAACAAAAATCACGTGAATGGTATGAATATCGGTATAATTTTATCACGGCAAGCAATTTGTGGAAAGTATTCGGCTCGCCAGCACAAGTAAATAGTTTAATATATGAAAAATGCAAACCAATCGATTTGGACCTACAAGAATCGCGAAATGCATGTATGGAAGGACCGTTGCATTGGGGTGTGAAATATGAACCAGTCACAGTTCAAATATATGAACACATGTATGATACAATGGTCGGCGATTTTGGTTGTATTCCACACCCCAAATATCCGTTTATCGGCGCTTCTCCTGACGGTATTAATATCGACCCCAAAAACAAACGTTATGGACGCATGTTAGAAATTAAAAATATTGTCAACCGCGAAATCACTGGTATTCCCAAGGAAGAATATTGGATACAAACGCAAATACAAATGGAAACGTGTGGCCTAGACGAATGCGATTTCGTAGAAACCCGTTTCAAAGAATACGAAACGGAAGACGCTTTTTACAACGATAAGAAACGTGAATATCGCGGCGTTATTTTGCAATTTATTGTACGTCCGCCCACAATTATCACTGAACAAACCCAGCTATCCAATAAGCCATATTATGTGTATATGCCACTAACAAATGCGCTTGATAAGGCGTCGATTCAGGCATGGACCGATGAACAACGCACTATCATGGCTCGCGATAATAAGGTCTTGTTTTCGCAAAAGTACTGGTATTTGGACGAAATTTCGTGTGTAGTTATTCCGCGAAATGGTCCGTGGTTTTCGCGTGTAGTACCATACATTCAATATATATGGAATATAATTCTAAAAGAGCGGGTTACCGGGTACGAACACCGCGCAAGTAAAAAACGGGCACCAAAAGAGCGGTCTATGTCTCTGGTAAGCGATGACGGAGATGTGATTGGGCCAAGGCCTGATGCGCCCGTTTGTTTGATTCGTGTGGACGAAGACGGGAATGTTTGTTAGACGAATTATGCAGTGGCAACCAGGTCAAATACGTAAATAGATATATAAAATTATGTCAAAAATATTCAATAACTTTTGACATAAACAAAGGCTAAAAACAATATAGACATTTTTGGAGTGTTATATGTATATAACAGACCGACTCAATGGACTCTACAATTCAAAAATCCACTGCATCAGTGGAAGACGACACCGAAATGTATGTTACAAAGCGCAGCGGAACGCAGGAGATTGTTTCATTTGATAAAATTTTAAGTAGAATCAAGAAACTCGGTCAAGAAGCCAATATCAAATTAAATTACACGTCCCTTGTCATGAAAGTAATTGATCAGCTGTATTCCGGCATTTCTACGACTAAAATCGACGAATTGTCCGCGGAACAATGCGCGTCCATGTCCAGCATTCACCCTGATTATAATACATTGGCCGGACGAATTATTGTATCAAATCACCATAAAAATACGGAAGAATCGTTTTCTACCGTCATGCAGAAGTTGGCAAACTATCGCGACAAACACAACAAATCGAGCCCATTGGTAACCGCCGAGTTTATGGAAACCGTACGCGCCAATTCCGCCGAATTGAATGCCATGTGTGATTATGACCGCGATTATTTGATTGAATATTTCGGGTTTAAAACATTAGAACGGGCGTATTTGATGCAAGTTAACCGTGTGATTGTGGAACGCCCGCAACACATGTGGCTGCGTGTTGCGATTGGTATCCACGGGAATGACCTGGTGCGCGTACGAGAAACGTACGATTTGATGTCGCAGAAAATGTTTACACATGCCACCCCCACGCTATTCAATGCGGGAACGCCACACCCACAACTATCATCGTGTTATTTGTTGGCCATGGAAAACGATAGCATTGACGGGATTTACAACACGCTCCGTGACTGTGCGCTTATTTCGAAGTGGGCCGGCGGCATTGGATTGCATATTCACAATATTCGCGCATCGGGGAGCCATATTCGCGGAACAAATGGCTCGTCTAATGGTATAGTACCGATGTTAAAAGTTTTTAATAACACTGCAAAATACGTTGACCAATGCGTTACGCCAAATACCTATATTTATACGACGCGCGGACCCATGCGAATCGAGAACGTGCATGCAGGAGAAACAGAGATATTTAACAGTGAGGGAAAACCCGAAAAAATCAAAACCGTATTAGAGCATTCTTACAGTGGCGAAATGTACGAGATTTATACAATGCATTCAATTGAGCCATTGAAAATAACTGGCGAGCACCCGATATATACATTGCATAATCAACAACGTGGGCTTAACTATGGCGTCATTGCAAACCGAATTAAACAAAAAATACTCAAACCGGATTGGACCGACGCGAAAGACCTGACAGAAGACGATATTATTCTATATGCTACCCCGACATATGAGTTGGATATGTCACATATTAGCGAAGACGACTGTTATATGTATGGTGTGTTGCTGGGCGATGGATATATGAAAAACAATGTGGAAACTGGACACGTTACATTGCATTCTGTAAATAAACAACACATATTAGATTTTTGCGAGAACTATTTTACCGATAGATGTATACAATATAAAATTACTCATGATAATAATACATCACGTATTCGATGGAACAAAAACAATGCATTGCCGTTTCGATACCGAGATCTTTATGATGAAAATGGCAGAAAACATGTTCATCATTCTTGGTTGAATCTTCCCATTCATAAAATGAAGCATATTATTAAAGGGCTCATTGATACAGATGGACACGCTGGAAAAGAAATTATGTTTGACTCAACCTCGCGGAATCTCATCGAAAGCATGAAATATATGCTGTTGAGAATGAAAATATTGACAAGTGGTTATATTCGCAATCGCATCGGTGAATCCCACAATACGGATAAAGGTGTCATTATACACAAACAAATCAATTATTGTCTTCGTGTACCTAAAACCGCGGAAATATGCGATTTGTTGCATATTCAAAAGCCGGAAAACGGATTCGAAAAATTCTTTGTGTATGAAAATTTGTTGGGTACGCGCATCAAGAAAATAGAACAGTCACAATATAGCGGTACACTATACGATTTGCAAATGACGAACGTGCACGATTATATGTTACATAATGGTATTGTCCATAATGGCGGGGGCAAACGAAATGGAAGCTTTTCAATTTATTTGGAACCCTGGCATGCAGACATCGAAAATTTTTTGCAAATGAGAAAAAATCATGGAGACGAGGAAATGAAGGCACGCGATCTCTTTTATGCGCTGTGGATTCCTGACCTGTTTATGCAGCGCGTGAAAACCGACGGAAAGTGGACGCTGATGTGCCCAGACGAATGCCCCGGAATGGCCGACGTTCACGGCGATGAATTTGTGAAGTTGTACGAATCTTACGAGGCGGCGGGTCGTGGGCGAAAAACGATGAAGGCGCGCGACCTCTGGTTCCAGGTATTGGACGCCCAGATGGAAACCGGAACGCCATATTTGTGTTATAAAGACGCCGCCAACCGCAAATCCAACCAACAAAATCTGGGAACCATCAAATCGTCCAATTTGTGTGTGGCGCCCGAAACAGTCATTTTGACGGATAATGGGCCGGTCGAAATCCAGACATTGCGCGACCAACATGTTCGAGTTTGGAATGGAATGGAATTCAGTGAAGTAACTGTTTACCAAACCGGCGAAAATCAGGAGTTGATAACAGTTGAAACCGACGACGGCGCCATTTTGCGATGCACGCCATATCATCGGTTTTTCATACATAGCGACGACGGAACCCACATTGACGTCCGCGAAGCAAGCACACTAAGTCCCGGTGATTTGTTGATGCAATGTGATTTTCCAGTGATTCCTGCATGTATTCTCGAATTCGCCAAGTTTTATGATAAGGCGTACATTATATCTGTCGACGGCAATATCCACATGTATGCGGACAATTATGAGGCGGCGCTTCGCCAAAAGTGCGTATTGCAGGGTTGTGGACTGAATGTGGACATTGTATACGATAAGAAGCGAGTGTATTTGAACCTCACTCGCGAAGACATGCATCATTTGAACAAACACGGTTTTTCACCGCGCGAATGGATCACCGACCCCAACCTTTTCGGCGAAATTCCTGCAGACCAGAAACGCCCACCGAGACAAGTGCGTGTGAAATCCGTTGTGAATTTTTTGCGTAAAGACGACACATTTTGTTTCACGGAACATAAGCGCAATGCGGGCGTTTTCAATGGTATGTTGACATCACAATGTAGCGAAATCATCGAATATTCCGACGAGAAAGAAACCGCTGTATGTAATTTGGCAAGTATTGCATTGCCGTCGTTCGTGAAAGTGGATTCCACATCAAAAATCGCGGAATTCGATTATGAAAAGTTGCACGAAGTTGCAAAAGTGGTGACCTTCAATTTGAATCGTATCATCGACGTGAATTTCTATCCAACCGAAAAGACCCGACGCAGTAATTTGCGTCATCGACCCATCGGCATTGGCGTACAGGGTTTGGCCGACGTATTTATGATGATGGATCTGCCCTTTTCCGCCGACAAATCCAAACAAATCAATCGCGATATCTTCGAGACGATTTATCACGCCGCCCTGGAGCAAAGTTGCGAAATTGCCGAGGCGCGATTTAAGCTGTTGGAACCATTGTCCATATACGACGACTTCAGCGACCGATTGCATATAGATGACCAGATTGCCCTGAAACGCCATACAAATGCATACGAAAATCCGTTGCTACATACTGCTTATCGCGGTGCATATTCCAGTTTTGTGGGCTCCCCTGCATCGCGCGGAGAATTGCAGTTCGATATGTGGGGAGTGGTTCCTGGCGACCGCTACGACTGGGCAACACTGAAAACCCGGATCATGGCACACGGAATCCGCAATTCGTTGTTGTTGGCCCCGATGCCCACAGCATCTACGTCGCAGATTCTTGGATTCAATGAGTGCATTGAACCGATAACGAGCAATATTTACAACCGGCGCACGATTGCGGGCGAATTTATTTTAGCAAACAAATATTTGATGCAGGACTTGTTGAAATTGGACATGTGGACGGAGAAAATGAAGAACAATATTATTGCGAACAATGGGTCCATTCAGCATTTAGAACAAATACCTGTGGAAATCCGCGAAAAGTACCGGACGGTTTGGGAAATACCGATGCGACAATTGATAGATATGGCAGCGGACCGGGGGGCGTTTGTTTGCCAGAGCCAGAGTTTGAATTTGTGGTTGGAAGACCCGAATTACTCGAATTTGACGTCGATGCATTTTTATTCTTGGTCCAAAGGACTGAAGACGGGAATATATTATTTAAGGCGACGGGCGCGACATCAGGCACAACAATTCACGATTGAACCGGAGAAAAAAGATTTAGGTGGGAAAATGGAGGAAGAAACGGAAGACGAAATATGCGAAATGTGTTCTGCTTAATTTCTGGGTATATGTTATATTAAAAGATGAGCGAATTTGATGGTAATACTGATAAACGTCCTCGCGATGAAGCCGATGAGTACTCACAGATGACGGAATCACAGGACTCGCAGAACTCCCAGATTGAAGAATCGCAAGCCCGTAAACGTGCAAGAGCGAGCGAATTGCCTGAGTTGAATAACGCGTTGGTAGTATTTGCGAATGAGATGGCAACTGTAAATGACGAAATCGAACAAGCACCGAGTGGGGAAGGACAAATGGAGGCACCCGATGAGGGCGATGGTGAAGAATCTGTAAGTTCTTCTATTCGTTCAGGTGCATCTGCGTCCACTTACAATACCATAGATTCGAACGCGTCCAATGCCTCCACCGAAATAGAGGCATTTTTTGCGCCACAGCTTCCCGCAGTAAATATAGATTTTGAACGAGTCAGTCACCTATTTACTGGTTTGGCGAATGCATTTAATAATGCGGCAGATAGAGTTAAATCATCTGTCGTTCCTATGGCGATGAGTGCAGCAACACAGGCATTGACGCTACCCGAACCAGTTCGCAATCAGTTGACTGAATTATCCATGGCGGTCAGTATGTTGGGCGTAAGCCGATATCTGCCAAATGTTAATATGGCGATACCTGGTGTCAATACATTACTTAGTTCTATATCCGGCGTTTCTCAATTATTAAGCGGTTACGGTGTAACGGCGAGTATTGTTGGGATCGGCTTAATAACTAGTATACGAACTGATCTTCCCGCAAATATAATAGCCAGAATTTTTGCCGAGCTTACAATAACAGAGGCAGGTTTAAATAATGTTAGTTTTGCGGCACAAGAATCGACAGATAAGGCTAAATTAGCGAGAGCAACATATAAAATGTTAAGACAAGACTATGAGGTCGCAATGGAGGCATTGATCAATGCGATACAGAATAAATTACCTGCAGAAGAAATCGCCAGACTCGAAGGAGCGATGAATATTGCCAAAAATAAGGTAATGTCTGCAATTGGTGACGCTAAGTCAGGTGCGGGTGCGGGTGCGGGTGCGGGTGGAAAACGCCAATCCCAAAAGAAGCAAAAACAACAACAAAAGAAGCAAAAACAGCAAAAGAAAACGCAAAAGCAATCTCATAAAAAGTTATCCAAGTCCAAGCGCGCAAAGAAGGCCAAACAATCCAAGAAGGCTAACAAAAAACACTAAAAACAACCAAAACTAAAATCAACTTTTTATTAATTATTATTTATTAAGACCCACTAACTAAATTGATATAAGCCATCACAATCTTATATCAATCATTTTACATAAACAACGTCGTGTCATCGTATCCATGCCGCATTTTCAAATAACAACGCAAACACGTCAATACGTCCACCATGGAATTGTGTAATCCTTCCACAGTCGCCCCCTCAAATAATTTCGCATACAATTCGACCAGTTTCGGCCATTTCCGGCTCGGCGGTTTCCCTGCCGTTTTGGATTCGACCATAATATTACAAATATCGGTTCCCTTTCGCATGGTGCAATATCTCTCAATGCCGTGCACTTTTTCATACATCGCGTTAAATATCATGAAGCAATACGGGGCCTTTTCCAAAACAAGCGCGCGATTGCGCTCCAACTCCACCGAAATAAGTTTTTCGTCGAAATCCATGTTGTGTGCGACCAGCCCTTCGCAAAACATGTACGCTTCATAAAACTTCTCCAGGACCTCGACAATGGGTCGGCCTTCGCGTTTGCACTTCTCCTTGGTAATACCTGTTAAATTCGTGATAAATTCGCTTATAACCACATTGTCAGGGACGTCCACGTAGGCGTCGTATTTGCGAATCACCTGTTTTTGAGACAAATCGTAAATAGCGAAACTGAGTTGTAAAATGTAGGGATATTCGGTAATGGGAACCGCGGTAGTGGTGCCGCGCCGAGTAGGCAACAGACCGGTCGATTCCACGTCGAAAATCAAGAACCGGCGGCGATAAGTGGGCGGCGGCACCGAGAATGAAAGGGCGGGTTGACAGATTGGCTGCATCATATTATGATTAATGTACTAAGTATTGTGATTATTTTGACTAATTGATAAAATAACTAACATATAAATTAGTTTATCAATTTTCTACAAAATATGAATAGAATGGTCTATTATTATACGCTTTGTTCGGCTTGCACAGCGTTCGCGTCTTTTATAAATTGTTTTAATCTCTGTATTTCGTTAATCAATAACACCAATATTCCATTATAATCGACGGACTGCATTTTGTCACCATCTTTTACTCCTTCAACCAATTCTGGATAATGTTCTTGGAGTTCGTGTGCGATAAACCCAATGTCATTACATTCGGTCTGCGTTTGATAATATGCGACCGGACGAAGTTTATCGAGAACATGCGTTTCGTCGAGAGATTGTACATTGGTTTTAATACGATAGTCGGAAGGTACTACAACTGCAGAAGGTGAACTAAATTGTCCGGTTACGGTCATAGCGTTAAACGAAGAATCGTTGAATGAACCGTCAATTCTTCGATTGGTACTACTAATTGTAGTTCCATCGTTGAATCGAATCATATTACGGACTTTTAATGTTTTACCTGCAGAGATTTGTGTATTGCCATTCAGTGAAACGTCACTGTTTAGTTTGATAGGGGTATTATACGAGACGTCGATGGTAAACGTGGTATCGTTTGCATTTATGATATATCCAGCAGCACCAGCACCGCCACTATTAATGGCACTATTCGAGATCGACCCTGGCTTATATGACCCGACTGATAATATGCCGGCTATGGTCGCATTGCTGGCAACATATAAACTTCCACTCACCATGGATACATCATCCACTACAAAAAGTCGATTATTTAACGAGAGATCCGTATTATATATAAAGGGTTTGGCAAATGTGGTTGTACCATTTAAAGACACATCTCCTGTTCCGGTGATTAAATTATGTGATGGGTCGCGAATGGTGATAGACCCGCCGTCTACATCGAGATAATCGGTAATATAGGTAGCATCCAATGTATTTGCGGTTAAATCACTTCCCCACGGATCTGTAATATTTATTGTTCCTTGCATGGCTGAATGGAATTGACAAACATAATATAATGTATTTGGTGCATTATATGGAACTACAAATGTAATAGTACCAATTGCGGTACCATTATTAGTAACGTCTGAACCGTTGCCGGTATATATATTGCCACTGCTGTATGCACCTGCAACGGTTTGAATCCAAAAAGGATGTCCACTTGCATTTATCACTAGGTTGTATGTATTTCCACGAATCAATGATATATCAGGATTACTTACAGAATTTATTACATATGCTCCTATACCAGAACTTGTAATATTTATAGTTGACATGGTAAAATATATAGTATATAATTGTGCTATATATTTTTGTCAACAAAAAATCGCGAAAAATTAGAGTGATGGGTGCGATGACTAAATAGAAAATTGGAACAATGCAACCATGATATAGATTTACATGTGTTGGATTGACTGCACTGATTGACGTTTCTTTTCTTGTTCTGCAACTACTCGTTTCAGCTGGTTTATTTCATTGATAAGAATTGCAATAAGCCCGGTATAGTTGACGCGCTGCAAATCAGGTCCGTCTTTTTCGCCAAATACTAAATTCGGGTAATATTGTTGTAGTTCATGTGCAATGAGACCATATTGTTCTTTATTAAGGTGTGTTTGCCAATACTTCACGGGGCGGAGATTGTCGACAGTAAACGTGTTATCTAATTTTGCAACGTTAGTTTTAATGCGATAATCGGAAGATACAAAAAAACTACCCGCTTTTAATTCATTTATAATGTTGAGTTTAGAGAACGTTGATGCTTTGAATAAACTAGCCGTTGCTACTGTTATACCGATTGTTTTAGTAGTATTATTAAATATATAGACACGTCCGGTATCAGTTAAATTTACACTTGCGTAGTCGGTAACTGGATAAATAGGTGGTATACTAGTAAAAGTTAATCCGTAGTCACTACTTAAAAGTAATCGATTATCACTCGCTTGAGTAAATGCCCAATTGTAACGCCCTGCGAGTGCCGGTGCTGGAGCGTTACCAGCATTAGCTATTCCTAATAATACATATTTTCCATTTACAGATACACAGCAACTATGGCCTGCACCTTGACCAGATAAATTAGGAAGTGTAGTTATTTTTGTATAAGAAGGCGATGTTGTCTGTAGATTATCTAGACGATACACTATCCGTTCTGCAGTGTTAGCTACCATACCCGTTACAAAAACGGTGGACGTCGATGCGTAAATCCACATAGAATAAGCTACATAGTTATTAATATTATCGCGATTTAATATGGTTAATTGAGTACCTGTTAAAGTCCGTATCACAACATCACTTGCGTTATAATTGATATTTATTATTCGGTTTCCAACAATTCTTAATTGGCCACCAAATTCAGTGTTAGGAATATTGGTGTCAAACTGGGTGAACCCGGTTGTTAACGACAGGTTTGTATTGACTACTGTGACATCTTCTTGTGAAATATATTTTCTACCAACTATAAGAATGCGATCGGGTGATGCCGAAATTGCCATATCTGTTACAGATGCGACTATATTAGAAGCAATACCAAAGATAGTATTCAGGTATACACTTGACCAAGTAGTTCCATAATCACTACTTAACCCAACGACGTTAGTGCTGGTTTTGTGCGGTTCAGATGCCTGATAAATACCGTAAGCAATTGTCAACATATATTTCCCGTCATTTGTCATCACAATAATTGGGTATGGCCTATATATAGGAGTTTCAGTATCAGGTATTGTTATATATTTTCGGGTAAATGTCATACCATAATCTTGAGAAATATCTATACCAGTTGCAGCGGCTGTATTCCCGGTCGAATTTACCATCGCTCCTCCATAACTGAACGCTACGTATTTTCCATCAGCAGAACACCTAATAATTTTATTAGTTACACCATTACCACTGGTCGTATCAGTGCCGGTTATGTCATGCGTTTTTTTAATACTAAATGGAGTACTATAATTCACCTCGACATTATTATCATATGTATTCATTTTTGTACCATCATTAAATTCTATATTTCCATTAACGGTTATGTTTGTTGCTTGTACTGTGCTTCCATTCATGGATACGTCTCCGTTTGCTTGAACTTTCTGGTAAATAACACTCGCTTTTGTATAGTCTGGTCCGGGCACGCTAACCGTATCTTTAAACGCACTTGTTGGGATAGAATTATTAGTAAATATGCAGCCAGTCACAACACCATTCAATGACACATCACTCGCAATTGTCACATTCCCATTCATGGACGCGTCGCTGCCAACGAATATGGGATTATTAAATGACAAATCGGTTTGCAAATTGGTATTGTTGAGCAGGAGTTTACCATTGACAGTTGTATTCCCATGAACATATAAATTCGCATTATTGCGTAGCACCAATGAACCACTTATATCAATGAAATCTTTCACATAAGATTGTTTCAGTCGATTTGTAGTATCATCACTATTCCATCCAGGTAGAGCACCACCAATTCCATATGGCATTATTATGTTATTATAATAACATAATATTTTAGTTTGGGTTGGTTATTGATTTATCGGTGTATATAGGTCCTCGATTCGACGTTTTATTTCTTGTACTTCTTTTACTAAAACACCGATCAACCCATTATAATTGACACGTTGGTATTCGGCGCCATCTTTTTCGCCTTTCACCAATTCTGGATAAACCGCCTGCAGTTCATGGGCAATCAATCCAAATTCATGCTTGTTCGACAAAATATTATTATATTGAATCGGTTCTAAATTATCAATTGTATAAGATCCGTCCAAGTTCGTAACATTTGTTTTAAGTCGGTAGTCAGATGGTGGATTTTGAGACCCTGCGGTAACAGGTCCAGTACAAGTGACAGCCGCGAATGTGGAATCTTTAAATATTACATTTCCTTGTGCAACTGTACCAGACAATATATTGTTATCATACGTAGAAAATGAAGTACCATCTGTAAATGCAACTTGTCCATTCACTTGGAGTATTGTATTGGTACTCAACTCCACATTCGTTCCATTAAACGAAGCATCGCCGGTCACCCGTACATTGCCGGTTATTTCTACATTGCTGCCACTGCTTGGGTAATTAATGATGGCACTTGTTGGGATTACGTTATTTGCAAAATCTCCACTGAATATGCCATTCACTGACAAATCTCCGCCCACATAAAGATTGCCGTTAACGGAAATATCATTACCGATGAAAAGTTTGGATTTAAGTGTCATATCACCGGCGAAAGTAGTAGAACCGGCAACAGTGATATTATTAAAAGAAACATCGCCGCCACCAATGAGTGCTCCATCATTACGAATAAGTAAGCTGCCGCTCAAATCAATGAAATTATTGAGATAAGTTCGGTTGAATCGATTTGCTGATGGGTCTGAATTCCAAACCCCTCCGTCAATTAATCGCTGTAGTGTAAACCCGATGTCAAGCAGTTGGTCAATTGAATAATTCGTCGTTGCAAAATTAAACACTGCAGATGTCCCAATAATCTTGTATGCATTTGTTGTTGTCGAACTGAATGTCAATGTATACGTAGTATCCGCAGCCGCGATCAATGGGTTTCCAGCCAACAGATTTGTACCTATTGCATTGAACGTGCCTGTTATATTGGGTTTGCCAGTTCTAGACAACGTATAACTTATCGAACCGCTTCCACTGAACCCAGTGACATTTAAGCTGGACATTTCATAATCCGCTGAAAGGATAAACGTCATTGCATCAGTATCATTCGCATCAATGCTATTTTCAATGGTCAGCGTATTGTTAATAAACGACAATGTAGTGGGGGTTACATTTCCATAATCAATATTCTTCGTTCCAACAATAGTATAAGACAAAGCCGCGCCCGCAGTCAATGTCAATGTGTAATTAGTATTGGTACTTGCAAATAATCGGTTTCCAGACAAAAGATTTGCACCAATTGCATTGAACGTGCCTGTTATATTGGGTTTGCCAGTTGTGGACAACGTATAACTTATCGAGCCGGTTCCGGTGAAAGCGGTGACATTTAAGCTGGACATTTCTTGTCCGGACGGAAGCACGAATAATACTGGGTCGGTAGCGTTAGCGGCAATGCTGTTAGTAATTGTAATTGTATTTGTATCAAATGACACAGTTCTTGCAAAAGTCCAAGCATATTGCGCTGCGGCAATATTATTTTGACCATAAGCATCGGTAAAAGCACCTACAGCAACATCAATGGTGCATGCACCTGGACTAGTTGTAGTAAATGTTGCTGTATAAATCGTACCACCTCCAGTAAAATCAGATAATGCACCGTTAGTAACAGTAATATCCTGTACCGCAAAATCAGTTGTTGCTACAGACAATCTGAATGTTAATGATATGGTTCCATTAGTAGTGATTGAACCACTTGCCACGGTTGTTGATTCTATGGTGATGGTAGGTTGTGCTGGTGGCCGAACAAATGTTACACTTGGATTTCCAAAAAACGGTATGTCTGTAGTAGTAGGAGAATTGTAGGAAGTATTATTAATTGTTTGTGGATTCATGGTGATAACAAGATTTGCATTCGTTTGTTCAAAAACGCCGCTGCCAGCAGTACCAAAAGTCGTGACCGAGGTAGGGATGTTTATGGACGTTAAACTGGAGCAAATACGGAAAGCCTCGGCACCAATAGTCGTGACCGAGTTACCTATCTTAACTGTAGTTAAGTTCGGGTTGGACATGAAAGCCTGAGTACCAATACTCGTGACCGAGTTAGGAATCGTTAGTGAACTTAAATTGTTACTATAGAAAGACTGACCATCAATAGTCGTGACAGAGTTAGGAATCGCCACTGATGTTATAGAAGTGCATTGAAAGAAAGCAAACAAACCAATAGTCTTCACTGGATAATTTTGTACGCCAACTGTAGCAGGAATATTTATTGCACCGCTCAGGGTTTTTCCTGCAGTTGTGGCATTAGCATGGACAGTAGTACCAGTGCCAATTGTTGCATTATTATTTACATCTAAGGTGTATTTCCATGTAATACTGCCCACTTGGTATTCGTATACTGTTGACATTGTTATACAATAATAGTAGATAATAAATCAATATAAATACCGAATGTTAACAATACCCTTACGAACAATTTATCATGTAAGTTCGTGCGCAATGCACGAATGGCATATGCTGGCAGGATTAATTACATTGAATTGATAAAATCGAGTAGTTAGGCCCGATTTTATCAGTTTTCTACCTTTTTTCATTTTCTGAGTATTTATTATAACACTAAATTAGGCCACGCTGATTTATCATACCAAATATGACTTCATATTAGATATGATATCGAAACGTCCTCTAATCGTACCCAAATATATTATTTTTCTATGCTGCCGCTTTCTTGGCAGCAATCGCAGCCCTGGTATGTTTTATATCCGCCTTCAACCGCTGCACTTCGTTGATCAATAGTGCCAATATTCCAGTGTAGTCTACGGATTGCATATTGTCGCCGTCTTTTTCGCCATCGACCAAATCCGGATATTGTTCCTGGAGTTCGTGAGCGATAAACCCAATATCATTGCGCGCAAGCTGGGTCTGGTAATATCTCACAGGGCGAAGATTGTCTAATACATGAGTTTCATCGAGTGTTTGCACATTGGTTTTAATACGATAGTCGGATGCACTGAGTTGAGGGTTTGATGCAAAGCTACCCTGAACGATCATATTTCGAAAAGTGGTGGCCTTGAATGTAGTACCATCTGCTTCTTTATTATTAGGATACATATTTGCACTAATATCAGTTCCATCACTAAACCGAATTCGACTCGGCACATTCACGGTTGTCGACGCTGATACTTGCGTTTGTGTTGAACTACCAGTGAAAAGTAATCTGCTAACATATATATAATCATTTTCTTTGACTGTAGCTATATATTTATTATCTGATGTAAACCGGGTTGACCATACACGATTTAAAAAAGTACCCGTGTTCATAATAACATTCCCGATAATATAACGAAATGTTGCGCCGTAATCATAAGAAGCATAGCTACATGGCACATAAATTATAGTTGCACCACTGTAAATCGTTGCGGGTGTTCTCCCATATATAGTTACATATTGTCCATTATAAGAAGTATTTATAGACCATATTGATTGATTATTGATTGTACCGACTGAAGTAGATGTTTTGATAACCGCTGCATTATTTGCACCTCCTGATACAGTACCACTGGTTACATTCACCGCATAAACAAATGTAGTCCCGTCATGCATGTACGCATACCCATTATTGCTAATCGCACATAACCCGCTACTGTAAAGTAATATATTGGAAGTATTCAGGGCTTGCATGTTTACAACATTAGTTATTGTATAGAAATTTGTTCCATAGTCAGGCGAATATTTCGGTAAGAGATTATTTCCATATGTTATACAAATATATTGTCCTGATTTTGACATGTTATATGAGGTAATCTTATTCGGATTGCCGTTGTCATGTGGTAATACTGTCCACGACGTACCTCCATTTTTTGAAATAATTAGTCTTGTTAACCATGTAGTAGTTGCATCTGAAGTGCCGGTAATGAGAGTATTTCCGTCAGTTGTCATGAACATGGGATATGCAGGACGCCTAACCGCCCCTAATGCTCCAGATGCCATATCGGCATAGGTAACATCTGGAATTGATCCTAATGATGTCAACTGTGTCCAATTTGCACCAAAATCAATTGACCTGTATAAAATATTTTGTGTACCCTTTACCATCATAATAGACCCGTCACCCGATATCATTGCACTAATCCAACATTGTACACCTCCACCAACCACTTTTTCCGTCCACGTTACACCATAATTAGTAGATATCCATACGTTACCGGATACGTCAGATACACCATTCGCCGATGTAATACGATTACCACCGACAACCGCTATTTGGTATTGCCCAGTAGAAGATATTTCTATATCCTGCCATTTTTGTGCGACAGATGTCTTTGCATCAGTCGATTTGAATAACTGCGGACTTGTATATAAATAAGAATATGTTACAGAATCATTCAATGAAATATCCCCATTTATTTTCAAGGGTGCATTATATGCCATATCGACATTAAATGTAGTATCGGTAGCATTTATGGTATAATCACTAATACCACCTCCTCCGCCCCCTCCGCCGCCACTATTAATTGCACTTAATGAAATCGATCCAGTTTTATATGATCCTACCGACAATGTGCCATTTATAGCTACATCCCTTATTACGTTGAATGAACCTGCACTCATAGATACATCGCCGCCTACTATTAAACTACGATTTAATGACATGTCTGTATTGTATATAATTTGCTGTGTAAACGTCGTTGTACCGTTTAATGATACGTCTCCGGTTCCAGTGATTAAATTTTTAGAGGTACCGCGAATAGTACAATTTCCACTGACGTCGAGCCAATTATTAATATAGGTAGCGTCCAATGTATTTGCGGTTAAATCACTTGCCCATGACATTACAATAATATAACTATATAATTATAGTTATATAATTTTCACGACAGAAATATTTACACTTCATTTTCCAATTCTAGTACTTCTTGCTTCAATCTTTTAATTTCATTAATTAGAATAGCAATTAAACCAGTATAATTAACATATTGCAAATCTTCGCCATCTTTCTCACCAACGACTAAATCTGGATAATATAATTGTAATTCATGTGCAATAACCCCATATCGAGTTTTATTAATTAATGTTTGCAAATATTTTACTGGACGAAGGTTATCGATTGTAAATGTCTCGTCGAGTGCAGCAATATCAGTTTTGATTCGGTAATCTGAAGATGATGCCAAACTACCAGCTCTCAAATTCCCGGTGAGGGTTAGACTGGTAAACGTAGAAGCCTTATATATGTTGGGTTTAAATATATTTATAACTTGTCCATGCACTATTAGAAATGAACCATCATTAAAGATAGCGAAAATGTTTAAAAATGGATATAAACTCTGAGGTACCGGTTCAAATGTATAACCATAATCACTACTTATAAAATTCGCTTCCCAGATTTTAGGGGTTTCTGTTCCGCCCTTTAAATAAATATATTGTCCTGATTCTGATACCTGTATATCATGAATGCCGGCATTTACACCGAATAAAGTAGTAGTACTTCCGCCAATTGGAATATAATTGGGAGTAACACTTCTCCACGTGTCTGTCTTGGCATTATATATTTCAAGATATGTCGTAGGATTGCCTCCATAATATGAAAATATTATATTTTGAAAATCACGTGAATATCCCGCATTGTTTATATTTCCCGTACGGCCAGGAAATGGGCCGTGCGTATCTGTTGTGGTATATTGAATAAAAGATGTTTGATTTAAGTTTTCGTCCAAAGTGCATACAAAAATGATCTTTGTTTCGCCCTTTACCAGTATTATTTTTGTTAAATCTGCATTGGATATAAAGACGGTTTGACTACGACCGGCGTTTCCCCCTGCATATGCGAGCAGTGATTTTGTATTCCAACTTAATCCATAATCAGTGCTAGCATACCATGTACCATTCTCACCAGCATTTAGTAGGAACATTTTTTTACCGTCATCACTCATGCAACAATTAGATGGCCAAAATTGGGTACCGGGTGCACCACCATAAACCGGTGTTCTCATCGATGACCATGTGTATCCATAATCATGTGAAAATGCGATTGCACATGGCAAGCTATTTGGATTATTACCATTAGCATTCACTACAATCAAGATATGTTTGCCGTCACTTGACATTGCCATATCCTGATAACTAAACCCCAATTTCGTTTCATCTTCATATGGCATCAAGTATTTTGTCCATGTATTTCCAAAATCCCGTGAGATATATACGCCAAACTTGGAATAATTACTCCAATTACCAATTGGATCATTAGAACTTGGGGCATTATTGCCAACATTGTAACCATTGCCTCCTGCGGCTATAGCAATAATTTTTCCACTTGCAGATGATTTGATGTTAAGCATATTTAGATCTCCGCCAATAAAATTAGGTGGTCTGGTGAAACATATAGATGATATATATGAACTACTTACATCAATGATTTTTGACATATTATCGTCATATTTATTCATTAACGTAGCATCACTTAATTTAATATTTCCGTTTATATTAATGCGGTTCACTTCGACAACATTTCCATTGAAAGATATATCGGCATCTGCTTTAAATTTTTGTTCATAAAACACACTCGTCTTCGTGTAATCTGGACCAAGGGCAGAGATTGCACCATTAAATGCACTTTGTGGTATAGAAGAATTGTTAAAACTGCAACGTGTTACAGTGCCGTTAATGGAAATATCTCCAACGCTCGTTAGTTTCCCATTTAAAGAACAATCTCCACCAACAAAGATTTTCTTATTAAAACTCAAATCGGTTAGTATCGATGCATTATTCAAAAAAAGATTCCCATTAACAGTTGTATTTCCGTTTACATAGAGGTTTGATTTATCACGTAAAATCATAGATCCACTAATATCAATAAAATCTTGAACATAAGACTTTATAAGTCGGTTTGCATTAGAGTCTGTATTCCATGCCATTATATATGCTATATACTATATATAATGATATATATTTTATTACTGTTTTATTAATGCAACTCTCTTTTTTAAATCTTGCACTTCTTTTACTAATACCCCAATAAGACCATTATAATCTACACGTTGGTATTCGGTCCCATCTTTTTCACCCTCAACTAACTCAGGATATATCGATTGTAATTCGTGCGCTAATAATCCAAATTCATGTTTACCCGACAAGATATTATTATATTGAATTGGCACTAAATGATCAATTGTATCGGTATTATTTAAATTGGATACGTTCTCTTTAATACGATAGTCGGATGATGTACTTACAGTCCCTGCTACAGTTACTTGGTTTTGGCCGTTTACAATAACTGATTTAAATGTCACATCGCGCATCAATTCAAACTTTGCCGACACATATTTTAAATTGCCACTGCCGATGTCATCTAATATATACATATGCCCACGATCAGATATTGCTACAGATTTTATGGCAGTAAATGTGGTTGAAACCAAGCCCGATACAGTTTTAAATCTATATCCTCCATTGGTGCTGTATCTTAATCTGGTAGCATCTTTAATATCGGGACTGTTGTAGCTACTATTGATGAATGGACCAATTAAAATATGTTTTCCTAATGGAGATTGGACCGACGACAGACGCGTGGCCGAAGGTTGAGTGTAATTATTGGAAATATCTGTTATATTAGGTTGATTATATACAAAGTCTTCGCGGCAATCAACCCGACTGATTTGGCCAGCAGGTCCAGTTATTATAGAGTTAATTGCATTAAATGGGATACTAATATCCGTGCTTCCAGTATAATTAATCGCTGATGTATGAAGATTAGTGCCACCAGATATATCGTAAATCACTAACTTACCTTTACCATCACCCTCCAACAATTGTGCAACAATACGTTCTACCCCGCCACCTTGTATAAGTTTCAGCGTATTTTCTCCAAAATATGTTCCTCCACGGTTGTTTATTAGTGTAAATCCAGATAATGATTTACTGGTTGTTTTGTACATATGCATATTACCATTACGAAAAACATCAATAATCATAGTAGTCCCGTCGCTACTTATAGCAACTCCTCGTATATACATAACTTCGGCACCGGTACCAATGAGATCTGTTAAATAGGCAGTTGACCATGTAGATCCATAATTATTACTGAATCCAATTACATTATCAGCTACATTATGTCCGGTTGCACCATAGCTACAAGATATCATAAATTGTCCGGTCAACGATATGGATAAACACGGATATGGCCGATACAATGGGGTTGTCCCGTCTGCCGGATCATTTAAATATTTTCGTGTAAATGTTGCTCCATAGTCTTGTGAAATATCAATACCAGTAATCGATTGCGTCTTATTAGTAGCATCATATGTTGCTCCGCCCATATTAATTGCGACGTATTTACCGTCGCTGGAGCATAATATACGTTGTCCTTGAACTACGCCGGTAACGGTTGTAGTTGTAACCAACGACGCGGACATGTCAAACATCCTGCTTTTTAAATCATCGAATGAAGCCATAGTACTTCCATCATTAAAACTTATATAATCGTCTACTTGTAGTACTGTATTTGTGCTTAAGTCTACTTTCGTTCCGTTAAATGAAATATCGCCCGCGATTCGTACATTGCCGGTGACTACTACATTACTGCTACCACCCGTCGGGTAATCGATAATAGCAGTGGTAGGAATTACGTTGTTTGCAAAATTTCCACTAAGCTGTCCATTAAATGATACATCTCCGCCAACCGAAAGGTTCCCGTTAACCGAAATATCATTGCCAATAAAAAGATTGGCTGTCACTGCAAGATCGTTAGCAACATATTTCGTTCCATTAAGTGTAACATAGTTGAAAGAAACATCACCGCCGACGGTTAACTTGCCATTATGTCGAATCAGCAAATTACCGCTCAAATCGACGAAATTATTCACATAAGTTCGGTTGAATATATTGGACGTGGCGGATAAATCTAACCAATTAAAGGTGGCACCATTTGCAATTAGTTCACTATAAGATACTCCGGCATCAAGCAATTGGCGAGTTGTATACCCCGCAGCAATTAGTTCGGTTGTCGGTTTTCCCATTGATACTAATTGACTTACTGATGCTCCAGCCGCCACCAGGTCTGCTGTAGCAACTCCAGATAAAGATGCAATATTTGTATTTGAACCTAATTTATATAAATAACTAACAAATGTTGCATCCGCTTTATAATTATAAAAACGAAAATCATCAACATTGCCTGGACCAATTGTGGGGTCTGCCTGTCCAAGGGCACCTCCTATTCTAAATTTGGTAAAATTTCCGCTTAACGCAGTTGTCCAAGTCGTATTGTAATTATTATCAATGTAGAGAGTATGTATATGGTTTACTGCACTATATGTCATTACAAAATGATGAAAACCTGTATTATTGTATGCAATTGTAGGGGTTTGATTTTGACTAGGAGGAAAAAGTGTTAATGTAGTATTAGCTGTACCATTTGTCCATAACAGATACTGACCACTACCAGTATATGCGTGAAATAAACGTGCATTACCACTTGTTGAAATATTCATTTTCATCCAAAAACTGATAGTAAATGCTGCTGTAGTAAGGTCCATATTGCGAATTTCCACGGAATTTATTTCAGTCCCACTGGATTGTGATGCCCCTGCCGCAATGTACATGCTTCCAGTACCAATAAATTTATTTGTAGTATCGATTACTGATGAACCATTAAAACTTGCATCATATTTACTTCCGCCACTTCCAAAATTTGTACCATTGCTATCAAAAGTATATAAAACAACCGGATTTGCGTATGGCATTATATTATATTTACACAAGATATTTTCGCCATTATAACCCTAAATCGTACAATTGGCCGCATACCAATCGTACATGATTATATAACTCATTTATCATGTTCACGTGTTTTTGGTCCACATACTCCAAAATGGCATAATTCCCCTTGAACTCCGTTCGCAAAATCACGTCTAATTCACAACCAACCAATGTTCGCAAATATGTATCGTGCAAAAAGATATGCATATTTCCATGCAAAAACTCATTCCACTGCAGTACATAATCTATCCACGCGTCGTCGCCAATGGGCGGCGGGCTGGTCTGGATCGTATATTTATGCTGGTTTGTTTGGATAAACCCGGTAACCGAATCCGCGTTCTCTTCTACACGATAATTGTACAGTGTTGCTTGAATCGTGACATAGATCCATTCCGGTGATTTACGCCGCAAATATTCCGCCAACAGCACATCACAGCAGCGGTCGTCTAAAATTCCTGGCGCGGGTTCCACCACATCGAAAAATCGCCCTAACAGACCCATGCGTATGCAATAACACCAATATTCATGTCGCTGCGTACGGTGATCGGTTTGCGAGACGTTCTCATAGAGTCCGGCCAGATGCAGCGGCGGCAAATCGTTATCGCGCGAAACATTCATCGCATCGATTTGCTGACACGCAGCATGTATGGATTGCATAATTCGACTGGTGCGGTCGGCGTGATACGTGTCATCGTCGTCACAAAACATAATCCAATCGTGTTTTTGTGCGATTTCCTGGTACAATAAAAAATAATGGCGCATTTGCGAAGTCTTTTGGTCGCGAACACGGATATTTAGGTATTCAGGCAATGTGATCGATGCATTCGAATAAAGGCAGTTTAGTGTATATTCGCGGATGTCTTGGCTTGCGAACGAAATGGACAAATAAATGGATATAGGCGCGGACTGCGATACCAATGACATCAAACACTCTTTCAAATAAGGCACCCGTTTTATGTTGGAAATATGCGATGCGACGGCAATACAGAAGGGAGTGGTAGACGGATTCGCGTATTGCATATTATATAAATTAGATTAGTATTTGTGTGAAAATCGTTTAATATTGTTTTTGCATAGAAATATAAAGTTTGTCTTCATAATATATAATCTATTCTTTTAGTAAATATAATGGCCGAAACAGATGTACCCAACGGCGAAACTTGGATAAACCATCAACGTGTAATTATGGCAATAAATATAAAAAGCATGAACGATTTTGAACCGGTCGATGGCGCAACTCCGGTATTTTATGGGAGTAATACACCCTTTACAATAACTGGGCCAAGTGACCCGAGTCAACGCTTATCGATTACGGGAACAGATGTTAAACCATATATGGCGGGGGGTAATATTAACACTATTACGCCTGTATTATTGGTAACACGTGTTCGTGACATAGAAAACAGTGATATTGGCGACTTGGATAAAAAATACATAGTGTGTTCAAATGTGGAAATCAACGCGAACGCGATTACCGCCACAATTACAGATAAAGTTTACAGTGAATGGAGTAGCTTACCAGTATTGACGAAATATTATATGGATAAATATAATGATATATTTGCCCGTCGTAAAAAGGGTACTGATCTGCGTAAACAGATAATCGCGAATGCAATTAATTCCACTAAAAAATATTTTGGCAAAGATGCTGCTGCAAATCGAGCCAAAGACCTTGCAGCAAAAAAAGCAATTGAAGAAGCTGCAATGTTGGCAAAAGAAAAAATAGACAATGAAACCGTGCAGAATGCAAGAATAAATGAACGTAAACTTGCAAAGCAAGAACAACTCAACGATTGTACTAAGCTTCCATTTGGTTCAGAAGAACGAAAGAAATGTTTGACCGATGAAATTAGAAAACAAACCGCCATAAATAAAAAACGCATTGCAGAGGAAAATTCACTTGCGGCGCAAGCAGTAAGAGATGCACGAGCATTAAGAGATGCTGCATTAAAACGCCGCCCTGGATGGAAAGGTGGTGCTCTCACCGACAATACTGTAGATTTAAATGATATAATTTCGAATGAGAAACTCAATTTCAAACAATACGTATATTTTTTATTAATGCAGCCATTTTATTTTAAACTGAATGCGCTTACACCGATATCATTGAATAATATCAAGAACTATAATTTATCGGGAGGGTCAACCGGGACATTCGATTCTCATATATTACAGCCGTTTGCCAAATTTTCTTATGTGAAGTATGTTAATACAGTAACCACCTCAGATGCTCTAATTAATCATTTATCGGAATTAATTGCACATCAAACTCAGGAGCCTATAAAAAAATTCGCGGATCAAATTGTAAAAGATACAACAAATTATAAACAGCTTAATAGCAATGGCAGTGACGTGTATTATATACATATTTTCCGGTTCATAGAACTGATTGAAAAAACATTAAAAAAATATCCATCAACACAAACCAACCTGCCTGAGCAGATTAAGATGTTTATCAAATATGCATTCGAAAATATACATGCTCATATGATGAATGTCAAGCCACTTTTTGATTTACTGATTTCAGTTGATGACATTTACATCAGTGATAAATTGCAATCTTCAACAAAAAGCGAAAAACCGTTACATATATACATAGACGATTATGTTAGTAGTCAAAACAGAACAGATGTTATAACGTATTTAAAAATTAACAACACAGAACCCGGAGAGGTAAGCGATAACCAGTCATGGAACCAACGATATGATATTCATTTAAAACAAGCATATCTGGCGGGTTCATCAAACTCCAAATTTAATGCGATGATTTTAGGTTATAAAGCAGTTACAATACCCTTCTATAAACAAGTTACAGATGAGAGTGGCGAAAAACGTATAGTCGCGGCTAATACACCTGAATTAGATGATATTGTAAAATATAAATCACCAAAAATAATTTATGATGAAATAGAGAAAGTTAACGCATATGATAACTATTACTTGTTTGGCAATTATGAAAACATATTTCCACTATATAACATTGAAAATGGTGCAAAAGAAACGAACATTAATAATGCAAAGCGTATGAAGGCTATAATTGAGCAAATATGTACTCACAAAAAACCTGTATTTTTATTAGGATATGGTGCATCCGGGTCTGGTAAAACGTCTTCTTTGATATATTTTAATAACGGTAAAGACGATAATGAGAAAAACGGTATAGTCATACATTTGTGTAAAGAGATTATAGAAAAACTAAATGCATCACCGGAACCAGTCGACCCTGCCGAGTCGGTCAAATCAATCAACGTAGTTGTAAAAGAGTTTTATACAACAAATAAACAACAAACCATGGTGTCTGGACCCTATGTATTTAAACCGGACTTGACGTATGAAGGCGATATCGTGAACTCGGCACACACTTATCATGTAAATATGAATAAACATGTCGATAAATTTGAAAATATGGGTCAAGTATTAAAACAGTTGGTTGATGTGGATAGATATGTAAAAGCCACTACAAATAATCCACAAAGTTCGCGCAGTCATGTATTGGTTTTTATCCAGTTTTGCAGTGATGATGCCGGAACAATCCCTATACGCAATTTAATTATCGGCGATTTTGCAGGTAAAGAGAACGCATTTGAGTGTGGTGATACGGATACGGTTGTTGCATTTTTGAATAAAAAGGTGGAAAATAAAGAAATCGTAGAAATTTTGAATTCTAAATTGCCACCAAGTGCTGTAAAACCAGAAACTTATACATTTTATGGGGCTCAGTTAATGCAATCTGGTGGTGACGGGTATGCAAATGATCCGATTGATAAATTAGTGACTGAAGTTGACAATAAAATGCTTACACAAGACGAACTTAATAATCGTGAGATATTACAAACATCTTCTGGTATGCTATTTGATTTTGAAAAACCATCAAACTCTATTAATAAAGCCGATATAAATAACCCCGCCAAATATGATTCATTCAAAATGACTGCAGATCAATATGCACCCATTGTAATAAAATATTATTTTAAGGACGAACCAGTACCAACCGACTTGCAACCAATATCGGTTAAACCATTAAATAATTCAAAAATATATCATAAATTATTAAATGATAAAGATAAGTTTGACAATGTCGATAAGGGCATTGATATATTTAATATTTACACCAAGACTGCGGTAAGTGATGACAAACGCGCACGCCTATTGCAACATTTGATTTTTGAAGATTTGTTTGAAGCGGACCATATATCAAATGTTATAACTGATGCCAATGTAAATAACTATAATTATGGTGGTATAACAAATGACAAACCAGTAGAAGTTTCGCTAACTGATAAAGCATTGTTAGAACTTTCACAAAAATTGTTAATAGTACCTGGTAAAACGGTTGTCCCTACCTATAATATTGGGAAAAAAATGCATCAGATTGCCGAAGACCTTATAGTGAACCATGGTGTATTAATTGACAAGAGTTTTTATATTGGAACCCCCCCTATTGAAAGTGGTAAAAGAGATGCAGAGTTTAGTTCAGTGATAAATATGATTAATGCATATAAGACGCAAACATCTACTAATTTAAAATCCGGCGTTAAGCAGACCCGGCCATATACACCTGCCTACTTTACAACAAGCACAATACAAAAATCTTTTATAGATGTATTCGATAAGACCACGACGGGATGGATAATAGCATTAAATAAAACGGTACCTTATACAGACCATCTTGATCGTGATAAAGAAAAAGCAATCCCAATTGTGAAATCATTTACTATAAGCACCATGTGTGAATATTTTATGACGAATCGATTTAAATCTTTATTGCCTTTTTTTAAAGAAAAACAGTCCAAAACTCCTATTAACCCGAAACAACCTGGCAAAGCGCTAATTAACCAGAAACAACAGTCCAAAAAACCGACGGAAACTGCCCCAACCATATATTATGACAAAAGTGGTCATAATTATGTGAATGAATTTAAGTATATATTAGACAGTTTAAATACACCGGATAATGATCTTAACCATTATATTAAATTAATCGATATTTACCAAAAAAACATAATAATTAGTCAAGTTCGACTTAAGCATGGCCAACAAGTATGTAATAATCGTCTAATGGAAGGAAAATATATCAACTCGTCACTCGACAAAATGCGAGAAGCAATTAAATACATATTGAGTAAAAAACACGAAAATAGCGATGCACTGTTCCACTCTCCTGATTTTATTGACATTTGCTTACAATCATATTGTCCCACTGGTATAAATTGTTTTAACACTGCGACATCAGCTAACGCGCCCGAATCGTTGATTGATGAAATTTATAAACATCTATATCCAGTTCCTAATGACGATAGTAAAAACAAATTTTATACGGACATCGTGATAAGCGTTCTTTGTGTATTTAATGTTTCGCGTTTAGCCGATAATCCTCCAACCGTGCCATATATCGATATTAATAATTTAAAACAGATTTACTACAATAAAGATAGTGCCTATAGCCAACAATATCCATTATTGTGGGCACTTCATAAATTAAAATTACAAATTGATGATTTAAAGTTGAAACATAGTCCGTTGTTTTATAGAGGATTAATGACGCTTATTGATGCGGCAATAGCTGATTATAAGGACAAACCAGATAACGTATTAACAATAACTCGAGAAAACTCGGGCAGATTTATGGTTGACTTAACGAAATTGATCCAAACAATTGATATACATAATGCTGCAAGTACAATTGGTACGTTGGAATTTTTAGACCAACTCGCAAAGTTCAATTCAGTCAACAATTTGTGTTATAAAAATACAGAGGATGGTACGACGCCTTATTTAGATGATAGTGAGTATGATGACTATGTCACTAACGCAGTACCGATAATCAATGACGCATAATTAGATGGTATACACTTATAATTAAGAGAACTATTGTGAATAATTATATCTGCATTTTATAAATAAAGATATAATTAGAAAGAATGGAAGATATTAATAAATATTATGATGATTTTATAAAAAGTATAAGTCCGGAAACTGTGTCGGCTGAAAGAGCTGCAAGAATAGCGGCAGAGAAGGCAGAACAGGAGGCAGAAGAAGCAAGACTGAAGGCAGAAGCAGAAGAAGCAAGACTGAAGGCAGAAGCAGAAGAAGCAAGAATAGCGGCCGAGAAGGCAGCAGAAGAAGCAAGACTGAAAGCAGACCAGGAGGCAGAAGCAGAAGAAGCACAACGAGTAAAGGCAGCAGAAGCAGAAGCAGCAAGAATAGCGGCCGAGAAGGCAGCAGAAGCAGAAGCAGCAAGAATAGCGGCCGAGAAGGCAGCAGAAGCAGAAGCAGCAAGAATAGCGGCCGAGAAGGCAGCAGAAGAAGCAACAGCAAGAATAGAAGCAGCAGGAGTGAAGGCAGCTGAACTTGCCATCATGAGTTCTGCTGCAGCAGCTGCTGTAGCTATTGATACAATGGAAAAAGCAAAATTAGCAGAAAGAGCAAGAATAGCAGAAGCAGCAGAACAAGCAAGAATAGCAGAAGCAGCAGAACAAGCAAGAATAGCAGAAGCAGCAGAACAAGCAAGAATAGCAGAAGCAGCAGAACAAGCAAGAATAGCAG